GGCGAAATGAAAATTAATCAATGGTTAACAAGCCATAAAATTAATTTTATACCACAGTATTCTCATAACGATATATTTTTATCTAGCGGAAGAAGACCATTTTTTGATTTTGCAATTTTTGATAACTGTGATAATCTATTGTGCCTTATAGAATATCAAGGACCACAACACTATAGTTATAGTGGATATGGATGGGACAATGAAGAAAATTTCAAACAAACCGTAAGACGCGATGAAGAACGCAGAGAGGGTTGTAAGAGGTTAAATATCCCTCTATATGAAATTCCATATTGGGAACTTGATAATGTTGATCAAATATTAGAAAGAATATTGGAAACGATACAGAATGATTATTAATAAAATTTATATATATAAAAGGAGAAAAAACAAATGATTAACAACTTGAATGGAATGTTTGGTAAAGTCGCACCCGGCATGTGCAGACTCTCAATGAACGGGGGTATCGCAGTAAAGACCTCTGGAGGCTACAAGTCTTACAATGTAAAAACGGGCAGACTTACTAACTGCTCAAATTTCGTATTCGACATTGGCGAGGATTTCTTCTTTGTCATTCCCACTAACAAGGTCGAAATTGGTGACATTATTCTCGTAGGTGGAAAACCTAAGTGCGTCATTGAGACTGGCAAGAACAAGATTACCGTAATTAACTATGAAGACTCTACGGTAGACACTATTCTCCCTGAAAGACACGTCTTTATGGGCAATACCTATTTCTATGGCAAAATCGTATCTATGTTTGGTCAGGATATCTTTAATGGCAAAAAAGGCATGAACAAAATTATGAAGTATATGATGATGTATGAAATGATGAAAGGTAGTAATGGTGCTCACAGTGGTGGATTCGGAGCTATGCTTCCTCTTATGATGATGAATGGTGGAACAAGTGATATGTTCGGTGGTCTTTTCAACTTTGATGACGATGAAGATTCTGCTGAAGTAGTTGTTGAAGACATTGATGAAACGGAGGATGATGAGTAATGGGTGGCGGAAGTTGGACAACGTCAAGTTTTACAAGTTATTGCACAACAACAAGAGGTATTGATAAAAGTGCCATTTCCCTTGATGGAAGCATTACGGCAACAATGTCTTCGCAGGAAATGTTCAAAGCAAAAACCATTGATAACGCTCTGAACCCGTATAATATCATGAGAGAATGTATTGATACGGAAGAGCACCCTAATACAATTCCTGTAATTCTTGCGCTTGATGTTACTGGTAGTATGGGCAAAGCAGCGGTTGAAGTGGCTAAAAAGCTCAATGTGGTGATGACGAACTTGTATGACAAGGTTACTGATGTTGAGTTTTTGATTATGGGCATTGGTGATTTAGCTTGTGATAGATGTCCGGTTCAAATTTCACAGTTTGAATCTGATATTCGCATTGCTGAGCAGATGGACAAAGTATATTTTGAATACGGTGGCGGCGGCAACGCATATGAATCATATACAGCGGCATGGTATATGGGGGCAAGACATACTAAATTGGATTGTTGGAATAGAGGCAAGAAGGGCATTATCATCACAATGGGTGACGAACGCATTAACCCCTATCTGCCCCACGAACGGCTCAATTCTGTAACTGGAGATAGAATACAAGCAGATATCGATTCGAAATCTCTGTTTGATGAAGTAAGTGAGAAGTACGATATTTATCACTTGGATGTTGACCATGGTTATAGATGGGATTCTGGAATTGACGCTTCTTGGCAGTCTATTTTGGATACGGAACATTACAAAAAGGTAACGCTTGAAACTATTGCAGACACGATTGTAGATATCATTGTAAAGGCGTCTGAATCTATGAGTGATGTCGTTGTGTCAATAAATAATAACGGAGAAATTTGCTGGTAATATGACAAACATAAAGGTTGTAATCGGTGCTAATTTTGGCGATGAAGGTAAGGGATTGATGACGGATTATTTCTGTCATCAATCAACTTCACAAGGGAAAAATTGTATAGTTGTTATGAGTAATGGTGGAGCACAAAGAGGCCATACTGTTACAACACCAAACGGTGAAAAATTTATATTTAAGCATTTTAGTTCTGGAACATTAGCCGGAGCAAGCACATACTGCATGGAAGATTATATACTTAACCCTATGAGTTTTGTCAAAGAGTACAACGAATTGTGGAGCATTGGTTACAAGCCATTTATGTATATTCATCCAAATTGCAGATGGACTACTCCTTATGACATGTTTATTAATCAGATTGGAGAAGAAGTTCGAGACAATAAAAAGCATGGCAGTTGTGGAATGGGTATATGGGAGACTGTATATAGATATGCGCAAAAACCGTGCGTATTCACATTGAATGAGTTTGCAAACCTATCTTACGATACACAAGTATCGTATTTGAAAAGCCTTAGGGATTCTTATATGATGGACAGACTTAAAGAACACGGGATTACAAGCATTCCGTGTGAATGGAAGGAAATTGTATACTCTAAAGTTCTGATCGATAATTTTATTGCAGATGTTAAATATATGTGTTTGCATACGGCGACTGCTCCATATGCGTTCTTAAAGAAATTTAACAATGTTGTGTTCGAAAATGGTCAAGGACTTCTTCTCGACCAAAATATGACGTTCTATGGAGATAATACCACTCCAAGCAACACGGGCATTACAAATCCTCTTAAGGTGATTAATGGTGTATTTGATAAGGCGAATCTTGAGGTGTGTTATGTAAGTCGAACTTATATGACAAGGCATGGTGCCGGCAGATTTGAAACAGAATGTGGCAAGGACTGCATTAATTCAATGATGATTGATGAAAGCAACCCTACTAATGAGTTTCAAGGCAACTTGCGTTATGGTGAGCTCATTCCAGAACAATTGCTGAATCGTGTACACAATGATATCAATAAGAGTGATTTGAAAAAATTTAATGCCATTACATCTATTGCAATTACTCACACAAACGAAAAGCAGTTTGATTATTCGGTATTGCAAAGAGGTTTTATAAACAATATTTATTTGTCTGATAGACGAGACAGAGAGTCAGTAACAATTTTTAAATAATAGGAGAACAGAATTATGAATATTACAATTGAAAAAAGAGACTTGTTTACGGTGCCTCAGGGCTATTATCTGGCACACTGCATTAGTGCCGACTTTGCTCTCGGTGCCGGTATTGCGAAGAAGTTTGATGAAGTTTACAACATGAGATTTAAGCTCTTTAAGAACTATGATAATTATGCATACGAGGGTGGAGACGCACTTCCGATTGATAATGTGTTCAATCTTGTCACGAAGCCGAAGTGTTATCATAAACCTAGATATGAAGCCGTAAGAGAAGCACTTGAAGTGATGAAAGAAATTATGGTAAACCTTGACGCAACTAAGTTGGCAATGCCGAAAATCGGTTGTGGTCTTGATCGCCTTCAGTGGGACGATGTTTACGATATTATTTGTGAAGTGTTCGAAGATACAGACGTTGAGATTTTGATTTGTGAACTTTAATAGGAGGACATCATGGAAGTACGGCCCACTTATCTCGTTATGACAACGGCACAAAATAACAATAAATATTACAACATTTTTCCGGAAGGCGATAGATGTAGAGTGGAGTATGGACGCATTGACGCAACTAAAACAACGGTATACTATCCAATCTCTAAATTCGAATCACAAATCAAAGCAAAGTTAAAAAAAGGATACGTGGATGTAACAGATCTTCGGAAAGACTTGGTAGAGGAAATTTCTTCTACCAATCCCGAAAGTCCTTATAGAGAAATTGAAAACGAAGCCGTAAGACTAATCGTTGAAAAGTTGCAAAGTCTTGCTCGTGAGACGGTTCGCAAGAACTATACTGTTAAGGCGTCTGCTGTAACCAAGGATATGGTTGACGCCGCACAGAAAATTATCGACGAACTTGCTAATAATAGTGCGACTGTGGAAGAGTTTAATGCCAATCTACTTAAGTTGTTTACAGTTATTCCTCGTAGAATGGGTGATGTACGGTGTTATTTGGCTAGTAATACGGATGACTTTTCGAAGATTATTACTAAGGAGCAGGATCTGCTCGATGTAATGCGTGGACAGATTTATGTCAAGCCGGATATTGAACCTGTTGAAACGAATGAAAAGAAACAACAGACTATCTTGGAGGAACTTAGCCTTGTGATGGAAGAGGCGACGAAAGATGATGTAGCTCTGATTAAGACACTAATGAACGAGTCTGTTGATAAGTTTAGAAAGGCTTGGAGAGTTACTAACCTCAAGACCCAAGAGCGCTTTGATAAGTTTGTTAATGAAAACGATATCAAGGACACTAGACTGTTATTCCACGGTAGCCGTAGCGAGAACTGGTTTTCAATTATCAAAACCGGGCTTATGATTCGTCCTAGTAATGCCGTATACACAGGATCGATGTTTAGCGATGGCATCTATTTCGCCCCTAAGTGTCAAAAATCCATTGGATATACATCTTTGTCAGGAGCGTATTGGACACATGGTGGTAATAACACGGCCTACATGGCGTTGTTTGAAGTTGCATATGGAACACCTTATGTTATTTATCAGCACGACAGTAGTTGTTATCACTTGAATTATGATGTGCTTCAGAAGAAAACACCCAAATGTAATTGTTTGCATGCAAAAGCAGACAAGGGTATGTTGAGAAATGACGAGATTGTATTTTATAGAAATGACCAAATGACTATTAAGTATCTGATTGAAATTGGAAATTAAGGAGATTAACATGAATTTTCATAGTTATGACTGGATAATGAAGCGAATGTGGGATCATTACAATGACGCTATCACACAATATCCCAAAGAGAGAATTGTCGGCGTGTACTGCCAAGGGGCAGGCAACTATGGCCTCGATTATAATGAGTCAGACGTCGATACAAAGTGCGTATTAGCACCATCTCTTAAAGAACTTGCAGAAAGCAAGATGACTAGTACCACATACGTCAGAGAGAATGATGAACATATCGACTTTAAGGATATTAGAATTTTACTTGAAACATTCAAGAAGTCAAATCTTAATTTTCTTGAAATCCTATATACAAAATATTATATTATCAATCCCATCTATGAAGAGGAATGGAATAAACTTGTTGAGGCAAGGGATTCCATTGTTTCGATGAATTTGCCGTCTTTGATTAAATCAATGAAGGGTATTGCGGGTGAAAAGTATCACGCGATGGAGCATAAGTACCCTTCGAGAATGCATGTAATTGACAAATGGGGCTATGACGTAAAACAATTGCACCATCTGTTTAGAATTAAAGAATTTATGCATAGATGGGTAAATGGTTGTTCTTTTGGCGATTGCCTAATTTCTGCTGAACCAGACTGGCTTATCGATGTTAAGAAGGGCAAATATAATCTTGATGACGCAAGATGCCTGGGTAAGGAAACTATGGACAATATTCAAAAAATGTACAATGACTATCTTAAAACCTGCAACAACACTGTTGACGAAACCGTATATGCACTTTTTGAAGAAGTGGCATATAACATTATCAAAATAGGAATTACAAAAGAATTGGAGATTAACAAATGAATAGACCAAAACTGATAATTTTGTGTGGAATTCCGGGTTCTGGAAAGACCACATATGCAAAAAATTACATTCAACACAATTCAAATGCTGTCCATTTAAGTTCGGACGAAATTCGTAAAGAACTTTACGGTGATGAAAGCGTACAGGGAAATCCAGTTGATGTGTTCTCTTTGATGCAAAATAGAGCTATCGTGGCGCTTAATGACGGTCATGATGTGTTGTATGACGCAACCAATGTCACCCGAAAGGATAGAATGGGTATTATTGGAGCGTGTCCAAAGTTTGCTAAGATTGAGTGTCATATTGCTTGGGCACCTATTGAGGTTTGTATTGAAAGGGACTCTGAGAGAGAACGTACTGTTGGCAAGGAAGTTATTGACCGAATGCTTAAACGATTCCATGCCCCTTATTATGATGAAGGTATTGACGAAATTCAGATTGTTAAACCAAAAGATTTTAATGCATATGACTATGCAAATTCCACTTGTTCGAGTATGCAGATTTCCCATGATAATCCTCACCATACATTAAATGTATTTGACCATTGTTTGGAGGCAAACAAATATATTGTTAATAAGATTGGTGTGTATTCTAGTGATATTGGGTTTGCGGCATTCTATCATGATGTTGGTAAACCATATGTCAAGGCATTCGTAGATAATAAAGGCAATCCTTGTGAAACTGCACATTATTATCAGCATCAATGTGTAGGAGCATGGGTGTCGTATGGTATGCAATATGTTACTCCGTATATTGCTTGGCTTATTAGCACACATATGGATCCTTTTATGAACACCAAGTATTACAACAATCTACCTCCGTGCTTGAAGAAACAGATAGATTTGCTTCACGAAGCAGATTTAAACGCTCATTAAACCATACAAAATGATTGAGGTGATAAAATGACAATTAATGAAATTAAAACTCTAATACAAACGCCGGAATATAATTTCCTTAGAACCAACGAGCATCTCGGTCCCAATATCATTCTTCTTACTCTTGGTGGAAGTCATGCATATGGAACTAATGTGGAAGGGTCTGATGTTGATATCCGTGGCTGTGCATTAAATGCAAAAGATGAAATCTTAACAAATAAGAATTTTGAGCAGTTCGTCAACGAGGATACTGATACTACAATTTATAGTTTTAATAAATTGATTTCCCTTCTGACAAATGTGAATCCAAATACAATTGAACTATTAGGTTGCAAGCCAGAACATTATATCTACCTCTCTCCGATAGGTAAGGAATTACTTGATCATCGTCATTTATTCCTTTCAAAGCGTTGTGTTCATTCATTTGGAGGTTATGCTAATGCTCAATTACGTCGTCTCGACAATAAGGCTGCAAGATTGGTATCTCAAACGGAGCAGGAACGTCATATTCTGAATAGCATTGAAAACGCATCCTATGATTTCAAGACCAGATACTTCACATACGATGACGACGCAATTAAACTCTATATCGACAAGTCTGAGTCGGAAGAGTACGAGAGTGAAATCTTTATGGATGTCAATCTCAAGCATTATCCTCTTAGAGATTATAAGTGTATGTGGTCTGTAATGAACAATATTGTCAAAGAATACGGCAAGATTGGTAAACGCAATCAGAATGCCATCGAACACGGCAAGCTGTCGAAGCACATGATGCATTTGGTTCGTCTTTATCTGATGTGCCTTGATATTCTTAACAATGGAGAAATTATTACATACAGAGAAAAAGATCATGATTTCCTTATGGATATTCGTAATGGTAAATATCTTGACGAAAATAGACAACCAATCCCAGAATTTTTTGAGATTGTAGATGAGCTAGAAGCAAGACTCGACAAGGCAAAGCAGACAACAGAGTTACCAGATAACCCGGATTACAACAAAATTAACGAGTTCGTGGCGTCTGTTAATGAGAGAATTGTTAAAGGTGAGATATAATTATTAACAAATTGTAAATAACTTCAGTAATATATTGACAAATTTGAAAATATCAGTATAATAGAATTACAATCCAAAATGATTGAATGAAACAAAAAAAGGAGAAACAAAAAAGATGAACGGATTGACACAAAAACAGGTAGTTGAAAGCAGATGGAAGCATGGTAGCAACAAATTGCCTGAACCAAAACAAAAGAAGTGGTACGATTTTGCCAAAGAAGCACTGAGCGAAAAGATTACACTAATTCTAATCGCAATCACGGTACTGCAGTTAGCACTAGCGGCGCTCGGTGTAATGGAATGTTCTGAACCTCTGATGATTATGCTGGTTCTGGCAATTGTCACAGGTATTGCAATCAGAACAGGTCTTGGTGTACAAAAATCAGCCACAGAATTGCGACTCAAGACATCGGTAAGATATTGTGATGTTATTCGAGATGGAAAAGTACAAACGATCAACAAAGACGACCTTGTAGTTGGAGATGTTGTTTGTATCGGTATGGGTCAGGAAATTTTTGCAGATGGTTACATCGTCGAAGGAAAGGTTAGTGTAAACAACGCAGCCATTAACGGTGAAACGAAAGAATGCCGTAAAACTCCTGTCAAAGACTATATACACACAAAAACAACTTCAACTGACGCATACACGAATCAGAACTGTTTGTTTGCAGGAACAAGTGTAATGTCCGGTGAAGGTAAAATGATAGTCACGGATGTTGGCGTTAATACTGTAAACGGTGACACACTTGTTAAAATGCAGACATTGGAAGCTCCAAAGACTGCACTCACCATTGCGCTCGATAAGCTGAGTGAATTCATTTCGAAATGGGGAACAATTGCAGCAGTCATTACATTTTTTGTATTGACAATCACGGGCATTTTGGAAGTTGGATTTTCTCAGTATTTTACAGGAAATGTTCTGGAACTTATTCAGAAGTTCGCTTCAAATTTCTCTGTCGCGCTTACGATTGTCGTTGCCGCAGTACCAGAAGGACTGCCGTTGATTGTTAAGCTTGTTACAAAGCAGAACGTTAAAACAATGGAAAAGTTTAATATTCTTGCTAAAAACCCCGGCAAAATTCCCGAACTTGCATATGTTAATTTGATTTGCACTGATAAAACTGGCACACTGACAACTGGTATTATGTCTCCGAAAACAATCGTTGATTATAACGGAAACGAAATTGAACAAAACACCATGTTGCTTGATTTTCTAAAAATCAATATTATTCTTAACAATAGCGCCGTCTTTGATTCAAATGACTGTATCACTGGTGGCAACTCAATCGATAGAGCAGTGCTATCATTGGTAACATCCAAAGAGGCACATGATATTGTTGCAGAATATGGCATACTTGATAAACAGGTATTCAATAGTGTCAACAAATATTCTGCTTGCACCAACGAGGAAGAAGTTACATATTACAAAGGTGCTCCAGAAAAGATTATCACTGCTTGCAGTTCTGCAATGACAAGTGACGGTTCCATTGTAAGTTTTGCAAACAAAGACGAACTTAATGCAAAAATCAAAGAGTTTACGACAAACTCAATCAGATGCATTGCACTTGGTATTGCAAACGGAAAGCTCGTTGAAAATGAACTTCCTAATGATATGACTTTCTTGGGTATCATTGGTGTGGTTGACCCTGTAAGAAAAGAAGTTCCTGAGGCAGTTCGTGTTGCACACGAAGCGGGTATTCAGGTAATTGAAATCACCGGTGACTGCATTGAAACAGCAATTGCGGTTGCAAAAGAATGTGGAATTTACAAAGATGGAGATGTTGCATTGACAAACGATGAGTTTGAAAAAATGTCAGACGACGAAGTCAAAGAAATCATTCCTCGTCTCAGAGTAATTTCCAGATGTTCCCCTAATACAAAGTTAAGATTGGTTACTTTGGCTCAAGAACTTGGTATGTCGGTCGCAATGACTGGTGACGGTGTAAATGACTCCCCCGCCTTGAAGAGAGCAGATGTTGGATTTGGTATGCAGAGTGGTAGTGATGTTGCGAAAGAAGCATCCGATATCATTCTTACCGATGATAACTTCGCATCCGTTGTAAAAGCTGTGGAGCTTGGTAGAACATTTATGCACAATATCATGATGTTCCTTGAATTTCAGTTGCCTATCAATATTTCTCTTCTTGTACTCAGTATGATTTTCCCAATGCTGACAGGTGGTTTGGCAGTGTTGGCTTCGGTACAAATCCTTCTTGTCAACATTATTATGGACTCTCTTAACTCACTGTCATTTGGTGGCGAGCCTCCCAAAGAAGAATATATGCACGAACAACCTATCAAAAAAGGTTCTGGACTCTTCATCCGTGGTGCGAAATGTAAAATTGCATGCAGTGCCATTGCTTTTCTTATCGCATACTCCATCTTAATTTTCGCAATTCCTAATACATTGTTTACTGATGAAACAAGTAAACTTACCGCTCGCTTTGCTTTGCTCTGTTTCATGGCAGTGCTTAATGGTTTTAATATTAGAACCGAACATATTAACCTGTTTACAGGTCTTAGCAAAAACAAACTGTTTAGCAAGATCGCAATTGGTATCATGCTTGGCGTAGTCTTTGTATGTACTCTTGCTGGTGATTTTATGAAAGTTTGTGCCCTTACCCCCATGCAGTGGGCAGTAGTTATCGGATTGTCGTTCATCGTAATCCCGATTGATATTATGAGAAAAACTTTAATTAATAAAAGGAGATAAAAGAATATGTCTATTAGCTTGGTAAAAGGTCAGAAGATTGATCTGACGAAAGGAAACAGCGGCTTGGTTAATGTTGCATTTGGGCTTGGTTGGGACACCAATAAGTATGATGGCAACAATGAATTTGATTTGGATGTATCGGTATTTCTTACCGATGCGTCAGGCAAAGTGACCGGCGAACACGATTTCATTTTCTATAATCAGCCCACACATCCTAGTGGTGCAGTCGATTATTCTGGTGACAACAGAAGTGGTGTTGGTGACGGTGATGATGAAACCATTAAGGTTGATTTGTCTAAAGTGCCAACCAATATCTCAAAGATTAGTTTTGCAGCAACGATTTATGACGCAGAAACAAGACTTCAGAATTTTGGCATGGTGGACAATTCTTATATTCGAGCATATAACATTACCACAAACGAAGAACTGTTTAAGTATGAGTTGAATGAAGATTTTTCGCTGGAAACTGGCATTGTTGCTGGCGAACTGTACAGACATAATGGTGAATGGAAGTTTGCTGCTGTTGGTTCTGGTTATGCAGGTGGCTTGAGCACCATTGGTCGTAATTTTGGTTTGAATATTTAATAGGGAGGAAGTAAATATGTCTATTAGTTTATCAAAGGGTCAGAAAATCAGTTTGTCTAAAGAAGTGAATGGGCTGAGCAAAGTCGTCGTTGGTCTTGGTTGGGATGCTGTAAAAAGAGGAATCTTCGGTTATCAGCCTAACATTGACTGTGACGCTTCGGCAATTATTCTTGATGAAAATGAAAAGTTGATAGATTGTGTGTATTACGGACACACTTATTCTCTGGATGGTAAGGTTCGTCATACTGGAGACAATCTCACGGGAGATGGAGATGGGGATGACGAACAGATTATTGTCAGCCTTTCCGATATGCCGTCCAAAGTAAAAAAGATTGTGTTTGTCGTTAATATTTATGCTTGTGAATCAAGAAAACAGGATTTTGGCATGATTAAGAATGCATTCATTCGTTTGGTTGATGCTTCTACACACAAAGAAATTTGTAAGTACAATCTATCAGATAATTATGATGGTAAAACAGCAATGATTTTTGCAGAAGTATACAATCATAATAATGAATGGAAATTCAACGCTGTCGGTCAAGGTACGACTGATACTAGTATTTCCTCGATGACAAGAAAATATAGATAAGGAGAATAAAATGTCTGTAAGTTTAAACAAAGGTCAGAGGGTGAGCCTTACAAAAGGCAACCCCTCTCTTGATAAGGTTCTTATTGGTTTGGGTTGGGATATTAATCACTATGACGGCGAAGCAAATTTTGATTTGGACGCGTCAATTTTCATGCTTAAGCACAATGGCAAGGTAGGCAATGATAATGATTTTGTCTTTTATGGTAATTTAACACATCCGAGCAAAAGTGTGATTCACACCGGAGATAATCGTACTGGCGAAGGTGACGGAGACGACGAGGTGATCAAAATCGAATTGTCAAAAATTCCTGATGGTTATGAACGATTGGTTGCAGTTATTACAATTTATGACGCAGAGCATAGACTTCAAAACTTCGGAATGATTTCTAATGCCTATATTCGACTTGTTGACGAGAATAACAACGAAGAAATTTTGCGCTATGATTTGAGTGAGGATTTCTCCACACAAACAGCATTGGTCGTTGGAGAAATTTATAAGCACAATAGTCAGTGGCAATTCAAAGCAATTGGCAGTGGATATAATGGTGGCTTAGCAAAACTGTGTGCCACATATGGAATTGACGCAGAATAAGGAGTAAATGTATGACTGTTGTTGGAATTTTAATTGGAGTTTTACTCATTGTACTTGTTTTTCTTTTGATTTTTAATAAGCCGTTTTTGCAACAGTTGCTTGTTAAATTTAGAGGAAGAACAGATGAAATTATGAGGCAAGATGCCTCAACGCCAGAGGGTGCGAAAGATTATTATAATGCGGCCATTCGTGAGAAAGAAGAATTTTACAACAGAGCGTCTGCTACTTATGCTGATATTTCTGGTAAAGTGGATACCACTGAAAAAGATTTGTATCAAGTAAAAAAAGATGTTATGAAGACCAAACAGCAATTAAACTTGTGTGTTGATGGTAGTAATGATGAAGACGCACTGTATTATGCAAATAGATTGGTGACACTGGAAAGCAAAATTGAAGTTCTTCAGGACACAATTGCCGAAATGAAAGAAGCGCAGAAGCATCAAAAAGAAGTGAGAGATCAGGCGGCAGTGGAGTTGAGAAAACTTCGAGAAGAAAAAGAACAAGTTGTATTTCAGCTTGAGGCAGATCACCAAATGATTGAACTTCACCAATCTCTTGACAATCTTGCACTTAACAGTGAAAGCGATCGAATGCTGGAACGTGTTCGTGAAGGTGCAAAGAAAACAAGAGAAAGAGCAAAGGGTAGTAAGATCGCATATGATACGAGTGCTCAGGCCGCAGAGAACAGAATGAGACAGTCGGAGCAAAACAGAGAAGCACAACGTGTTGTTGACGAACTAAAGAGACAAAGAGGTAACAAATGATATATTTGAGTTTAACATCGTTTGCTATTACTCTTGTGATTGTTTTTGTTCTTGGTGTGGTTGTGGCGTCAAGAAGACGCAAACGATAAGATAGGAGAGATGTAAATGAATCCCGTATTTTTATTATTAGTTTTTCTTGGTGTATGTCTGCTGTGGTTTTTGTGTGCATTTTTGTACAGACCAATTGGTAAATTTTTCAGCAGATTATTTATTGATGCAAAAGAAGCAATGTTTGAAGAGAATAAAGAAAAGGAGCAATAATATGAAAAAAGGTTTGGTTGGTGGTATTGTCTTGGCGGTAATTCTTGTTTTGGCAATTGTAATGGTGTTTATGTGCACTGCAAAAATAGACGCTGGTTATGCAGGTGTTGTCTACAATATGCGAGGTGGCATTGAAGAAAAAACATTGTCACAGGGTTGGCATGTGGTTTCCCCTACAAAAAAAGTAACTACATATTCCATTGGGCTTGAACAATCTTATTTAACAGCAGATAACAAAGGCGACTCAAAGACAGATGAAAGTTTTAGCATTCCTACATCTGATGGCAAAACAGTGAAAGTGGATCTTGAGTTTTCGTATAAATTTGATGCTGAAAGACTAACAGAAACATTTACGTTATTTAAGGGTCGTTCAGGAGAGGAAATTAAAAATACTTTTATCAAACCCAAGGTGGTTGCATGGACACAGGAAGTATCTGCGAATTATCCCGTAACAGATATTTTTGGCGATAAACGAACACAAATTAATGCAGAACTTGATGTATATCTCCGAGAAAAGTTTGCTGCTTATGGAATTATTATTGATACTGTTAACTTTACTAACATTTCTGTGGACGAGGAAACCGCACAGGCGATTCAGAAAAAAGTTACGGCACAACAGGAACTTGAACTTGCAGAGATTGAGGCGAAAACTGCTTTGATTCAGGCTCAGAAAGACAAAGAAGTTGCTTTGAAACAAGCAGAGGCTGAAAAAGAAGTCGCTCGCATTAATGCAGAACAGGCGATTATCAAAGCAGAAGCTGAAGCAGAGGCAAAGAGAATTGCTGCTGAAGCAGAGGCAGAAGCTAACAAGAAGATTTCTGAGTCGATTACAGACAAACTTATTGAAAAAACATATGCCGATAACTGGGATGGCAAATTGCCGGAGGTTGTTGGTAGTGACACAACCATTCTTAAAGGAATCGGTTAAAATGAAATTTATGCCCTTGCGATTTTCGTGAGGGCATAATGATAATGTAGTAAGGTAAAAGAAAGAGGAGTTTGGTTATGAATTTTTTTAAGAGATTCTTTGGACATCTTAAAACAATCATCAAACACAAATTTTGGGTTTGGTATTATATGTGCAAATGTGGTCGTGGTTGGCAAGGTTTGTGGCATGATATGTCTAAATTTTCTCCAGTTGAATTCTGGGAAGGTGTAAAATATTATAGTGGAACTCGATCACCCATTGACGCATGTAAGGAAGAAAATGGAGTGTCTATGGCTTGGATGCACCATAAGGGTCGTAATCCGCATCACTATGAATATTGGCAAGATAACTTTGACAAAGGTGGGCATCCAGTTGAAATGCCTTGGAAATATAAAGTAGAAATGCTTTGTGATTATCTTGGTGCAGCAAGAGCCTATATGGGAAAGAATTTTTCATATGATGCAGAATATAAGTGGTGGACTAATAAAATAAAACTTCCTCGTGCAATGCACGAAAACGATAAAGACTATATTGAAATTATTCTTTATTGCTTAAAAGTTGACGAAGAATGCGGTTTTAAGACAATGTTTAAGAATATTTGCCAACATCAAAAGAAATGAAAGGAAAAAGAAAAAATGATGAAACTTAGCCCTATTATTACGCATTTGACGGATACAGATTTATATAAGTTTACAATGGGACAGGTAATGTTTCATAAACATACTAATTTAAATGGTGTTTATCTTTTCAAATGTCGTAATAAAGATGTTGAATTTACTCCTGAAATGGTTGATGAAATCAATGCACAGATTGACCACTTTTGTACACTTACATTTACCGACGAAGAACTTGATTATCTAAATTCACTTCGGTTTATTAAATCTGACTATGTGGAATTCCTTCGTCTCTGGCGCCCTCTTCGTAGATATGTCACTTGTCACGGCAACCCAGACGGCACGCTCAATCTTCAAGTTGATGGACCACTGTTTTCCGTAATGCAGTTTGAAATCTATCTTCTTGAAATTGTGAATGAAGTATATTTTAGAATGAAATATGATTATGATGAACTTCTGGATTCTGCGGTTATAAAACTCTTTCATAAAATGCATAATATTAACACAGGAAAATATACATTTAATTTTGCGGAATTTGGTTGCCGTAGAAGATTAAGTAGAGAGTTCCAAGATTTTGCGGTCGAACGTCTTCTTTTAACGGGCAAGTGTGTTGGTACTTCTAATGTATATCTTGCAATGAAGTATGGGTGCAAGCCTATTGGTACATATGCTCACGAATATGTACAAATGTTTCAAGGTATTCCTGGTGTAACTCTTGCATATACAAATAAGATGGCAATGGATGAATGGTTCGATGAATATCAAGGAGATCTCGGCACTGCACTTACTGACACACTTGGCACAGACTTGTTTCTTATGGACTTTAATAGACTTCAAGCAACTTGTTATACTGGTGTAAGACATGATAGTGGTGATCCGATTGAGTGGGGAGAAAAATTGATTGCTCATTACGAAAAACTTGGAATCGATCCTAAAACGAAAACATTACTGTTTAGCGACGGTCTGGATTTTGACAAGGCACAGAGTATTTATGATGTACTTAAAGACAGAATCAATGTAAGTTTTGGGATTGGTACTTATTTAAGTAACGATACTAATGTCAACCCTATCAATATTGTTATTAAATTGCAATATGTTAATGGACATCCAGTTGCAAAATTGAGTGATGTGCCCGGCAAAACCATGTGCCAAAACAATGACTACATCACATATTTGAAAAATGCAGTTGATTATAGAATCAAGGAAGGTATTTGATATGAAATTAAATGCAACTATAAGTCTAACGCCAGTGCAAGTTATGGAAATCATTTGCAATTATTTAAGCGCAAATAATATAAAGAACGTTAGTCATCAAGACATAACTTTTGTTATAAAAGAAGTTGAACGAGAAGACCAGAGAGACCCGTTTAAGGTTACTGAACTTACTGAGGTGCAGATAAAAAATATCAAGATTGGAGAATAATATGAAAACTTTAATTGTAATAGATATGCAGAATGATTTCTTGACAGGTACACTTGCAAATCCATACGCACAAGCAATCATTCCAAATGTCAAAAAGAAGATTGATGAATATTTAGCTCGTGGTGATGAAGTAATTTTTACAAGAGACACGCATAAATTTAATTATTTAGAAACTAACGAGGGCAAACACCTTCCGATTGAACATTGTGTACACGGAACATATGGCTGGCTTGTTGTGGATGAATTGTCGCACCCAGAATGTCGCCATATTAACAAAACCACCTTCGGTTATCGTTATTGGGAGTATGAGGGCGATTTTGAAAACATTGAGCTCGTGGGTACTTGTACAAGCATCTGCGTAGTATCAAACGCGATTATGCTTAAAGCACAGTTCCCAGACGCAAACATCACTGTAGACGCAAGTTGCTGTGCTTGTGTAACTCCAGAGAGTCATAGACACGCACTCGAAGTCATGAAAATGTGTCAGATTAATGTGATTGGAGAATAATATGACGCCAGAGTATTTGAAAGAACAAAAAGAAAAATATCAAGAAAAAGCAGATTATTTTAAACGACTTGGTTTTGATAATTTGGCTGCAGATTTTACAGAAGTTGTTGTTTTAATTGCAGATTTTATTAAGGAGCTTGAAAATGGAAAAACTTGACGCATATGCACGCATTAAATTTCTTACTAAAGAACTCAATAGACATACAGAATTGTATGACAAAGGTATTCCAGAAATCTCTGATAAAGAATGGGACGATAAGTATTTTGAACTTGTCGAATTGGAACACACATGGGGATATACTATGCCTGACTCACCAACTCAAAAAGTAAACTATACTGTCGTTAATGAACTGCCGAAGGTTAAGCACAACCATTCTATGCTATCTCTGGACAAGACAAAGGATATTGAAGAGATCAAATCTTTTGTTGGAGACAAAGATTGGATTGCTATGTTAAAGATGGACGGTTTAACATGTTCGCTTTTGTATGAAAATGGTAGGCTGGTAAGAGCAGAAACACGAGGGGATGGTGAGATTGGTGAGGATATTACTCACAATGCAATGGTTATTCCTTCGATTCCAAAGAAAATTCCGTATACTGATAGGCTTGTAGTTGACGGCGAAATCATTTGTAAACTTGACGACTTTAAGGAATTTGAAAGCGAATATAAGAATGCTAGAAACTTCGCTTCTGGAAGCATTAGACTTCTTGATAGCAACGAATGCGCCAAGAGAAAATTGACATTTGTGGCGTGGGATGTGATTGGAAACCCTAAGTCAAATAGTCTGCGTGCAGTATTGGCTTGGCTCAGAAATCTTTCCTTTACTGTCGTTCCGCTTTTAAGAGGTTTATATCATGTTGTTGAGGATACAATGTGCCTAAAACAGGTTGCAGAAGATTATAGTTATCCAATTGACGGACTGGTGTTTAAGTTAGATAACCCTGTTGAATATGAATTAATGGGTAGAACGGATCACCACTTCTGCGGAGGATTAGCTTATAAATTCTACGACGAACTTTACGAAACGAAACTGCTTGATATTGAATGGACAATGGGCAAAACAAACACTCTTACTCCTACGGCAATTTTTGAAACAGTTAATATTGACGGTACTGATGTTAGTAAAGCTTCCCTCCATAACATTTCTATTATTAAGAAGTTAGGACTCACGAATAATTGTACCGTGAAAGTGTATAAAGCCAACCAAATCATTCCTCAGATTGATTCTTGCCTCCAGGATGGCGATTCTCCTATAACTTATCCTAAGCAATGCCCAGTTTGTGGTGGTAAAACTGAAGTCGTGAAAGAGAATGAGTCCGAAGTACTTATGTGCAAAAACATCAACTGCTTAGGCAAATTATTGGGTAGATTGAAGTTCTTTGTATCCAAGCCCGCAATGGATATCGAAGGGTTAAGCGAGGCGACTCTTGAAAAGTTTATCGAACTTGGTTGGCTGACTAAGTTTGTTGACATTTACTATTTGGATGTCAACAAAGCAGATATGATTAAGCTTGATGGATTTGGAGACAAGTCAGTAAATAAATTGCTTGAATCAATTGAAAAGAGCAGGGATGTAAAACTTGAAAACTTTATATGTGCTTTGTCTATTGACGGAGTAGGTAAATCTGCTTCCAAAACTATTGCGGAAGCATTTAACGGTGATTTTGAGCAATTACTTAGTGCTTTTAAGAACGGATACAATTGGTCAGACTTACAGGATATTGGTGATAAGACGTGTGCAAATATTACTAAGTATTTCATTGACAATGAGGCAGAAATCGTTGATTTAGCGTCGGAGATGAAGTTTGTTGTGCCGACGAAGACTGTGACGAAACAGAATCCATTCAGTGGAAAAATACTATGCGTGACAGGAAAACTTACCCATTTTACAAGAGATAGTATTAACACAAAAATTGTTGAACTCGGCGCAAAAACAACCGGATCAGTCAGTAAAAATACAAATTATTTAATCACAAACGAACAAAGTGGTAGCAGTAAATATAAAAAAGCGATTGAGTTAAATATACCTATTATTACAGAAAATGAATTTTTAATGATGATTGGAGATTAATACGATGAGCAATGCAACTGTATTTGAAGCAAAAGTAAAACAAAGAGCAGATGGTGTATATGACCTTTATATAAATGGTCAATGGATTGTATCCAGAGGACACTATGAAAACATCTTGGATGAAATCAGAAAAGAAATTCAACGTATTGATAGCATGACAAAAGAATAAAACATTAAAATGGTAGTTGCAATTGTAAACAAATTGTAAACTACCATTTTTATTTATTGACAATTGGTAATAATATGCTATAATATATACAGTACAAAATGATTATGTTTGTAATTATAGACAAAAATGCTAGTTTTGTCTATATATTTAAACATTGTACAATACAGAATGATTACAGAAAGGTGATTTATTTAATGACAGAATCAATTAAACTGTTAGAACTATTCAGTGGAATTCAAAGCCAAGAACGAGCAATTCGGCAATTAAATATTCCATACGAAAGTGTTGGCGTATGTGATTGTGATAAAGATGTTCTTGTGTCATCTGCTGCGATGAGATTTGACCTTGAAAGGGAAATTGAAAGTTATAATTTTCCTAGTGCAGAAATTATGATAAAAGAACTTCAAGAAAAGAATATAGGATATGATTTTGAGAAATCAAAACATACTATTACAAACAGAACACCCATCCCTAAACTGAAACAATATTACATTAGTGACAAACTCCTGAAGAATTTGGGTGACATATCAAAAGTTGAACGCTTGCCTCGTGCAAATTTTGTTACATATAGTAGTCCATGTCAGTCATTTTCTGTTGCTGGAAAGTTGGCTGGAGCGGCAAAGACTTGTACTAAGTGTGGTCACAAATGGGATATCGACTTTAGCAATCCCGACTACAATTACAAGTGTCCAGTATGTGGTAATGCTTCTCTTGAAAGCACGACTTCTGGTTTGCTCCAAGAAGTGCAGAGATTGCTTTCTGTAGCATATGAGGAAAATGAGTTGCCTGAATATTTAATGCTTGAAAATGTCAAGAATTTGGTGCAGAAGAAGTTTATTGGACAGTTTGAAGCATGGGTTCGTTGGCTTGATAGTGTTGGATATAACACATATTGGAAGGTGCTCAGTGGGCGTCTTGTTTAGAAATAAATAAGATTATGATTGGTGAATTAAGCGAGAAAACTAAGTTATGAATAATAATATTCCATGAATGAGAGGTGATTGTTATGGCTCATGATTGGACGCAAGAGGAAAATCAGTATATTTTAGATAATTACAAAACTAAATCTAAGAAAGAATTTTGCAAAATCTTCAATGTTTCTTTGGCATCGATTAATAACAAATATCAAAGACTTGGTATAACAGAAAAAAGTATTATGGGTCAGATTTATCCGTGGTCAGACGATGATATTGAATACTTAAAAACACATTGGATGACCAGGACGGACAAAGAAATATGGGAAGATTTAAATATTGGAAGACTTGGATTTGGACACTATGTTGTTATGAGAAAAAGATTGCAGTTGGGGCTTATTGACAAACCAAAACAATTGCATCGAGACATAGCGGGGTATAAATATTGGTTTGATTATGATAAAAAAGTATTTACCCATCGTGAAAAAATAGAACAACAAATTGGTCGAAAATTAACTTCAGAAGAAATTGTACATCATATTGATGGTGATAAGAGTAATGACGACTTGGAAAATTTGTATTTGTGTCGAGATAACACAGAACACCAACAACTTCATGATCAGTTGCAAAAATTATCATATGAGTTGTGCAAACAAGGCGTAATTAAATTTGACAAAAATACTGGAAATTATTATTTATAATAAGTTAACTCGAACCGAAGGCTACATTTAAAAGTGTAGTCAGGGGCAACGCATAGAGAGTGAAACTATTGCATATAGAATATAACCTCTCCAAGAGGCACCAACACGGATAGATATAGTCTATTCTGAGATAATATCAAACCTAACGTTAAACGAGGGTGAAAAAGTATGCTGAACTTATAGGAAACTATAAGAACTATGGGATAAAAAGCCCATAGGATAACAAATTGCAACGCAAAGAACTATGGCATTCCGCAGAATCGTGAACGTGTATTTGCTATATCAATTCGCAAAGATGTAGATACTCATGGTTTCATCTTCCCTGAACAGATTCCACTCACAACTCGTTTAAAAGATATCCTTGAAAAATCGGTTGATGAGAAATACTACCTTCCGGATGACCGTATCGAGAAGATTCTTAACTCAACATTTGTGCAAGAAAAGAAACGCATTCAAACAACCGATGTGTGTGATACATTACTTGCAAGAGATTATAAAGATCCGAAATGTATTCCTGTGGAAGAAGAACCAGAAGTTAAACAGATTGGCAATGTTTGCCCTACAAAAACAAGAGATAATCCCAATCAGGGAAGAGTTTATGATGTGAACGGCATTGCCCCTACTTTAACTAAAATGGATGGTGGTAATCGTGAACCAATGGTCATTGAAGAAAACAAACAGGTTGTAACCACAGATATTAAAGAAAGATTTTTCCGTCAAGTGATGGAAACAATTATGGAAAATGCATGTGAGCCGGGAGATATGGTTGATGCATTTAATAAAAAGGTTAATCACACTGGCATCTGTCCTACAATCACCACTCGTCCAGATGGTTTTAAAACTGCAATTTTACCAATTGTAGAGGAACAAGAGCCGGTGATTATTCAAAAGTTTGGTGATAGAGGAACTAGTCAATACTCTATTAGAGATTATGCTCATACAATTCCTGCAAATCCTATGAGTGACAGAGGACAGATGGTCATTGAACCAGAGCCTTTCATAGTTGCTTCTCGTGGAAGAAATCCAGACAATCCTTCTGATAGAACCACTGGTGCACCTACCGAGCAGAGACTGGAACCTAACTTTACCGGATGTACAAACACTCTAACATCTGTACAAAAAGACAATTACATCTGTGAACCTCAAGTGCTTCGTGCCGAAAGAACTGAATATGGTAAGGCAATTCGTAAACAGTATGAAGCAGGTGAAGTTAATGAGAAGATTGGTAATATGAGAGAAATGAAGCCTCGTACAGATGGTGTTGCAAATACAATTACTACACTGCTCAAAGACAATTATGTTGCAGAACCTCAATCTCTTTGGACTGAAACACAAAAGAAGATGATTACCGAGGACGGTAATGTTAAACGATACATTAATAGTGATGTGGTTGACGAATTTAATGTAGGTGATTGTGCGGACATTAGTTTCCCTAACGGATACAATAAAGCTAACAGAGTATTTGATGGTTATGCCCCTGCACTTAATGGCACAACTACTCAATCAAGTTTTATTGTTAAAGAACCAATTGTTTATGATGACTATAATAGTCGTATTAGTTCTGACCAAGACGCCATTAATACACTGACTTGTAATTGTGGAGCGTCAGCAGAACGCAATGGTGTAAAGATTCTTGAAAAGACTGTTATTATCGAAGATCAATTCCCTGGTAGCAGAGACGCAAGAATTTACGAGAACTATTCTCCTACATTGAGGCAGAATTGTGGTGGACTAGAAGTTGCCAATGGTGAGATTCAAGACAAAATTAAGTGGAGAATTCGTAAGTTAACTCCCAAGGAGTGTTGGAGATTGATGGGGTTCGCGGATAACGACCACGATAGGGCTGCGAAATTCACATCTGCAAGTGCAAGATACAAACAAGCAGGCAATAGTATCTGCACTTGTTGTTTGGTTGCGCTATTCAGTTCTTTGTTTATAAAAGATGGACATAAGGCAGATGTCTGGAGCAAATATAAAATTGATTTTAATAATTAATTTACAATACACAATGATTATATTATAATCAGAAAGGAAACAATATGGCAGAAAAAGAAAATATGTCTGCGGTAGTGGACGAAATTAAAAATGCAACTGAAGATGAGTTGCGCAATGTGATTGAAGGATGGTTTGAAAAAACTCGCACTAGTGGGATGATACTTGGTGCAAAATATATTGCCGCCGGTGTTTTTGGTGCAATTCAAAAGCACCTGGACGCTCCCAATCCAAGCTTAAGAAGCTACGAGCGTTGTATGAAAGACATTCGTAAGATTATTACTGTTCCTCTCACACAAAAGAATGATTTGGAAGAAGAAAATAACGACACACCTGATAGTTCAGAAGAACAGGAGGAAGCAGTATGAGCTCGGTTGTAGGTTGGACAGATTGCTTTTCTGGAATATATCCGGCTGTGAATTTCACAGAAGATAGAAAGAAAGCTCTCGTAGAACGAATTAAAAAACGCAGATATAACTTTAATTTTGCAGACCACCAGTTTTTACCTTATGCAACACCAGTATATAACGACAAAGTGGTTTGTGAACTTACCAAACCTCAGTTTGATTCTGTTATGAACGAGGCATACAAGGATATGCCTCGTGGTGCAAGATTAATGCCTATGGATGTTATTACCAAACAACCGAAAAATGGAATTTTATACGAAGCGGAAAAATTTGAACCAAAAGGTGGTGGTAGTAATGGATGAAAAAGAAGTTAGAGTTTTAGGAGTTTGCGCAGAATGCCAAAATGATATTATGGATGATGTAGAAGATTATTATTGTGACGAGGATGGCAATTATTTTTGTTCCGACGAGTGCGCTATGATATATCATGGAATACATAGATTGGAGATTTAAGGATGATTGAATTTAAAAACACTAGTATAATGAACTTTGAAAATGCCATCAGAGGAATGAGAAATCCTATGAACAGTTGGGATAAAAGCGATAGTTATAACGGGTTTATGTTTGAGGAAGACTTTGAACAAGCAAAAAAAGATGGTTCTATTGGAAAAGAATGTATCTATGATGATAATTGGGTAAAGGAACATGGATGTACATTTATACTTGGACAAAACGATAAGAAACTTGCTCGTAAACTTGTTAAAGCCGGAGGTGACCATAGAAAATTTTTGAGACAGATCTTTGTCAGCGTTGACATTCTGGCTCCGCTGTATTGGTGGAAGGAGTTCGACACCTACAAGGTCGGCACAGTCGCCAATTCCACGAGCACCATGCACAAAATTCATACAAAAGAGTTTACAATTGACGATTTTTCTCATGATCGTATGGGGGCTTTTGCAATTGAGTCACTTAAAAGAACTGTTTCAGACCTTGAAGATCGCAGACAGAAGTTTATTGAAACAAAAGACACAGCGTATTGGCATGACATGATTCAACTTCTGCCATCAAGCTATAATCAACTTCGTACCGTTACGATGAATTACGAAAATCTGATGAATATGTATTATGCGAGACGTAACCATAAACTTAACGAATGGCACATCCTATGTTATTGGATTACAACATTGCCATACTTTAATAAAATCTGTTTGGACGGTGAATCTCATGAGTAAAATTGAACACACCCTTGTTATCTTTGTTGGAAAAAGCGGCAGTGGCAAATCAAGTCTTATCAACAGACTTTGTGAGCGTGAAGGATATACACAGTTAATTTCATACACGACTCGTCCTCGTCGTAACGAAAATGACAATGACCATATATTTATTACAGAAGAAGACTACTATGCAGCAAAACTAAACGGTGACATAGTTGCAGAAACAAAAATCAATGGCTATTATTATTATGCCACAAGAGACCAAGTTTATAAAGCGGATTTTTATACACTTGATCCGAAAGGCTTAGATTCATTATTATCTATGAATTTGCCTAATTTAAACCTAGTTATTATTTATATCTCCTGCCCTGATGATATAAGAATGGAGAGAGCAGTAAATATACGTGGCGACAATAAGCAAACTTTTAGAGCAAGAAGTTATTCAGAATCTGCGCAGTTTAGAAAGTTTATTATTGATGAGAAATGGGATTACAGTGTTCAAAATTTTAATTTTGCAAAAAGCTATTCTGTTATTAAATGGATATGTGACCTTGAAGGTTTGTGGAAGAATCGTTTGGAGGACGAGACAGAATGATTATTATTGAAAGGAATAAAGAAATGAAAAAACCAATTACACTATACACATTATCTGAATGTGGAAGATGTCCAATCATTAGAATGATGTTGGACACTCATAATGTCATGTATACAGAAATTATGGATGACAGGGAGCTCATGAAAGAGAAAAACATAGAAAATGCCCCTGCTTTAGAAGTTGGTGATACAATTATTGACAATTATCACGATGTGCTAAGGTGGTTAATCGACAATAATTATTATGGAATGTAAAGGAGCGTAATGTTATGAATGTAATTAAAAGGGACGGTAGAAAAGTCCCATTTGAAAAAAGCAAAATTAAAATTGCTGTACTAAAGGCATTTATTGAAGTTGATGGAGAAGAAACTTCTTATGCAAAAGAAAAAGCAAGAGAGATTGCTAATTATGTTGAGTCATTGAACAAAGATATGGATGTCGAAGATATTCAAGATATTGTTGTTAATAAGTTAATGGCAAGTTCAAGAAAAGATGTAGCTACTCATTATGTCGAATATCGATTTAAACGAAAACTTGTTAGAGAAAGTAATACTACAGATAAAAATATTTTAGAATTACTTGATGGAACAAATGATTATTGGAATAATGAAAATTCTAATAAAGACGCAAAAACCGTAACAGTGCAAAGAGATTATCTTGCCGGCATTACAAGTACAGATATAACAAAAAGATTCCTATTACCAGAAGATGTTGTAAAAGCCCATAACGATGGCATTATTCATTTTCATGACGCTGATTATTTTGCTCAACATATCCACAACTGTGATTTGGTTAACTTGGACGATATGCTACAAAATGGAACAGTAATCAATGGTGTTATGATTGAAAAACCTCATAGATTTATTACCGCTTGTACTATTGCTACACAGATCATTACTGCTGTTGCGTCAAGTCAGTACGGCGGAGTATCAATTTCATTGACTCATTTGGCTCCATTTATAAGAGATAGTTATAATAGATATTTGAATATTCATACAAAACGAGGACTTTCTGATGAAACAGCAATTAAATTTGCTAAAGAAGATTTAACACAAGAAGTTGCTGATGGTGTTCAAACATTTAATTATCAAATTAATAGTATGTCTACAACAAATGGTCAAGCTCCATTCTTGTCTGTGTTTATGTATCTTGGAGAAACAAACGAATACAAAGAAGAACTTGCAATGCTCATAGAGGAATTTTTAAATCAAAGAATTAAATCTATGAAGAATGAAGTTGGCGTTTATGTCACACAAGCGTTTCCTAAACTACTTTATGTTCTCGAAGAAGACAATATAAACAAAGACAGCAAATATTATTATCTGACCAAGCTTGCCGCCAAATGCACGGCGAAGCGCATGGTTCCCGACTATATTTCCGAAAAAATCATGCTTCAGAATAAGATTGACAAAAACGGAGACGGTCATTGTTATCCTTGCATGGGCTGCAGAAGCTTCCTGACTCCCTATGTCGATGAAGAAGGCAAGCCCAAATATTACGGCAGATTCAATCAGGGTGTCGTTACTATTAACTTACCAGATATTGCATTTTCATCTAATAGAGATTTTGATAAGTTCTGGGAATTATTTGAGGAACGAACTGAGCTTTGCCACAGAGCGCTCCAATGCCGACATGAACGTCTCACAGGCACACTTTCCGATGCCGCCCCTATTCTATGGCAACATGGTGCGTTAGGAAGATTGAAGAAAGGAGAACCAATTGACGCATTGCTTCATAATGGTTATTCTACAATTTCTCTTGGTTATGCAGGACTCTATGAGTGCGTAAAGTATATGACTGGCAAATCACATACAGATGGTGATATTGGTGAACGATTCGGTTTAAGTGTAATGCAGAAACTAAATGATAAGTGCAAACAATGGAAAGCGGCAGAAAACATCGACTATTCTCTTTACGGCACACCTATGGAGTCTGGTACCTATAAATTCGCTAAGGCACTAAAGAAAAGATTCGGAAATGATATCTTTGTTAAACTTGACGGAGAAGACAGAGATTACATTACAAACTCTTATCACATTGCAGTATTTGAACAAGTAAATCCGTTTGCAAAACTGGCTATCGAAAGTAAATTTCAACAATTAAGTCCCGGAGGGGCAATAAGTTATATTGAGACATGTGATTTAAGCCGTAATATTGACGCAGTATTAGAAGTACTTGATTTTATATATAACAATATTATGTATGCAGAACTTAATACAAAATTTGACTATTGTCAGGTGTGTGGATATGACGGAGAAATCAAAATTATCGATGACAATAATTCTCTTGTTTGGGAATGTCCTAACTGTGGTAATAGAGATAAAGACAAAATGAATGTCGCAAGACGTACATGTGGATATATTGGCACAAACTTCTGGAATCAAGGTCGTACAGATGAAATTGCGCACAGATACGTACACATGGATGATCATGATATTAAAGAAAGAGAATAATCATTATGCGTTATGCAAGCATCAGAGATTTAGATCTTACTAACGGAGAGGGAATTGGAGTTTCCCTCTTCGTTCAAGGGTGTCCATTTCATTGTTACAACTGTTTTAATCCTAATACTTGGGATTTTGATGGTGGAAAAGAATGGACTTATGAAATTAAACAACAATTTTTAAGCCTTGTTGATAGACCATATATAACAAGAGTTAGTATTTTAGGTGGAGAGCCAATAGCAAATCAAAACTTCTATGCAGTGTATGAATTAATTGAAGACATCAAGGAAAAATTTCCATCGAAAGTTATTTGGCTGTATACTGGAAACAAATTATCTATGCGAGATTTTGATCAATCATTAGACTTGGTGATTACAAATCGACTTTATCGTATGTGTGATGTTATTGTAGATGGTCCATACATCGATGAACAACGAGATGTTCATCTCTCGTTCCGCGGATCGAAAAACCAAAGACTAATTGATGTGAAAGAAACTATAAAACAAGGCAAAATTATCACACTCCTAAATGATTGAAAGGATAATAAATATGGAGATTAAAATTAAAAAATTAAATCAAAATGCAGTGATACCCACTAGAGGATCTGCAAGTGCGGCAGGCTGTGATTTATATGCTTGTACTGATAAACCAATTGCGATTTCAGCAGGTGAAACCGTAAAAATCGGCACAGGACTTGCAATTGCTGTTCCAGATGGCTATTTCGGTGCAATCTTCGCCAGAAGTGGTCTTGCTACAAAAAAGGGTTTAAGACCATCGAACTGCGTGGGGGTTGCCGACTCCGATTACAGAGGCGAATATATCGTAGCACTCCACAACGATTCTAGCGTTACACAGATAGTTGAACCCGGTGAGCGTATTGCGCAGCTTATCATTCTACCTTATTTAACGGCACAATTCAAAGAAGTTGAAGAACTTGATGAAACAGAGCGTGGCACTGGAGGGTTTGGTTCAACTGGAGCAAACTAAAACAATATAGCGGTGGTAGCAATATCACCGCTTATTTTTTTATATACAAAACAAAATGATTGGAGTTATTTATATGGAAAAGAAAACAATCTTTATACATAGAGAAAAAAACGAAGTAAATAATAACACGCACCAAGAGGATAGGCTTGTTACATTTATAAATGGTGACAAAGATATTATGCAAATTATAAAAGAATTAATTAAAAATAAATATAAATCTTAATTTTATTTACAATATGAAAACCTCGTGTTACAATACATTTAAGGTATAAGAAAAATACATAGGAGGTACAAGCATATGATAAAAAGAAAAATGGCGGGATATTTGAGATTAAGCGAAGAGGACGGAAATAACGAATCTTTATCTATTGCAAATCAGCGCCGCATAATACAACAGTATGCAGAAGAGCATGAATATGATATAGTAGAATTTTATATCGATGACGGATTTAAAGGGTACAAAATGGAAAGACCTGCATTTAATAGAATGTTGCAAGATTTAAAAGATGGCACGATAGATGGTGTCATTGTAAAAGATCTTTCAAGATTCGGAAGAAACTCTCCTCGTGTGCAAATACTCTTAGAAGACTTGGCAATGGAAGACAAAGAGGTTATCAGTATTAATGACAACTATAGCAACTTGGAAGATGAAGATTCAATTCTAGGTATTAAAACATGGTTCAACGAAAGATACGTAAAAGATATTAGTAAGAAGATTAAAACGGTAATACATTCAAAACAAAAAGAAGGCAGATGGATTACCGAAGTACCATTTGGATATAAAAAGATATTTAGCAAGAAACACGCTTTTGAAGTGGACGAACTAACTTGTGGATATGTAAAACAAGCATTCGAAATGTATATCAACGGCTACGGCACAAACGCAATTGCAAAAATATTTAATGACAACGGAGTTCCAACACCAACACAAGCGGCTGCGCGAATTAGAGAAGAACAAGGTATACCACCATCAAAAAGACAAGTTGTTACAATGTGGTCAAGCACTGTGGTCAAAAGAATGATATCAAATGAATTTTATATTGGCACTCTTGTACAAAGAAAATGTAAAACAGTTGGCATTAATGGCAAAACTATTTTAAGAGACAAAGAAGAGTATATTAAATTTGAAAACAATCATGAGGCTATTATCGACAAGGAAACATTTGTACTGGCAAATAAATTAAAAACGGAAAGGGCAGAAAAACATCAACACAAAGGAATAAGAAAAAATAACAATATATTTGCAGGCATGATATATTGTAATGAATGTGGAAAATTGATGACTGCTAGAAGTGGAATAAATAAGAGAAGATATTATTTATGCTCAACTTATAATGCATTTGGATCAGACTACTGCTCACAAAACAGGGTATATGAATATGAACTAATAGAATTTATTAAAATATATTTAAGACAATGTAGAAACAGTTTGGAGGACGCAATAGCAAATCTAGATGGTATTATAGAGAGTGAACTCAAGCAATTATATAATGAAAAATCTATTAAATCATTTGAAACCCTAAAAAAAGAATATGGCAAGGCATCACAAGAACTGATGGGTCTTATGGAGCAAAAGGTTAAAGACATAATTAGTAATCCCTCTATGAAAGATATTATAGAACAAACCTATCAAAAGGCTATTAATGAAAAATCGGCATATTTGCAAAATCTAAAATCACAAATAGATGAGCAAGAATCGGTATCAACATCATCAAAGGAGGCAAAACAAGGTCTAAGTAAGGCATTATTGGTTTTTGACGAAATTCTTGCTAGTGATACTTTGACCGTTAAACAACTGAAAATTCTTGTAGATCGAATTGTAGTAAAGAATGGTGCCGGAATTGATGTGTATATGCATGGCAACTTAAATGAGGTTATGAGAAGTCATGTTGATATAAGCCTCACCGCCGTAGACATCTATAAGAAAGCAATAATAGATAAGGCATTTGAAATGAAAGAGTTTTATTTTCAAGATTTACACAGAGAGGTTGCCAAAATGGGATATAAGGAGGGATATTATAATAAGTTTATGCCAATTATCAAACAATTGATAGGTGCAGGCGTAATTATTCGAACTCCAAGAGATAGTGACAAGAATTATGTCAATGGTACTAAAAATCACGCTTATATGTTGTTCAATTTTTACACAGAAGAATACATCGACAGATATAGATGTGCCTCTGATGTATCTTTTTTGGAACTACTACAGATATGTAAATGGGCAAATCATGTTGGATAATAAGACTGTGTTTAGCAGTCTTATTTTTTTTCGTAAAAAAAATAGAGCCGCATAAGCGACTCTTATTTCAGTAGTCCCAAAAGAATATCTCTTGGGTTAATTGGGGTGGTAGGCTTCAACTCCTCCCGTGCAAACGATAGACTTTGTAACGGTTGAATAGTTGGAGGTTGCTGGATAATTGTGTTATTTATATTTTGCACAGTTTGCTCAAATTTATTCCGAAACATTTCTAGTCTTTTTAATGGGAATTGTAATCCAGAAACTGCTATTAGTGTTGTGGCCTCAGAAACCCCATAAAATACATCATACACACCATTAAATTCTTTGGTAATAGAATTGATCTCCAAAGAACGATTTGAAGTAGAAATGCCTAAGTACATTGCTGTTTTTGAAGTAATTTCAGCATATATACCGTTATGCATGCTTTGAATGATCTCTGAAGCGGCGCTTTTTGATTTACTAAGTTTACCGATAACAGCAACTCCAGAACAAGACAGTATTTGTTTTCTCTCTGCTATATCTATATTGCCGTACATACTTAAATTTTTGAGATTAATAAAAGCATCTAGTTCTCTTACAAATCTGCCATTAATAACAAATTTATCGCATTTGGAGTTGTCGAGTAAAAATGTTGCACCAAGTCCTCGAATAGACATTAACTCTGCACAGCAGTTCCATGTGTTTTCACAACTTTTTGCAGATTCTATTTTCTCGTCCGGTAAAACAACGACTGGTATACACACCTTTTGTACTTGTGATAGGTATGTCATCAATGGAGTGCTCAAACCAGATCCTGTTCCACCACCCGCACTGAATACACAAATAATGTACTTTTGTGGAAGTATATTAGTAATTTTATCAACGATATCACCTATATGTTCAGAAGCTAATTGTAGTACTCTTTTTCTATCTTTAGCTGCACCTTCTGCATTAGGAATTGCAATTTTATGTGTTCCTTTTATGCTGTTAAGATCCTCTGTACTTGTATTTAAGAATGCCACAGAATAACCTAGCTTCTCAAACTCCATACCTATATTTCCTCCCGCTTGTCCGAGTGCCAATACTCCAAATTGCTCTCTCATTATAACATCTCCTTTAATTTTTCTATTCCATTTTGATTGATATAGTAAGTGTTAAATTTTCCATCTTTCACTCCATTAGAAATATAATTTTGATAATGTAATGAATTAATTTCCCTATAAATGGTTGAATAAGATTTCCCAAGTGGTACGGATTTCATAATATCATCAATGCTTACACTGGTCGCAGGACTTTTTGCTTCTACTTTTGATAAAATAGAAAGCATAATTAATTGAATTCTATTCAGTTTCATTTATTTCAATTCCCCTTCTTTCATTTGCACTCATTTGTGTTCATTTTCAATATTAATTCTATCAAAAGAGAACAAGTGCGTCAATATATTTTGACTATAAAAGTCAAAATTGATATAATAAGCTAGAAGGGGGTTAACATGTTGAAGAAAAAAGAGCCAACTGAAACATTAACATTAAGAGTTCCACAAAGCTTAAAATTACAAATTGAAATGGCAGCGAACAAAGACGGGAGAACAATCAACTCATGGGTAAATAAGGTTATGCGAGAATATTTTGAGATTGAAAAAAATAGGGAGTACAGAAATTAATCTGTACTCCCTAAACTATTATTTATTTACTTGTTGTGTTTATGCGTTTTGTAGCTTGAATAATTGCGTCAATCATTTCGTTAATAACATCTTCGTCAATATCATAATTTAATGTTTTTTCCATTGCCTTTACAGTATCAATTACATATTGTTTACGCTCTGCACCAGTATCAAAGTTCTTTTCTGCGTCAACCATCAATTGAAACACAAGATGCATAAGACTTGTCCAATTTTTAGATTTAGCAGATTCTTTAATTGTTTTAACTAGTTGAATTATAAGCGGAATAGCTGTGATTAATCCAGTAACGATTGATAAAATAATATGTAAAATTTCCATAATTATTACTCCTTTGCAAATCATTTTGTATTGCTATCCAATCTTATTCCTTTTATGTCTTCTAAAAATGAATGATTTTTTAATCGATGTTTATATCCATCTTGTATTGTCTCATATGCAGTATCAACTTCGCCATTCTGACGGTTTCTTTCTTTAAGAAAGTTTTCGTAATCATCATGTATTCTATTAATTCGTCTAAATTGTTCTTTTGATAACACGATGTTATAGTCGGCTGCTTTTTCAGCAAAATCAATTATTCTATCTCGACTATTTTCAATAAACATATCTTCTGTCATTTTTGTGTTGACGTTTAATGCATTAGTAACTTCTGATAATGTATTTTTAATTTCAGTAATTTGACTGCCGCACGAAACAGCTCTATTGTCAACGTTTCTTATCCATTCGTTACGTTGTGCAATGTTGTCATCGTTGTAATGTGTGTTGACCTCATTCAATAACTGTTCAACTTTTTTTAATGTCTTTATTGTGTCTTCCTTTTCTTGCTTTTTACGTGCAAAGAATTTGCGAATCTTAAAGAACTCTGGAACGACTTTGCCACAAAGCTCTACGAATTCACCAATAAGTTGCATAGCTACATACAAGGCAATTATTCCAACTGCTATGGTTCCTGGAATTCCAATGTATTCTATTAAATCCACCATTGCGAACTCACCTCCTAACTGATTAACTTTGTTTTTCTTTTAAGAGCGATTCCACCATGGCTTCTAATTTGGCAATACGCTGTTTTAATTCGTCTGTTTCAGATAATTGCTGATGGTTCTCAGCCTCAATTAATTCATTTAATTTATTCTCGTCTAACACAACTTGCCCATCAAGATATCGATATGCTTCGTAATGCGGATATGGAATATCAATTTCATTTAAATCAACTTCAATTGCACCTTCAATACTGCCTATAACAGCATATCCTTTAATGTAATTATTTTCGTCTAATTTTAAGAACATTATCTCCACCCCACAATCTTTCGCACTGACAAATTCGAAGAACCCGTTGTGCCACATCCTGCCAGTGTAATTGATGTGCCACTTGATGTTGCAAATTTTGCACCATATATATTGCTGCCAGCAGTTCCGCCTGATGTTGTAAACAATGCACCAAAGTGCAATTCTGCAACCGTAGAATCTAGAAACGAACCTAAAACAATTCCGTATGGTTCTGATGTAGTTCCAATGATGCAAGTGAGAAACTTAAAACCTTTATAATCCTCTTTGAGTGTAAGAGTTGAACCTATACTAGCAATGCCACTCCATAGAATCGTGTTCTCTCCGGCATAACATAGTCTACTCCATGCGCCCCAAGTTCCATTATAATAATTACGAATATACATTATAGGATTTGGGTCAGCAGAATATATTGTTAGTGTTTGTTTGACTCCTGCATGGCGTTCAATGACTAAACTAAATGCATATATGGTAGGGCAATGCTTTAATGTTGCTGCTGTGGCACTATATGGGCAGTTATAAAAACCAGGTGTTTGCATAGCATTTAAGTCAGTATTCTCAGTTATCAACACATATTCAACACCATTGTTAAATATAATAGGTCTATCTACACGAAACACTCCATCGTTTTCATACCTAAATACAGATCGATTGTTTGTATCATCCCATACACCTAATACTGTTGGGCTTGCAGAACTACCTTTGTAAATTTTTGTTTTCCATGCATCTGTAGAACCACTCTCAAAAATTAAAGATTTTTCACCACTACCCTTAAAGGTCATGTCCCATGCGGTTTCTATTCCGTCACCTTCGGCTATTTTACCAAACGCAACACCATTTTTATTCGCCTTTATATTAAAAGTACGAGATATAGTGGACAGTGTAACAATAATTGTATCTGTTGCACCATAAGAATCCTTGATTGTAAATCTAATCAAATACGAATTTGTTGTACTTAAAGCACCAGCACCATATGTGCCAGTAGCAACAGAATTGATATTAGTTGCTGCTCGAATGGTTATTGCATCCGAATATGTGCTTCCGTTATTCGAACTATGTGCGGCAGTGATTGAATATGTATTTTTTCCACCAATATCAGAGTATGTTCCCTCAACAGCATATTTTGCATATGTTCCATCATTACTTGGATTTCCGGCAGAGTCAGATCTCGTCACAGTGGCAGACTTAAAACTAGGCTTAGAATATGGATATACATATACATCGACTTGTGATGTTGCTTGTCTTCCACGGCTATCAGTAACTACAACAGTATATGTTTGTGTGCCTGCATTTGTAAGTGTTGTAGTTGTTGCACTATTGTTAGTGACAGTTTTGTTTAAGTTATGTCCACTAAACTTGTAAGAAGAGATTGTTGCTCCGTCACCAGCCTTTGCTTCACATGTAATCGTAGCGGAACTCTTACCCTGAACACAATGTCCACCTAAACCGCTATTGATAGCTGCACCAATATTTGTAATAGATGGTTTCACATTTGCGTTAATATTGCCATATGCTATTGCAGTCTGCCAATCTCCTATTGAAGTGTTACCAGAAGAGTCTGTGTATGTCCTCACATAGACGGTGAATTGACTACTTGTCGTTGTAGGCATTGCAGAATATATAAGCGCCAATTGATCTGCATGAAAATTAATATGATGTGTTCCGCCTGATTTTCTACCATCATTTGCACTAACTAAATTAATGCCAGTTCCAGATGTATCTGGCAAATATAAATGAATATCATGGTAATATGTAGACACTTTTGAGGCAATGGTTATATCAATGCCTTGGTCAATATATCCATTTGTAAAACTAAAACTCGACACAGTAGAAGCACGAGCAATTGTATCAAGTTCTACAGTTGTATTAGGTATGTTTGTAGTTTTATAAGATGTTACAGGAATTCCACCAGTCCACCCCAACACAACTGATTTTGTACCGTCGGAATTATGTGGTATGTTGTTAACAGTTTTTGTATATACAGTAACATATGTTCCGTTTGCTGGAATAGTAACATACACACTAAAGTCATATGTAGTTCCGTTGATTAAAACAGTCCACGCACCTGTACCAGAAGTGGCGGAAGATGACGCACTTGATTTCTTTAACTGTAGTGTTACAGTTAAATTTGATGTATTTGCCTCTTGGTTTGCGGTAGATGACCACAAAATACGAGGCGTTATATATTGATTATCTGTTGTTCCTGTAAAACTTCCTGAAGCCATGTGTCATCCCTCCTTATCCGATACTTAAGCTTCCATTACTTTCTTGTATAAATGTAAAATTACCAATTTTAAATGTGGGTGTAGTACCACTGACAGTAAGACCATTGGTGATTTCTGCCTTGGAAATATTAAGCTGATTATTGTTAATATACGCCACCCTGGTAGAACCTTGATAAAATCCAAGCTCTGTATTGGTTAATATAGTCTTAAAGTCACTAATTGTGTTATTTGCACCTTTTGCTTGCAGAATTAGACCAGTATCATCGATAGAAATGAATTGCTTAAACTTCTCTACATCTTCGACAACTCCGTCTAATTCTTTTTGATATTTTAATGCCTCTACCCAATGTGCGTCACTATATATTTGTGATGTTGCGATTGCTTTAAGCATTGTCTTTTCTGGATGTTTGTAGTCTTTCATTACACCATTTTCATATGCAGTTGGCGAATAATTGCTATCAACAATCCACAAGTCACCAACATTGTATTGCGACGGTTTAGTTACATACACTTTGTTCTGAGTATCAGCACTTGACAAAATCCATTTATTAAGCCCAGCGTTCCAAACAGAAAGGATATAACTACTATTTTCACTAATCTGAATCCATATTTGACCATCAATAGGATTTTCAGGTGCAGTTTCTGAAACAATAGGGTCTGTTGGATCATTTAGCACCTGGTTGTTGCGTGATAATACATTATTTTCTGTATCAAATATGTTGCATTGAACATTGCATGTGTTTACAAAGTCACCACTCTTAACAATTTTTACTTTACTTTTATCTCCAAGTGACACCATATTTGTTATGTCCTTAAATAACAACCAATCATACAATAATTCTTGTTTGTCTGTGGATGTAACCCATGCTGTACCAGAATATTTTTTTAAAATAATCGAATAATTGTTTTTGTCAATTTGATACCAATATGCACCAGTTACAGGACTTGCCGGGGCAGTTTCACTAACTGGGCCAAGCAATGCATCCCTTTCTCCTTCCTCAGAATATACGGTTGCATAAAGTATCCAATAAATCCCATTATTTGATGTGTGCTTTGCTGTTACTCTTATTAACGATTCATACACATCTGTTTTGTCTTCTACTGTTGCAGTTGCTTCATAAATCTTCCCGTTATAAGTCATTTCACATTTGTATACATTAGATTTCAAAACATGATTTTTGTTAACAACTAACGAAGTGGTTGTGGAATTATTAACTTCTGTCCAATTTTCACCAGACCAACTATACCACTTAAATGTAGCATTGGCAATTTCTTTACTGCCCTCATGTGCAAATGTCTGCAATGTAACTTCTGGAATTTCATTTGTGATTAAACATCCTTTTGGAGCATACAATTGAAATGTTACACCAAGTTCCAAATCCACAACATCGTAAATTTTTGCAATAGTAACAGTGTCATATACCGCTGTATTTGAACTTACACATCTAAATGAAATAGAAGTAACTGTGTCGGTATACAAAGTTGATGTTTTTGATATGCGTAATGTGTTTTTAACAGAACTATACTCACCTACATTCAGACCGTTTGCCCCAGAAGCGTCAACCCATGTTGTACCACCATTTACAGAATATTGCCACTTACTGAATGTAACAGTTTGAAATCTTGGATACAGATAAATATAATCTGGTGTAAATGTACCATCTTTACCAGTTGTAGACTTAAAATAATGCGCCGATGGCGTAATATCTACAAGTGATGCACTAGAACCACTTTTTCCTTGCTTGGCAACACCATAAGCGGTTTTGCCATCCGAAAATGTAGTTTTTGTCCAAAGATAATTACCTTCTGCCACAGAAACCACACTATTTGACCATGTGCCAGTTGGTGCAGTTGTAGCAGAAGTGCCAGCTTGATATTGAATAGAAGAAACGGTTACAGAGCTACCAGCAGAACCAGTGGAGCCTTTGGTTCCTTGTTTCGCATATGTGTATGAAACCGTATCTGCTCTTGTCGTATCGGTATAGTCTATAACCGTACGAGTCCATAGATATTTGCCGTCGGCAACTGTAGGTATTGTGTTCTGCCATGATGCTGGTTGAGTAGATGAAGAATCAGATACACCATAGGTAACCGTGGTTGAAGCAATTCCAACACCGTCATCGCCTTGGTCTCCTTTATCACCTTTGGCTCCGTCTAAACCATATCTAGCAACACTATATGCATATTCGCCATCTGAAAATGTAGTTTTTGTCCATAAATATGGGTTTGAAGCACTGGTTCCAACTATTGTATCAGACCAGTTAGTAGGAGGCACTGTTGCCTTATCATATGCACAATATTCTACTTTTTGAACATTAATAGAATCGCCTGAGCTACCTTTTTCTCCTTGTTTTGTATATGTGTAAGTAATGGTATCTTCTTTTGATGAATCAGTGTAATCAATTTTTGTACGAGTCCACAAATAATGTCCATCTGGAACTACTACATCAGACACATTATTTTCCCATGATATTGGAGGTGAATCAATTGTTTGAGAGGTGCCATATTTAATCTCAACATAATCAATGCCAACACCCTCTTTCCCGTCTGAACCAGAATTGATTTTACTCCAACTTAACAATAATGAGGTTTCTACTGGATAAGTGATGGGAATAGATATAGTTCCATGGTTGCTCGACGTAGATCCGAGATTTTTATTTGCTGCAACATTTACCGTCAATACAACTTCTTGTGTTAATTCTGCATATGTTGTAGAATCAACCGATACTGTCATTCCGTTTGGTAATAAACTATTATCTATTGCCCCAACAACTGGCATGACTTTTTTAGTACCATTATAAGCCACAATATGCGTGTCAACTTTGGTTGCGGTTACTTCACCGTTTGAATTTGCTGCAAAAGTGATATTTTCATTAGTTAAAAAAGCTATAGAAGCAGAATCGCCTTTATCGCCATTATTTCCGTCTATAGCTTTATAAACCGTAAACACATCTTCTATTGAACCGTTTTTTTCTTTTGCTTTAATTGTAATTACATCCGATGGTAATTTTTCGCCAATAATTCTAATTTTCGTATCAGTGTCTGCTGTAATATAATCTTTGTTTTGATCAAGAATAGTAAATTCTTTGTCGTCGCTAAATCTGTATGACCATTCTATTGCTTCAGTAAAATTAATTTTTGAAGCAGCTATAACGATTTCTGATGGAGAAATTGCATTATTTGTAACCTTGAAAACCTGAGAAGTTCCAGTTAAAATAATACCTTTTGCGTCTTCGCCTTTTTGACCTTGAAGTCTACCAACGCAAATAAATTTGCCGTCTTTATTACTATATGTACACAGATATCCTTGAACCACATATGAATCACCTTCCGACAACCCTGTCGTATCAAGAATATTACCGTTTTCATATCTTAAACTAATCAATGAGCCAATATAATTATCAGTTAATGTACTGTAAAAATAAGCAACGCCCTTAATTGTAATTGATGTACCGTCTGTGCCATTTAATCCAGTGTCTGTACGAGCAAATGTTATTTTATTTTCAAATGTCTTATTATTATATTTAATCTGACATATATATGAAATAACACCATTAAATTGCAGAGCATTTGATGAAATTGTTAATTCTGTTCCACCGCTTTGCATCTTTGCAGGCTCGTCACTACCAATTTGCTTATACCATGTAATATCGTCAGAACTTAAGATATTTGTAATATTAGTACTATCTGCATATGCAGTCAATGTTAATTTTAATGGAGTCTTCGTCCAGTCTGGAGAGTATGTTATTGGGTTTGTATTTGCATTATATATTTGTATCGTAGGTAAATTGCTTAAAATGTGCACGTCTACTTTTTTTGTATCCGTTAAATCTATAAATGTTAATGGGCCAGAATGTATTGTTTTTGCCACAATAATCACTCTCCTTTCTGAATTTGTGTTTCATCAAAGTCAACTTGACATGAGAAAAATGAGTTTCCTTCGATATCTGTATGCGTTATATTAATTTGATTTGCTGTAAGAGCATTTATATTTGTATTAACAGTATCTTCTAATGGTTTATTGCCATCTGTTATTGTCGTTGTTTTGTATACATCCCCACCTCGTAACCACTTAAAAGTTGTTCCAACCGGTAATTTATGCGTAATATCAACACCATAATCTTTTACTACTGCTGTAACAATAGTATTTGCATTAGTAGAACTGAATACCGTAGAGCCATTGTATACTAATTCAATTGAATACTGATATGCGGCTTGAATTTCATCTAATCCTGATTTGTATGCATACTTTTCCACACCATTAGATATAATTTCAACACTACCATCCTCTTTAACCTTAAACAGATTTCCACCGGCAAGATTTTCGTCACCAATTTGAATTGCGCCACCTTTTATCATTTTACCTTCAAGAATGTTTGCTGTGACATATTCTGCAATTGGCCCCCATCTTTCAACACCATCAACAGTATATTTACCAAACGCTGCTTTTGATGTTTTCCATGAGTCATTAGTAGCAACAAGAGCATTGTTAATAATCGCCATTTCTTCTGGTTCATACTCTGTCGTGGAACCAGGCTTGTATTTTCTAAAGTGCATACCAGAACTATCCATCGATATAGCCTGTCCTGTACCAGCACCAACTCTCAAGGTAATATCTTGTAGCCCATTAGCAATGCTATTTTCAAGTTTATTAACGGTATCTACTGTTGCTTGATATGTACCCTTTGCAGCAGCAACTTGTTTGCCGGCAGTAACTGCTTGTTTTAATAATTCGGCATGTAAATCAATTTCAGATTTTGTAGTTACAAGATTACCGAATGTACATGAAAAATCAGAAAAATCATTCAATCCAATATTACATTCAAGAAGTCTAGAACGTTTAACAACACCTGGTAATAATTCAATACGAATAAAATTGCCAAGAGTAAACTGTGAAACAATTGGCGTAAACTCTGGTAAAGCCAAAATATTTGCCATTGTCATTGAGAATTCAAAACTAGGCTGTGAAAGTGTTTTTAATTCTTTTGTCGCATTTTCCATTAATTCTTTAAGAATTTTTATTTCCTCTTCTTTTGATTCATAAGTTGTAAAAAAGAAATTTGAGTCTTCATATACATCTTCTCTAATTAACGGAGAAAGACGAATCATTTGGTCTTTGCTTAAAAATGCTTCGATGTCTGTTTGCTGGCTAATATATTCTCTTTTTGTTTGCCATACTCCCTCTGAATCTTTATATGCAACATACGGTGTATTGCCACGCAAATATACTGCATATTCATGTCCGGTCTGAACATATAAAACTTTAGAACTATCACTTGCGTCATATTCATTAAACTCATTAATGTCTGCTATTTCTTTAAGCGTATATACAGTTGGAATATCTCCCTGTACATAATATTGTGTTTTTGAATTATACGGATCAAGGTTTGGTGTATAGGCAATTGGATCATAAGATGTTGTGAATGTATATAATGGCAACACGCTATCAAGAGATGTTCTAACTATTGTATATTCACCCTTAACCCAAGCATTGCTTGTTTTATTCCACACATATAAATCATCACCAACTTTATATACACCATCTGTTGCACCGTTTGGATAAGAGACTTTTAACTCCTCAAATGTATAATAAGTTGCTGCAGGTGTATTAAAATGTTTATATGCAACTCGGTGCATATTGCCCTCTAATGACGATCCGTTTGTTGTATCTAATATATTATTAAATCCAGAAACCGAATATCCACTCTTTAAGTATTCTGCTTCTTTCTTTTTTTTTACAAGCATTTCTTGTGCTACAATCATTTTGTCGTAATTATCGGTATAGCGAGCATAATTCTCCGCGTCGCTCTTTTTTTGTGAATAATCAGCACTAGTGATATTTTGCCATGAGCCATTTGAATATTCTCTTAAAACAACTGGCTTACTATTTGTATCTAACCAACGTGTGCCGTCAATATAATTACCAGTAGGCTCTTCATCTGTGGCGATACAAGATTTACCATCAGCAGACAACATATTTTGAGTTTGTGTTAAAAATAATTCTAAATATACATCATATTTTCCTTGTAATTGTTGGATTCCATAATCTTCAATATTTTCTTCTTTTTTCTCATCTTTTGCAAGCACTAAATATGCTCCCATAGTACCAATGGAAGCAACTGAATAATCTTTTACGCCCATCACTTCATCTGTAAGTTGTCCACTAATCCATTGTGACATTTCATAATCAACTGGTGCTTGCGAGCCGTAACTAGCGTCAATTTTTATACATTTAATCTTGTAATGTGGAATATGCAACTCAGCATAACTGGCAAAATTGTCATCTGTTATTGTTACCTCTGTATATGTATCATTGTCATTTTTTATATAATAGTTGTATTTGTCGTTATATACATCCTCTTCGTATATCTCGTATGTATTATAAATACGAATTGTTACCTCATGTCCTTCTGGATGTTTTAAGGTAAGCAAAATATTATCACCAGCATTTGCGTCTGTATCCTCATTTACATGATATAGTGCCAATTTTTTAAACAATGCTTTTTCATTATAAGTTAACATTGAACCTTGATTTACAAATTGCTTACTTTTGCTATCATATACAAAACAATATCCTTGTACACAAAAAATTTGTTTATCATTTAAACTGTTTTTATTTATAATATAAGCATTGGTTTCAAATTTTTCTGTAGAATACAAATCATTAACTACGCTCACGTCATTTGTAATTGTAATGTTGCAATAGGCATTGTTGATTGGTTCATATAGACAAAATAGTTTCTTAAATATATCATCTATCAATAATACATTTGTTTCTGCTGCGACACCATATAATAAATCATTATATTTTTCTTGCGCAGACAGAACATGTTGTACTGCATCTTCATAAGGTTGTGAGTATTTTTCTTGTGCCTCAAGATAATCATTATAAGCCTCAATTAAATCTTGTTCCATCCAATCTGCGTTATGATAATAATCAAGATTCATAATATAGCTTTTCCCTAGGTTAACTTCGGAAATATCAATATTATCACCGCCACTAATTTTAAGTTTGGTTTTAATGTTATCGCCAGATACTTTAATATTTACTTCGTTAGCAAGGTTATCACGAGAAATATAAATATCAGTATCCCATCGTGTTAAAACTTTGCCGTCATCTGTAAGCCCATCATCTGCTTCTTCGTAAAAATTGACTTTTTTATTACGGATATCGAATTCAACAACACACTTAAATGTATCTACGATATCGTTTGTTAGTATTGAGTATACATCAATTCTATCTATTTCAAACGAACGTTCTTTTCTCCACAAAATCGTATCAACATTTCCAATAGACCAGTCTGGTGCATAATTCATAATTAAATGCAAAAGGCTGAGTTCTGGAATTGCAGGATTATAAAAGCTAACATTTGGATAAGATTTGACATAAAGTCTTTCATACGGTTGAGATGTTGGATCGATGTTCTTTTCAATATAGGCATTATAATCTGATTCTTGAACTTGTACTTGTTCATATTTTTTAATATTCTCAATAGTACACATATAATAATCTTGATATGCATTATAATCTCCAGTTGCAAGTTTATAAAGATTATTTGTATCAATAGTATATCCATCCCCATAAATCGTAGAAAGATAAATAACCTCTTTTGAATCTTCACTACCTTTGTTAATTAAAAAATGCTCTATGTATTTAGAACTTAAAGAGTAATCAAGACTAAAAGCAGACAACGATTTAGAATCTTTATCTGAATAAGAATCATCACTGTCTTGTAGTATAAAGAACCCTAAACCTTCAACCTCTATAAGTCGTAATGATTCTGCTTTACCAAATGATGGGTGAGTTTTAATAATACCATTAAGCACATCAATATACGTTCTATCAATAGAAAATTGCAATTCACTGTATGTATTCCATTTTGCATTTATGGAACCATCATAATAATTTAATTCTTGTATTCGCTTACCGTTTGTCGTACACAAAAATAAGCGAGGTGGTGTTGGATTATCAAAATAATCCTTTGGAATTGAAAGTAACATCACGCTACCTCCTTTATAACTACTACATTATTAATTGTTTCTTTTAACATATTGCACCTTTTATTAAGATACTATTTTTATAGGCTCTCTAAACTCAATTTTAATTGTACAGTTGCCAATTACAGAAATAGTATTTAATCCATTAAATAATGGCAGCCAACTCCAATCAAAATCGTCTCCAAAAATTCTACCACTTGCTCTGGAACTTGAAACAATTTTATTTTGCCCATCAAGTACAACTGTTTCTCCAACGATATTGTTGATAACTTGTGTTTCATATGTTTTTAACATTCCGTTTTCATATATTGTATTTGTAATAACTACACTTGTCGTATCAATGCCAGATTCATTTTTTTCCGATTCGTGTTTTTCTCCGTTTGAATCTAACCAATAATACTTTGTGCCATAATGATAAACAGTATTTGGAAGCCATTTATCAGTGTTTGTTAAAGCATGATCTAGTTCAACAACAGATGTTACGTTACTTTGTGCAATTGTTAGTTTTGGATAAATCGGAGAATCTGAATCATCTGAACCAATAGTAATTTCTATATCTTCTGGATAGTTATATTCTCGTATAGGAGACAGTGCCCATGGCATTGTGGATTCAAAAACGGCAGTAAATCCAACTATTCTATTGTTTGCAAGCTTATATGGCTTAACATCGGTAAATGCACCTAGACATTCAAACGCAATTGTTTTACTGTCGTCTTCATATGCTGTTAAAAAACTTGGTGTTGATTTGCTTGTTAACCATGCAAATATTCGTTTTTGTTCTTTAACTGTCACATCGCTAAAATCTTTTTTGATAAATGTAAATGTTGGAGAAAACACATTTGTAAATTTATAATTATGAACATGTCTTAATTTTCCATTATAAGTTCCTGATAATACTGATTCTCTATCTAAAAAACTATCAGACTCACCATTGTCGCTATCAAATGCCACATCTACAATAAGGTCAAAGTCTGTATTTTTAAAAGTGTTGTATTTAATTGCTTTTACGCTTATCATACACACACCTCCTTAACTACTTCAATATTTTACATAACAAAAAGGGGAGATTAACTCCCCTTTGTTTAATCATCTTGCAAACTTCTTTAGACTATAATTCAGTTGTCTACTGAACTGATTAATCTTGTTGTCAACAAGTTTTTCTAAATCTTTTAATGTATCTTGTGCGCAGTTATCAACATGTACCAAACTATCAAAAGTAAATTCATAATTAGGTTGTACAACAGCATTGCTAATCATATTCACATTTGCGCCAGAAATACCAGCATTCATCGTGTGTGGGTTCATTTTACCCCATTCAACTAAATTTTTAGTGATTGCGGCTGGTACTACTGATGTACCCTTTCTCATATACGAAAGATTGCCCTGTGCCGTTGGAACAAGAACAAGTTCATCACCAAGCCAAGGTTCGTCCGTAATTGCCCATTCGTTCTTATCTGTACCCATCGTGCCCTTTGCATAGTAAGAGGACGGAAGTATTCTTAACATCTCTCGAATTGCTTCTCCGTACATACTCGAACCACCATATTCTTTTAACCATGTGTTTTTAATATATTTTTCCATAGCGTCTCTGGTATTTTTGCCATACAAACCATCATCTTCAACACCAAGTTTTTGTTGCACCGCAGTTACTGCCGATTTTGTTGCTGGGCCATATTTGCCATCATTGTCTATCTTTGCACCAAATACAGTACGTAATACATCTTGTAAATCCATAACATCATCACTTGTCATATTACCGTACTTTTTGCTTACATTGTTTACATTATGAGTTTGATTACCTTTGTTATTTGTAACAACATTTGGTTGAATATTAGTGTCATAGACTTTTTCACTTTCTGTTGTAAGCTTTTGTATTTCAGCTAGTGATTTTGCGACATTAGAATGAATATTAGTGTACATCGTGTCCATCGCATCACTTACACTTTGACCAAATGAATATACTGCATCTGTGCCATTTACAAATGGACTTTTCAGATCTTCGGTTGCATTGTTTGCAAAAATATCAAATGGTCCATTTTCTTCTGTCCAAGAATTCATCCTATCAAGGGCGCCACCGGCACCTTCAAAAGCTTCAATTTCTGCTTTTGCATCTAACCACGGCTGAACCAAAGTTTGATCTAATGACACACCTGTTTTTGTATATTGATCATATACAGTATCAGCATTTGCGACAACATTGCCAGCAATTGTATTAACGAATGCCGTCATGTCTATTGTGGCTTCTTTTAATGTGTTACGCAAACCTTCAACATACCGATTCATCGTTTCCTCGTATGCCTGCGCTTCTTTATCAAGTGCATTTTGTTGAGCGTCCAAAGCATTATCACGATATGTGTCATTAATACCCTCTTTTGCTTCTGCAAGTTCAGCCTCAAGTTTTCTTCTTTCCGCTATATCTTCTGCCGCAGTACTTCCAGACAAAGCGGATATGCGTCTTTCTAGCGACGAAATGTTTTTCGTTTGGCTTTCAATATTTTTCTTAAAGTCGTATAGTTCTCTTTCGGCATCCAACGCTTCTTTAACACTATCAATATAATCATTGTAGCTATCTACAAGTTTACTAGTATAATCTTCTACTGCGTCGATTTGATTTTCATACATTTCAACAACGGCTTTTTCAGATTCTTTAATGCCCTTTGTATAATCATCTCGTTGGTCTGTTAACCTAATCATTTCGTCATAAAATTCTTGTTCAGACGTTATTCCTTTTGCAAGAAACTCGGTAAATGCTTTATATTCTTCGGCGGATTTAATTCCATATCCCTTATAATATTCCTCATTACCATTGTATGCTTTTGAAATATCAATATCAGATTGAACAAGATCTAAGTGGTGTTTATTCTTTTGACTAAACGATTCCCATGTTCCAAGTGAACTAAGCTCTTTATCAACCTGTTGAATACCATCTTTGTATCTAGCAATTTCATCAACATATGTTGCAATATTTGCTACACCTGCTTCTGTAAAATGACCTTCTTCGTCAAACATATCCTCATAAGAAAGTATATCTCTTATGTTTCCTAAGTCGGTTACGAGATTTGAAATTCGTTCATGAGTTTCTTCTGAGAGTTCTTTGTTCAACTCTGCAATAGCGTCATATAAGTCCCAAACATTTTTAATAATACCATCAAGTTCATTTTCAATGTCATTGAGAATTTCTGCCGCATTCCACCACTCTTCTGACCCTTCTTTACCAGCGTTAACCAAGTCATCCAAGTATTTTTTAGCGGCTGCCCGTTGGCTTTCAAGAAGCTTTCTGCGTTCATCTTCTAATTCAATTTGCTTTTTATAATGATCTGCACTAGCACGTTGTCCTTTTGCTTCCAAAAGATCAATTTCATTTTGAACTTGCTCGTATCTTGCTTGGCTTGCAGCGATACGATTTTCCCAATAGTCCATTTCACGCTGGAAGGCGTCGTTTTCGACGTCATCTTTGGTGTCGTTTCCACCAGAAGCAGTTCCAGAATCAGATCTGGTTTTAATATTGTCTGCGGTTAAATTTTCTGCAATCCTTAAATTTGCCTCTGCCTTCTCAAGAGCCTCTTCTGCTTGTGTTAAAGTTGTTTCACTTTCTGTCTCACGGTCATTTTGTCGGCTACTAACTGTACTGTTATATGCAGATTGCGCATTATTAATTGCTTCGCTAAGATTAAATGTTTTTCCACCAAATCCATCAGACCATGCCTCACCCACACTCGTCCATAAACTACCTAAAAATGATAAACCACCAGATACACTATCAATAACAGGAATTAGCATATTTTTAATTGTGTCTGCGGCACTCACACTCGTTTTTGCAGCCAAAGCCTCCTGATATGCTTTATTTGCCTCTTCGTATGCCAATAACGCATTGGCTTTAATTGCATTTAATTTTTCTTGAATTAGAATTTCTTGTGCATTGGTTGCTAAATGTATAGCGCCAGTTTCATCTACTGAAACAAGTTTGGAATAATCATCTGTATATGCCATTAAGTTCTGTAATGTTTCTAGTGATACAGAACCTGAATATGCTTCTTCTGCTCTTGCTTGATCAAGCAAATCCATAGCGTCTACTACACTGCCAACCGCGGTTGCAAGTTCATCAAATGTATCAATAATGCCAGAAATTTCATCTTTTAAGTTTGGGAACAGTTCTTTATTGTGTGAAGTAAATAATTCTTTTTCAATATTAATAATTTGCTTACTTGCCTTAAATGAAAACTTAGTTAATAACGACCCTATATCCATCGTACCATTCTTAATATCATCATACGATCCTTCAAGAATGGATGTGATATCTTTTCGCGTTTGAGCGTCAGTATTCTTAAAGATTTGACTTAATTTTGTTTGAATAATTTTGCCTTCTTTATCAAACAGGTCTGTCAGACCGATACTTTCCCCATCTATGTCAACCTTACGATTTGTTAATAATTCCTCAAAAGTCTTACTCGCCTCGTCAAGTTCTTTTACTTTCTTATCTAAAGCACCAAAACCAGATGTTGAGCCAAGTTGCGTAAAATATCTGGTCGCTTCGTCTACAGACAAGCCAACAGCTAACAAATCTTTTTCGGCTAATTGACACTGTTTTCGAATGTCTTCAAAAACGGTTTGGTCTGTTGGGTTTTTCTTTAATTTTTCAACTAATTCGTCAATCTCGTCTGATACAGTGGAGAATTCGTCTTTATTGAAGATTCTTTTAATTGCGTGAGTTTGTGCACTATCGTCTCCGTTAATAATATTAACCCAATCTTCAAAATTATAAACATAATCAAGATATTTTTTGGTTTCAGTATCTGCCGTGTCATAATCAATACCATCAGCATTCGTAGTATATTCTTCAAGCTTATTGTCTATATATTTTTGTGTTCGTTGTGCACTCTTTTTTGCTTTTTTTAATTTTCTCTTGGCTTTTCTTATCTCTTTTTGATTGCCACCTTGTTCTGCTTCAACCAACGCTTCCTCTGCTTCTTTTTCAGCCCCAATGTTTATTTTATGCTGCTGTTTTATGGCTTCTAATGCCTGTATTTCAGTAAGATTAGTGGACATACCTGCTTGATTAGTGCCACGAGTGAACTCGTCACTCATTAGTTTGTCAAATTCATCCTCTGCGTCCTTTTGTTTCCTTTTTTGTTCTTGCTCTAACAAATATATTTTTCTTTCAAGTGCGTCATTGGTTTTTTGTAAATTTTTTAATTCTTCTTCTTCTGTAAATGACAATTTGTCAAGTGCAAGTAATTCCGCCATACGTGATTGCGTAGTTTTTAATTCAGAATTTAGAGAATCCAATTCCGAACTTATTCCTGAAATTTCAGTCTTAAGTTCTTCAAGCTTCTTTTGAATATTTTCTGTAGTGTCACCCCACTTGTTCCATGCAGCAACTCCACCTACGATAGCCCCAACAAGTAAAATCATCCAACCAACAGGGTTGGTAAACAAAAACGCAATCATTGCCTTGGTTGCGTTTGCAATACTTAGCGCTAATCCATTAAATGCAGCACCCAATATTGTTGTGGCTGAAAATTGACTAAGATTAATTGGTACGCTTGCCGCGTCTACAGCATTTTTGGCCGTTTGTAAAGCAATATCATCAATTAAACCTTGTGCGTATTGTTCTTCTGCCAATTCTAATGCTTGCTTTAACGCAACTAATTTAACCTCTCTTGCCATATTTGCTTCTTTCAATTGCCCATCAAGTTGCTCTGTTGCTAAACGCTGTATAATAGAACTATTTAATAGTTTATTGGTTGCGGCTTGTTTTAGTATCACAGCATTAGAGGCGGTTTGTGCAATGGCATTTTTTTGAAAGCCAACTGTAAGTGAATTAATATATGTTAAAGCAGATTGCAGGGTTGCTCCTGACACATCAAATGACTTAAATAGTTTGGTAATACCTTTTGTTGCGCCAATTGTAGCCAAAATACTTGGGATTAAACCAAGAGTGTCAACTGCTTTTATTAATTTTGTACCAAGGTCTACAAACCACTTTATAACATCACTATCTAACGCATTGTTCCACATTGTTTGAACGGAGTTAGTAAATAGGTCAATACGTCCTTGAATAGAATCAAGATATTTTTCGTTTTCAGCAAGAGCAGATCCTTCTGCTTCAAGTGCTTGCTCATAAGCTTTTTTAAGATCTTTTGTGTTTGAAAGTATAGCAGCAGCAGTATTTGAACGTGTCTTACCTGCTAAAATTTCAAGAAGTGCTGCCTGGTTAATATCACTCATATCTTTCCAGACTTTGGAAATGTCAAGCAATATTTCATATGTGCTCTTGTAAGCACCAGTGTCTGTTAATATATCTACCCCTGATAGCCCTTTAACCTTGCTTCTCAGTTTACTTTTAGACTCAATAGCACCATCAGTGTCTTCTCCTGCTTCTTCTAATTCTTTTGCACTTGTTCCTCGTAAACGAAGAGAAATTGTACGAAGTGCGGCACCTACACTGTTCGGATCTTGTACGACCCTATTTGCCGCAGCAATTAACGCAACTGCTTCTTCATAACTGTTGTTTGCTGCTACAAGTGAACTTGCAGAGTCTTGTAGTGCGGTTGCAATTCCATCACTTGATATCGCAAAATTGTTTCCGACCTCGTTAAGTACATCAACTGCACGCATACTTGTCTCTGCCGTCATAGAGAATGCCTGCAATGTACTCGTCAATGCACTTGTTGCGTCTTCAATGCTCTGGAATTCTGAAACGTTTAATAATACAGCAGTTGTTTCAGCAAGAGTCGCAGCATCTTCAAGACTGTAGCCGATCCGGGCCCAATCCGCAGTAGAACTGACTAATTCTTTAATAGTGCTACCAACTATATCTGCTGTCTTTGACGCAGTTTGTAAGAATTTATCATAAGTTTTTTCGGTTTCAGATGTAACTTTCTTTAACTCTGTTAATGCACTATCGATTTCTCTGATATACTGAATACCTCGTCTTAATTCACCAAACACCCTATAAATAGATGTGATACTGGTAGTATACTGCAAAATTGATTTCATTTTGCCTTTCATACTTTTTATAAAGCCAGCCAATCCAGTTAAAGATTCACGTTCTTGTTTGTTATATCCATAAAGAGCTTGAGTTGCTTGATTATATTGAACGACAATATCAGCAACAGTATCTTTACTTGTTCTCACAGTGCCAGTAAGCGTTTGAGTTGTTTTGTTAATCTTAATATTTTCAAGATTTGCACCGTACAAAGACGTAGCATAATCACGCATTGTGGTATCAAGCTTTTTAATTTCATCATCGGTAATAGACTGCCACCCACCAAGTTGATGCTCTTTCCCCGTTCTCACATCAGTATAAGTGCCAGACTGTTCTGCCAATTCTTTTAACTTTGCTGCCTGTGTAACAGAAGATAGATATTTTTTGCCAAGTGTTTGTACCTTTGATGCTTCTTGTTGTATTTGCTGTTGAATTTTTGGGTCATTTAATTGATGATTATTAACATATGTTTGATAATCCTTGTTCAGTTGATTGTATGCGTTATAATACTCATTAAACAATGGTGAATCATCTACAAATTGATCCTCAAAATCTTGACCACTTGCTCGTCTTGCACCAATAATCTTATTATATTGATTATCAACAGATTTCTTTGCACCAGTGCCGGCAAATAATCTCTTATTATGACTGATCGTTTTATTAACAATTTCACCTATATTAATTGCTTCTTGTCTTAAACGCTCAACATCGTCTATTGTAGTAGCCTGACTAATAGCGGCAAGTTTGTTGGTAAAATCAGCTAGATTGTTGTCATCACCCTTTAGGTACCCAACAGACTTTGCGTTTTCAAACTTGGTTTTGAGTTCATCTACTTTTGCAACAAGTGGATCGAGTTTACCAACAGACTTGTCAGATGTAATGGCCAACTGTTGATTAAAATCATTCCATTCAGCAGTTACTGTGCGAATATGACCCCCAAGGTCTGTAAGTTGATATATCAATTTACCATTATCAAAATTTAGAAAATCATACTTCTCCGTCTTTGGGTCAAATGTACCCTTAATTGCGTTTTGCATAATTTCCTTTGTCATCTGTTGACCCTTGGGTAATTTAAAGTCTTTAACAATATCACTTTGTTTTACGGTATAATCCCATTGTGCCGTATCTCTTAAAATATTTTTAGTTAAAGCAGATACTTTTTCGGCAGCGGCTTTAACAGCACGCATATCTGGTGTCTTTTTATTCTTCTTTGCCGTGTTCGCATCATCAACTGCTTTATTAAGTGCGGCAACCTCAGCCATGTACTTGTCATACAAATCACCACGACCTGCAGCCAAACCTTTTACTGTGTCGTCTTGACTTAATGCTCTATCACGAATTAAATCCGCTTCGGTTTTATTTTTGTTTTTAGCTGTATTGTTAGAACCGCTTCCACCTTTTTTAATACCTTCAGTCTTAATCTTTTTAATTACTGTAAGAATGTCTTGAAGAGTGCTATCTAACGCAAGACCACCAAATGTGCCACCCTCACCAAAAACAACTTTTGGAGCATAGTCTTTGGTTTCTTTAGCAAGTTTTTCGTATTCTGCCTTGTCTTTATTGGTCCAGCCTTTAGTTTCAAAAACTTCTTTTTGTTTTTGTTTTTCTTCTGTAATTTTCTTTTCTGCATTCGCTTCACGCTCTTTGGCTTCTGCTTTTTGCTGTATTGGTTTAACTGCTTCTTTTGCCACAAACAATTCATTCTTAGCATTATCGCTAATTTTAGTACCAAGACTCATTGCAGTTTGCTTAAGAGTAACCTTACTACTTGAAGTAATGCCACCAAGAGGCACTTCTTCTTCTTTATCAAACAACTTGCCTTCACCAGTAGTCAAGTACTCTTGCCACTTAGCATTATCTGACATTTCTGGTTTGGTCTTTTTAACCACATTGCGCCACGTTGAAATAAGGCGACTCATTTCAACCATTGCCTTTAAGTACTCCTCGGAGTCCTTTGCAGCAGTTGACATAACGCCCTTCAACTCTTGAACTTTTGCTTTTAAAGCTTTTTCGTCAGAGAAAATAGCATCAGACGTCTTATAACTGCCGACCTGTTTTCCAATATAGTTAGCATAAGCGTCCTTTTGACCAGACTTTAAGTCGTTAATACTGGTGCCAGCAATAATTTCTTTTTTATTGGAATCTAGAACAGGTTTAAGTATTGCTTCCGTAGAAGTCTCCCTCTTTTCATTCTCAACCTGCTTAGCGGTCTCGGCAGTAGTCGCTTGTGCATTTTTAAGTTGTTTCTCAGACTCTTGTGTTATGGCTGACAGTCCGATTGCATCAGCAATTCGTTTATTACTATCTATATTTAGACTCTCAAAAGCTGGTACTTCATAAGCGCTACCGTATTTCTTTCTTGCGGCCTCGGTCATTTGACTCTCAAGTTGTTTCATAAGAGCCGACATATATTCCTCTGCCTCGATACGCTTCTCTTTACCAACCTTCGCATTACGCATACGCCACGCATCTTTTACTCTTTGTTGGGCTTGTAAATACTCACTCGTAAACCACTTTACATCATCCATAGATGTCAGTTTTCTAATTTGTGACTTATCAAATGTTCTATCATATCGCGATTGTGATTTATTCTCATTCTCAACCTGTTTAGCAGTCTCGGCAGTCTTCTTCTTTTCATTTTCAACTTGTTTTTGACCTTCAACAAATCCAGTGTTGGCAAGTTCATGAATCTTATTTTCATAAATTCGCAACTGGTCTGCACCCTCGACACCAAGATGTTTAGCAAGTTCCTTATACGAATGTTGTAATTCACCTTTATTATCCTTATAAGTCGGAACACCGGGAATATTTTTATTCTGCTCTTTATATTCAGCAAACGCCCTATGCAATCTAAATCTATCTTCGGTATCTTCCTTTGTGCCTTTATTCTCTGGTTTAATTCCGTCAACAAGCGCTTTGATTAACTTTGGTAAATCCTTTTCTTCTTTGACTTCTGCCTTAATGCGTTTAATCATCTCTTCTGCAATAGGATTCTTCTCATTAGTTTTCTTAGTATTATCGCTAGTCGTTTTATTAACCTTAGCTTCACTAACAACCCCACGCTTCGCCTCAAGCTCCCTCATCCTAGCAAGCTTCTTTTCCATTTCTGGATCTCGAACAATTTTGCCACCAAATGCTGCAATAAAGCCATTTAGCACTTGCAAAATCTGAGATAATGTAGCCTCAGAAGCAATACCGGTTGCGTCTAATGCAAAACCACCTTTGCCACCAAATGCATCTTTCAGAGCCTTAGTCATAACACCGATAAGGCTAGAATCCTTCCGACGTTCTGCCTCTTCAGTTGCAACTTTTGCCTCAAGATTATTTAGCAATTCGGTATATCTTACAATTTGTTGTTCTGCTTCTTTACGCACAGTCTCATCGGCATTTTCAAGATTTGCCTTTGCGACTTCTAATTTATTTGTTAACCACAGCTTTTGCTTTTCAGGAGTCCACTGTTGCTCTGCCTTTTCGTCTTCTTTTGCTTGATGTTGTAGTTCTAACAAAGTATCACGATTATCAACAAGCATTTGTAGGGTTGCAATAGATTTATTGGACTCATCTAACGCTTTGTTAAGACGACCTAATTCTTCTTCAGAATCTTCGGTCTTTTCAAGTGTTGCAATTTGTGTTTCTAGTTCTTTTTGCTTTTCTTTTTCTGCCGTAAGTTTGCTTGTCAGTATTGCCTGTTCTCTCAGCACATCGGTATCAGCAATTTCACCATATCCAATACTACCAAACTTCATGGCAGCCTTGCGTTGTGCTTCGATATGAGCAATATCTTCATCAACACCAGGTTGCTGTTTTTGTAGGATGTCTAACTCTTGTAATAATGCATGACGAATTTCTGCACGAATATCAATTCCACCAAGTTTACCATGCTCAACAACCAAACTTTTACTATAATTTGAAACAATATCATAAACATTCTTTTGAAGTAAGTTTTTGAATGTACTGACAATTTCCTTGAATTGTGAACTTGCCACATCTTGAAAATCGCTTTCTTTTAAATCGTCTACCAAAGTTCCTAAATATTTATTAATAAAAGAATCGGCACCTTTATTTGTTTCACGGTTAAAAATTGATCTTACTTCTTTTTCATCTCTAGTGTATGCTCTTTGTAATTCACCAATTTCTCTTTGTGCATATCTTTCTTCATTAGCAATTAGATTTTGACGAGCCTGATTTCTAAATTCTTCCTCTGTTGTTAGAAAAATTTTAGGCAAAAACTCCTTAGCCCAAGCGTGCACATCTTTCAGAGCGGTCTTTCCGATGCCATTTAGCTCTTTTGCCAGATGATTAGCCTCTGTTTGGTTTCCACCTGCTTGCAACACCTGGTGTTTAAGATTGTTGATAGTTGCTTCTCTGCTACGATTTTGTGCAACAACATCTTTAAATCTAGAAACCATAGATTTTAGATTTACTCTTGTGGCAACCTTTTGCATCTCTTGTTGCAAAGGAGCATAATCATTTGCTGAGGCAGATTTAATAAAAGCAATATTCGCTTGTTTTTCTTGTTCAATTCTTTCTTTTCCCGCTTCAAGGGCATCACGACTCTTGTGCATGGCATCGATAGCTAAATTCAAGTCAGACACATCAGTATCAATTGTGCCCGCATTCGCAACAAGTATTTTTTGATATTCTAATTTTCTATCTTCAAAATACTGCTGATATTCAACACTGTCCCTTAGTATATCATGATACATATCTTGTAACGATGTTACATCAATCTTGTCGCCACGCTTACCGAGTGTCTGTTTTAACTGGTACAATACTTGCTCAACGGCCTCTGGTGTCAAAGATTCTTCGAGATATGTTTTCATTGATTCTTCGACATTTGCCATTCCAGCAGCTCTGTCATTATGATATTGCTCAGAACCAACATATTCATTAACCAAACGATCTTTAACTGTACGTTGATGGCGTTTATATTGCCACGAAGTAGAATACTTATGGTCATTTTCAATATCGTCTATTTGTGCTTCTTTTACCTTTATGCGACGGTTCAATGTTGCTCTTTTTTCTAATGCCGTAGTATAAGCATCTTCGGTTTTTGTAAGATATCTTAACGCTTGCACACGAGGACTATTCTCTGATTCACGTTGTTCACGCTCTTGTTGTGCTCGTTCAAGGGCATTTGTTCTTTTTCGCTTCTGAGAGCGTTGAGCACTTAAGGCCTCTTCAACATCAGCACCTTTTGCTCTCGCTAAAGCCAATTTTTGTTCTAACTCAATTGCTTCTTGTGTCGTTTTATTATATACATTCATTACGGCTTCGTCTGCTTTGTAGGCAATGCCGCTTATGTCCATATCTGTTGCTCTGCGTTGATTAAGTTCTAATGGAGTAAGGAGTTTATTAACATTGGTTAATAATGATTCTGTTTTCGCAATAGATGCGTTGTTTTCTCTGATTTTCTTGTTAACATCTTGCAGTTGTTCACTCAAGTCGTCAAAAGGCTTGTCTGCATTTTTTGCCTCAGTAATTGCATTACTCAACGAAGTGGCTTGTGTTTCTAATTCTGCTTTATGCTTATACAAAGATGGAATATTGTCCGCTAAAAGTTCATTTTGTTTGTTCTGTAAACTATTATAAACAAAATTATCTAAATCGGCACGCTTGGTGTCAATATTTTGATATTGCTGACTTAAAGCTTTTTTAGAAACACCTTTTGCTTTTGACAAATCCACCTGTTGTTCCATCTTAATAATTTCAGATAGAGTATCCCGATATTGGGCCATAAACTCGGCATCATCAAAGAACAACGATGTAAGAGTAGATCGTTCTATACGCTCTTTATAATCTTGATACTTTGCAAGTCCATTAGTAACACTTGCTAATGTTTTATTAAGTTGTTCAAGTTTTTGACGATCTGTTATGTCATTGGACATCGAAGCTTTTTGGATATCTTGAAGTAAAGTTTGTTGACGTTCTTTTAGTGAAAAATATTCTTCTGAACCAACACTTGCGCTTTGATAAACAGCAAGCTCTTGATTAATTTGGTCTAATTGTGTTTCTAGTGATTTTACTTGTTCAGTATCATTCGCTTTAGTAGCCAATTCAATATTTTTCAAAAGCTCCCCTTGACGGGTCACCAACAGCGGTTCTTTCTGTTTCAGATTTTCAAGAATCTTTTCATAATTTGCATTTAACTCATTCGTATGTTTTGTTTCATCTTGACTTAAATAAGAAGAATAAACAAACTTTTGCTTTTTACCATTTAAATCTATATTGTCTCCAAGCAATTCTTTTAACAACATTTCGTTATTTTCTTTTATAAGTTGACGAAATCTGTCTACATAATCAGATTTTGAAATTTTTTTTTCTTTAAGCTGATAATCTAAATCACTCTTTTTAGAAAGAAATTCTTCACCTCTGAATTCACTAGTGTATGCAGCGCTTGCCTTGTCAATTAAAGTAAATAATTCTTCAATTTCTTTAATAGCAAGGGCCTTCTCTTCTGTCTTGAGATTGCCTTTATCAATTAATGCAATTTTTTTTCGAATGGATTCTGCCCAAATTTTAACCTGTTTTTGGAACGATTCTTTTAAATGTTGTTGTGCATTTTGAAGTTCTGGTTTGAAATTTTCCATCCATTCGGTATCTTTTTGTGCTAAACCTTTCAACTCATTAGAGTACTTAGATTTATCATCAACAACAGATTCCAAGGTCGTTTGAAGCCATTCAGTTGCAACCTGTTTTCCATTTTTCAAAATTTTATTATAAAATTCTTGAACAATTGGATGTAATTGATTTTCACTACTTTCACTTCTAGCAAATCTGTCTTTTATTTCTGCACGCAACGCGTCATCGGTTTTAAATTTATCTAAACCAAAATCTTTAATACTATTTTGAAACTCTGCAATTGCTGCCTGAAGCCTTTTTGCACTATCCTGTTTATTTAATCCATCTTGATTTTTTCTTGCAGTTTGAATTGCCTCTACTTGTTCTTTAAGTTTACTTTGACTTTCTGTTTTAAATAAACGCTTAATTATTTCTCTTGAATTAGCTAATTCATCAATTGCATTTGACATTTTAGGAGTAAGATTTGTTGGAATCTTGTCGTCAGTTTGGGCAGTGCCATTGGCAACAGACTTTAAATACAACGATCTGCGTAGTATTGCACTATGTTTATCAACTTTTTCTTGATTCTTTTTTGTGTGCTTGATATTATATTTTGGATGCTGATATGTTTCACCATCCATAATATCTTGAACCATTTTATTGACAGCTTCTGCTTCTTGCTTGCTCTTTTGAATCTTCTGCTGTAAGTTATCTGCGTCCTTAAATAATGTATCAATTTCACTACGCTGAGTTGACTGTAAAAGCCTTTCACTAGTTGTACCAGACTTTTTTTCATCAGCAATTTTATTTTGTTTTGCCTCTGCTTCTGTTAACTCGGTTGACAAATCGTCAATTTGCTTTTGGAGAGTTTGATTTTCTGCTTTTAATCTATCTATCTCTACGACAGCTTTTCCTTCTTCAGAAGAAGCAACTTTATCATATTCTTTTTGTGCCTTTTGATAATCTTTTTCTGCTTTGGATAAACGAACTTCCGCTTCCTCACGAGGGTCAGCGCCAATGTTTGCTTCTCGCACATCCAACTCTTTTAATTGTTTTGATATGTATGCTTGAAAATCTGAGTCAAAAGCGGCTTTATCTGCTTCAGTATCTCTTGCAATTTTTGCATATATTTCAGATAATAACTGAGTATATTTATTGTATTCTGCTTGCGTGGACGGCAATGATTTAGAAGCCGCATTTTGATTTTGTTGTGCCTGTCGTATTTCCTCTTCAATCTTTTGCAGTGCCTTTAAATCTCCATTTTGAGTTGCGACAGAAGCCTTTGCTCGCAGTTCACTTAATTTTTGTGGTGTATTAGTGATTACATTGTTTAATCTATTTAATTCTTTTTCTGCAGCCTCTTTGTAAGATCTATACGATTTCATGATGCCATCATATAGTGTGTCAACAATGTCATCATCGTACTCTTCTGGATTTTTCATCCAAGCTTCATATTTTGCACGTTTTTGAAAAATATCTGAAAGCTCCGTATCTCTTTCAGAAAAATCAGTGCCTTCGATAATTTTCTTGTTTAATTCTGCTTCTTTTTTTGCTTGTTCTGCCGCACTCAATGCAGTCTGACGATTATTAAGCCTTGTACGAGCACCGGCAATTTTTCTAGAATTTGTATTTAATTTTGCAATATTTTCTTGGTTTATTGCAATATCTTTTTCTAATTCTGCTTTTTGTGTGTTCTTTTCTGTAATTTGCTTTTGAATGGATGTTTCTGTTTCTGCTAACTTGGCAGCTCTTTCTTCTGCATTTTTAAGTGAATCAGTCGCCTTCTTTGCACGTTTTTCAGCTCGTTCAACAGCAGTGGACTCATCTTTCCATGGCTTGACCGTATTCTCTGCTTCCTTAAACTCATCTATACTTGTATCTTTGTACAAAATATCGGTTCTATCAGGATAAGGAACAGTTAAATCAAATTTTGCACCAGGTGTATACAGCATCTTTAATTCTTGATTTCTTGCTGTTGTGCCCAATGCGGCTGTATTAATATCTTTATAAATACGGACATCTGACAGTTTGGTATCATCATCTCCTACTGCGTCATTAGCTCTAAGTGTAGAATAACGACTAGATACACGATAAGGCTTTTTTGCACCCTTAACAAAAACATCCATTTCGAATGCATTAACATACTTTGTAAGAGTATCATAGGTTTCATGAATGCTTTCCTTGAACTCTAAAACTGCAGTTTGTAATCTTTCTTTTTGAGCGTCACCGTCTAAACCATCTTCATTGGTAATGACTGTTTTCAATCTCTCAAAACTTTGAACAATATTTTTATACTCTGCACTTGTCTGATCCAGACCGTTTGTAGCCATAGTAAATATTTTATCAAAATCTGCTATTTCTGACACTTTCCATTTAGGATTTTTAACATTAAACGGCTCAAGCATTTTAGATTTGTCAACTAAATCCTTAAATACTTCAATGGAATGCACACGTCTTTCTTCGTCTGTTAGTGTTCTCTGACCAATATTTTGAGTATGTAGTAACTCTGCTAAATCACTACGGAAGTTTTGTGCAATTCTATTTTTGCCAACATCTTTTAACAAATTGTCAAAATCATCTAGCAAAGTAACACCATGCCGTTCAATCAATTTAGCTAACATGTCCGCAACATCCATTGAAGTTGCGTCAGCATATTTGTCGATTTGCACACCTACCGGCTTGCCATTTTCATCAACATCAATGATTTTTCTGTCAAAGAAGGCTTTTATCTTGGCAGTCTGTGCATTGTCTTTTTGTGTATATTCGGCAAATGTACGCACTACTTCCGTCATATGCTTCATATATGAACTGCTTGGGTCTAAATAAACAAGTTTCTGCTTTTTAGCACTAGATGTTTCAGCGGGTTGTGTCGTTGTACTGCTTACGCCATTAGGTATAAAATCTCCCGTTAAAGCCGCAATAAGCCCTTCAGCAATTGCATTTTTAAGCGTTTGAGGATTTAAATCAACAGTACCACCACCAATAGAGCCTACAGAAACACCACCGTTTGCAACTGCATCTTTAATTTCTTTTACAAATGCATCCTTGTTAATATGTAATTCAATTTGATTCTCTTCAAAATATTGTTGCAAATAGTTATATAAGGCGTCCGTAGAGGCTTCAAGACCTTTGTCAAAGCCAAGTTGAATATTTACATCCGCTTTGTCGATTTGCATTGCGCCAATCATTCTCTTGCGCCATTCATCAGTTTTATCTAAAATTTTATTCTGTCTGTTATCTACAACTTTTTCAATAGCGTTATAACCATTCATTATAGTAGACAATGCGTATTGCACTGCTAGATTATCAGCATCAGCAAGTAAATCCTCATTGGCTTTTTTTAATTGTTCCAAAGACGCAATTTTGTTAGTAATTTCGTTGACCATGCCAACTCTTGTTTCATCTTTTTTGGGTGCGTTATCTATTTCGTTTTGAATACTTAACCTTTTTTTATCCAGTTCTGTAATTTCGTTAATAATATTAGCAATTTCTTTTTCTAATGTCTTTTTGTTTTTTGTAACTTGAAATGAGTCAATAATTTTGTCTCCAGAAATAGGTTCTAATTGATCGTCAACTTTGAGTTTAATTGTGTGTAACGCCTTTGCCTTTGTGTTAACTTCATCAATTGCCGTGTTCACTGCTCTAATAATATCATCCGCAGAAGGAGCGGTTACACCAATACCAACAGTATTCTCCATACGTTTGTCGCTATGTAATAATGTACCTAATATTTTTTTAGCATTATCTCGTGATTCCTCAAACATCACCTTGATATCTTCATCCATTCCAAGATCATACAATACCTGATCTGTTACAGATTTAGATATTTTTTTCATTTGTATCAATTTTTTATATTGTGTTGCACGCTCTAGATATGTATTTGCCAAATCAATATTTGCTTTGCGTTCTACATCAGAACCCTTAACGGCGTTCTGGGAAGCCTCTATTAACTCATCTATTCTATCCTCAGTCTTATCAATCGCATTAGAAATTTTTTCTATTTCATTATTAAATTGAGATAAGGTTGAACTCGCATTAACATTTATTTTAATTTTTTTACTCTCATCTGATAGTTGATTCAATGAATCTTGAATCTTTTTAACCTCTGCATCAACTTGTTTGCCCACACCTTCAAAATTAAATGTAGGAACAAGTTCGCCCTTTTTTCCATCAAATGTGTTAAACAAATTACTAAAAACATCTTTAATCTTCTTGGTTTCCTTTACAAAAGGGGCAAGAACATCTGCAAGTGCACCCATGCCTCGAACCAAAGACTTCACATCAAAATTTGATCCAAGAGATTTAAATTCATTGCCAAGTTCTGCAACAATATCTACTGTGCGCTCAATATTAGCAGTATCTCCACTGGCGATAAAACCAGTAATCATATCTCTCTTTTTTGCTAATGCTCTTGTAAGAGACTGTTCAAGTTGTGCAATCTCTTTAGTACCAAGAATCTGTGTCCAATCAATGTTAAGCCCCTTGAATGCATTTTTAACATCATCTCTGCTATTCTTTACACTATCGGCAACGAATTCACCAAAATCCTTGCCTTTCGTGCCCATTATATCTTCCCAGTCCCAAGACTTCATCTGCTTTCTGATTTTTTGATCATCAGCAATCATTTCAATTATATATTGTAATTTTTTATCTGCCATAATTGTTCACCCTCCTTTCATTGAATACCTTTTAAAGCAGCTTTATAATATTTATCAACGGTAGAACCATATGAATCCATAAAACGTCCAAGTTCTGTATCTGCGGACGGATAATTGTAGTCGATATAAGAACGAATATCACCATATCCACCATCCCCAGCAAACATAAAATTCTCAACAATATTCCATTCTGTAAAGTCTTTGCCCTTACCAATGTGCCGCATGCCATTTTCTTTGAACTTCATTGGGTCTAATACAATTCCACCTGTATATCCACTGTCATAGTCACCATAGTCTACAGCTATTGCCGGTGCGTCCACTCCACCACGTGTAATAGCAGCATGCAAGCTCACTTGACCAGGTCTTGGTTTTCTTTTGGTTGTACCACTTTTAGTACGCAACTTTCGTTTGCCACCATACACTCTTACATAACGAATAGGGGTGTAATTATCATAATATTCATCAAGCAATCTATATGTCTCTCTTGTAAAGTCTGCTGTGATTTTTTGTGTAACTTTTTTCATTATTGTATCAAGATTTTCTTTTTCGTTTTTCATAATCAAATCAACTAATTCGTCAGTAAAATCCTTCATAGTACAACTCCTCCAAACTTAAAAACTTACTTTTTAGTAAATAATTCAATTAACCCCTTATATTTATCTATATCAATCTGGCTCAAATCCAGTTCAAGTTCCTCCACTTTTTCGGCAATAATATCGATGAGGTTGTCAATAGATACACCTAATTTGCCAAGCACATTGCCAACAACATTTTCAACCGTGTTGTTGTTTGCGACGATATCTTCCATCATCATATTAAGAATGTTATTGCAAGTCGCATATTCGTCACCAATAACATCCAAAATAGGATTTAACAAATCTGCTTGACAGAGCATATCGTATTCATCCAAGGAATCAAGTTCGCTGTCTTTACCAGAAGAAAATTCAAGATTTGAATATTTAGAAATAATAGAAATTGTAAAGATGATATATCGACTAACACTATCCACTTTTACAAGTCCACTGCTTGTTTTTGTGTTACAAGCATTTAAAACCTTTGCACAAAGCTCACGCTTTTCTGCAAAAGGAACATAATCTTTAATTTCAAGTTCCTGTTTAATATATTGCTGAACGGCATCAGGAACAAGTTTTGTATTCATAATATTTTTGCTTTTAAAGCCTTCAATAAATTCTGCAATTTTCATAATAATTGTCTCCTTTTAATCATTTTGTATTGTTCAAATGTCATCCCAAAGATCATCTTCAGAAATGATAATTTGTGGCAAATCAAAGCCACTTCTACAGATAAGCAGACTTTCTGCTTCGTCATCTGTCACACACATACCATATTCTTGCTTAACTGCCAAAATCGCCTCTGCCTTTAAAACATCTCTCTTAATTTTGCTCGACTGAGAAAGTCCAATGCGTTTACGCCATGCCGTTGGCAGAACCAACTCAAACTCAATACCATTAACTGTAGCATAATACATAATTGCACCAGCAAGATTTGAAAGCATTTTCACCGTTGAAATATTATTAGTCATCACTGACTCTTCCATAATAATTTTATCCAAATGATGTTGACCAAGATAATCACAAATAGCCAACATCATTTGAGGAATTCTCTCGTTAGAATTTTTTATTTTATGTAAATCAATCAATGTATGAGTTTCATATAGACCATCTGTAAAGATCGAAATGCCGGTTTTATTTGTTGAAGCGTCAATACCTGCAATTCTCATTCTTAATCACCCTCTTTAGTTTTTGGGTTTTCTGTTTTTATTTGCTTCTTTGCTCTCTCAAGTTCATTCTTTGCCCCAGCTTTTACTTGATGAAAAATGCCTTCAAGCATAGACTCAACAAAATAGCAAGGAATGCCTCTATCATTAATAATATGGTTGATACATTGCACCAATTCTGTTTTTGCTTCTTCAATTTCAATAATAAAAGGTTTGTTTTCCATATAATTTCCCTCTTTTTAATTCTTTTCTAATTTTAATATATATTCTTCAAGTAACTTGATACGATCTTCAAGTGCCGAAATGCGTGTTTTCACCTTTTGGATTTGCCATGTATTTAAGGCAACAAATTCATCATAACGTAGACCACATTTTTCTTTTCTTGTGCCATCTTCATTAACTTCTGTTGATTTAACATATGCCGCTAACTCGTTAGTGTCCAAACCAGATTGTTCGATTGCATAACAAACATCTTGGGCTACAAAACCAGTATGATAACGATTTGACGCACCGTCGTTATACTTAAATTTAATAGGTTGCAATTGGTCAAATAAATCATTATATCTATCATCTAATAAACAAATATCATGCTTTAGATTTCTATCAGAAGCAACCATTTCTGCACCGTTTAATTCCCATGTACCATACATTTCATTTACAGTATTTGCATGGAGTTCATCATTTAACATAATTTTATTGTCTGCCGTTATTTTACAGATAGTTTTTGCGTCGATTGTTATTGACGAATTTGACAATAATCCTACTCCTGTTGGCCCACGCAATATCAAATTCCCATTACTACCAATAAACAAACCAATTACTGACGATGACAAAACACTTGCTCCAATTTCATTTTGAAGGGCACCAAAAACCATTCTAGTTGGCATAGTGGTACTATTGCTATCACTCGTATATGTATACAAACCTGCCGCACTAATTTCGCACTGAGAGCCGTTCATGATATCAGATGTTATTTGCAAACCATTACTAGATATATCGATTGTGCTGTTCGCTCCTCGCATTCTACATGCCGACGTATACAACGAACCATCTGCTAATACACAAAACTGAGGAGTGCTCAATTTATAATCATAACTAACATATACAGTGTAAAAATTACCATCATATTCATCACTAATGGTGGCATATCCATCTGTTGTAAATGATATAGCGAATGTAGTATTATTGTTTGAATATGTAATTTGCATATTTTCAATTTGCTCCATTGACACTTCATTATCATCACGATCTTTTATGGCAACGACAGAAACATTGCTAACAACACGTTGAACATCATATAATGCTTCATATAACATAGATTCTTGATTGTAATATGCCATAATTCCTTTTATGCTCTCTGTTGCTGTTTCACTGGTTCCAAACCCAACACAAAATCTAGCAGGCATATCTCTACCTTCTGTTACAAGCGACTTATAAAGATATTTGTTTGCATTTGATGAAACAAGACGAGTTATGCCAGTGTTTGTATTAACAATACCTTCTTCGGTTATGCTCCAACCACCAATGTCACCTTCATTTGCAACAACCTTACCAGTAAAATTACCAGTTGCACCATCTAATGTTCCTCTAATAATACAATTATTGTTTATTTCACAATTATTAAAAATACCATTTGTAAAATTTCCATTCGTCGCATTTACAGTTCCATTAAACTCGCCTTCATTTGCAACAACCTTGCCTGTAAAGTATGCATCACCATTATCATCAATTGCAAAGTTTTTACTACGAATATACCCAGTATTTAAATCAATCGCAGTGCCACTATCTGAGTAAACCCCAGAAGAATGCATGTAGCTCGAACTTTTTATAAGTCCAGTAGTAATATTATTACCGTCAATCTCTGTTTTGCCACCAGTTTTTAAATCGGTTATTGTAACATAGGAATCAAGATTAACATTATCTGCATCAATAACAAGAGATGATGTAGGTTCTCCGCCTATATCTTTCTTAACAACATTAAGTGTTAAACTCGCCATTTCTTTAATCTCGCCATCATATGATTCTAACGCAGAGATAATAACAGATGCACCTCCGTCTTCACTGGTTTCTGTTCTAACGGATGCCATTTTTTCAGTTTCGCCATCTTTCCATAAAGAAAGTTGGTCAACAATAGCCTTTGTGTCTGTTATCTCCTCTTGGAGACCAGCATAACTACCCTCTAATGAAACCACACTCGTTTCAATCTTATTAGAATCTTGTCTAATATTACTAATTGCTCGACTCTGTACACTACTATCAGGAGTTGCAACAGCAATCCATTGATATTGCGTTTTACCATTGGTATCACTATATGGCTCCCATTTATATAAAGTGTACGACTTGTATGTTACGCCATTATATATTACATCATCAATGGTATCAACATACCAATAAATAGATTCAGTACTGCCTATAAAATATTGGTTTGAAAATGCTACTCGTCCAGATTCAACCCATTTATCTTCATTCCATTCATAATAGAATTCTCTGCTAAATTCTTGTTTGATAGAATCTCCGCTAGCCTGTTCGTATACTTCTGCTTCGTTGCCAACTTTTGTTTTTGTTGGTACATAAATTATACCGTTTTCGAACGTATTTTTGGATTGCTCGATTGTGAATCCATATGCTTGAGAATATTCTCCTACAACATATTTATTAATATTTGCGACCGTGCTTTGAATGTATGCTCCGTTTGCGTCAGCCTTGCGCTCAATTCGAGCAATTGAAGATCTTGATTCGTCTTCCCATAAAACAAGATCGTTTATTTTTGAACTATTTTCATCTGTTTCCACTTGAATACCAGCAACCGCAACAGTTATACCTGCGTCACGAGGATTTGTTGTTTGTCGCCAATCGCCAACATCATAATCATAGTAATAATATTCTTTTGTATCTTGTGCGTAGTACACAATATTTTTCTGTTTGTTTATATTTGTTATTGTATCAACTATTTCATAATATCCATTGATTCTTTGAGTGACTATAGACACCTTATTATTTGCATCGTTAATCTGCTTTGCCATAGTTGTAAAATCATTTCTTAATGTACTAACACCAGACACTGCCTCATTTGCAACTTTTACTGCATCATTTTTCATACTTATGGCAGAATTTGCCGCACTAGTTGCAAGTGCTTCTGCTCGCGCGCTAAGAGATTCAGCATTTGACACTTTTGTACCTAAATTTTCAACATCGGTTACCACTTTATCGACAGTATCAACAACATTGTCTACTTTCCCAGATATAACAATAACATCTGCCGTTCTTTTATACGCCTCATTAGCAACATTTACAGCAGAAGTGATATTAAATTCGGCATTCTCCATACGAGTATTTAATCCTTGCAATGTAGAACCGATTGAATATATCTTATCTCCTGCAGTGGTTAAGTTAATCAACGCATATGGCTCATTATCAATATAATGGAATGATATAACTTTATATCCATAGCCACAATCTACTCTTTTTGCAACACCATATGAATTAGAAATTACATATATGTCAGAACCTGTATTTTCATCTGATACAACTTCAAGCTCACATCTAATTAAAGCAGCACCAGTTGTTGCAACAAGTCCATATTTGCTATCCCTTTTATCGTTAGCTTGACCACCAACAAAAGCAGCAGAATCAACAATAATACCAAATATATCATTTCCTGAACAAATTGAAATTTTATCTCCATTCAACGAAACAAAAAGTCCAAATCTGTTTTCTGCTTCACTATTTCCATCTTCCCATTCGTAATAGTTGGCACAATATCTCTTGTCTGAATATACCGTTTTTAGTGATTCAATTTCGTCAAGTTTATCTTTAAGTCCTGTTATGGCGTCAATTGGATGCTGATCTTGAAAGTCATTGCCAAACAGTGAACTATGCGGTATAGCCCCATCTTCTGCAATCATATCACTTCCAAGTTTAAAATCATAAGAATCCAGTTGTATTTGTTCTGTAAATTCAACAATAACTTCTTCAATGTTTTTAACATTGTTTTGCATATCAATCACCACCTCACTGGATTATACCACCATTAAGAATTATTATACCGTTAAAGTCTGGGGTAGGAATAATATCATCATCGTCAATAATATGGTCATTTTTTACTGGATATACTGGAAATTCTCTTTTTTTACTAGCATATGCTGCCCCTTTGTCGGTAATGGCTCTAATCTGAGCATATCCCTTGCGGTCTTCTGTAAACCGAAGAGTTTCCTCTTGATTGAGCAGAATGGACAATTCATTGGGATTCTCGGTAAGATCGCATTGCCCAAGTACTTTTACAATTGGTAGTTTACGATTGGCAGCTGGTCCAACGTATCCATCTTGCCAAAATGTTATCTCGGCACAAACTACGCTAGACACGGGGCAGGGCAATATAAAATTAAATAATGTATTTGTGCCTCGAATCATATTACCACTCCTTTTATTATTTGTTTGCTGTTTTAATTTGCGCACATGCACCAACATTAACATGTGTTGCCAAATTTAATGCCGTTTTAACATCAGACATTTTTTCTTTTGCAACTCCATATATTTCTTTATATTTTACCATAATGAATCACCTTAATCCTGAGTGAAATCCAATGAAAGTGCGTCTTTTTTAAATAGTAAAACGTCTCCTGGATCAACTGTTACAGAATGTGGCTCGTGTACATGTGTAGTCTCATTTTCCTTAGTTAGTGGATGAAAATACAACGGTGTTCCAGTATTTGCTGCTTCTTCATGGAAAATACCAAAATAAGTTACTGTATATGGAGACTCACTCTTTGATTCATTAAAAGTAATTTCTTTTGTGTTTGAAATGATTCCATTGATGATCTTCCCTGCCTTATCAGTAGTCTCACCTGGAATAGTCATGAAATTTGTCCACGTAATTGTGTCTGCACTTTTACCGATACAGATTTGTTGTCTGCTATATCCAGTGGAATCAGGATTTGGTTCAGTAAAGTTGGAACCGTCTGCCTTAGGTGTCGTTGTAGACAAACCAATATAACATTTTGCATAATCTGTGCTAGATGTATAATCTGTATAATCAACTGTTTTTGTTTGACCAAATAGATATTTTAAAAGCGCATTCGCTAAATTTGTTGTAATCATAATTATTACACCTCTTTTTAATTTATTTAATCTCCAATGTTTTTGTTTCTTCATTATAAGTTGCTTCATACGCTTGGAATATAAACAGAACATCCCCATCTTGTTCTGGGTAATGCCATGTCATACTACTTGCCTTCGTATGAGATTTAATAACACCAGACAAATTAACTTTATATGGTTGTGTAATGTCTGGATTTAATTTTGCGGTTGTTTTAAGTTTTGCGTAAGCATTCACGTCAACTGGATCTGCCTCTATATCTCCAAGAGCTGCTTTAATATGCAAGTCACCATGAGCATAGATGTCAGACTGAGCAACGTCTTCCACTTTTAATGTAGATTCAATATTGAGTTCAGAATGTGCATAGCTGTGTTTTGGAACGACTGAATCGCCGTCAGATATTGTTCTGATCATAAGGTTAGCATTGGAATCTATAAATACCTGCGAGTCATTGCCAATATTTGCGTGAATGATGGCATTCAATATACTGTTGGCTTCTGCGTTAGCCGTGTCACTATTTTTGCCGTCACCAATAGTTGTGCAAATGTTATTGTCGATAGAATATGCATTCACACCATGTTTATTATCACCATATCCAAGACAAGCAAGAATGCGACCGCAATAACCAGCAATTTCTATAAACCTTGTTGCGTTTGGTTCTGCAATTGCAAAACAGATCTTGTTATCTATGGAATATACCTTGACAGATTCTGTACTATGACCATCACCAATTACATCAATACTATCCATGCTATTACTATATGCTATTTTTGCTGGTGAACTATGTCCATTGCCAACTGTCAATAATCCATCGCCACCAAATGCAACAGCATATTTTGCGTCAGCAGACATATCCGCAATAATTTTTTTGATGATATCTGTTAATTTACTATTGCTCGCTGCAAATGCAATATCATCAAATGTTCCAACCGCACAAGCAGAAAGAATTCCGTCATTATCATTTGCACCGACACCATCGCCATCATAGATTTCTGGGTCGGAAATAGCATACATGTCAACGGTGTATATCATATTTGCATTTGTGATTGGTTCTTTTTTGAGTGAAGCAATTACATCACTTTCCAAATCACCATATCCATGTTGCAATACAAAAGTACGAGTATCATAAACAATATCATGACCAAGATAAATTCTTTTTATAGGCTTTAGCCCATATCGTATTCCTTTTACTAATTTCATGATTAAATCTCCTCATAAATATAGTAATAAGTTGTTAACGAAATATTGCCATCATTGCGTAAATTCTCATATTCAGTTTGAGTTAAAGGAATAATTACGCTTGCTCCAATATTTTCTCTAGCCTGTGTTTTTTGTTCATCGGTCAAGGTTTGTTCTGTGTATTTAACAACATCCTCTATATCTGCGCCAATTGCTTTTAATGTGCCGTCTTCTTGAATAATGTAACCAACAGCAGAACCGTCATCATCAACAACTGCAACAAATTGACCTGGATAAGCAACTGGATTGGAAGACGCATATGTTTCAGCATCTTTCATTGTCTTAAATACTGAAAACTTATCAATGGGAATACCGTTAGTTCTATTAAACACAACACCTGTATCCCACACTGCACCATTGGCAATATCGTCAAAAAGTTTATCTTTACTTACAGCCATATCCCATCACCTCATTTCCATGTCAATGTTAATGTCGTTGCGCCGTATGACGCAGCATTGTTAACATAAAATAATGTATAAGTGCTTGATCTGCCGTTCTCGTGATTTACAGTTACTTCTTTGTTCTTTACTGTAAGTGGTAAATTATTACTATCTTTTACGCTCAAAGATTTCACTCTGCCCTTTGGAACCGCATAGAAAAATTGTTTCCAAGCAACATTAGAGGTTGCCGAAGAAACTGGAGTAATTTGCTGTTTTTGATTTGTTGTTAAGCCACGAATAATACTTGAATCAATTGTATCAATATCAATTGCAGTGCTTTTGAATCCATAAAAATTCGGCTTATAACCAACAATTAAATTTTTAGTCGTAGATGCAGATCCTGCTTTAATTTGCGTGTCTGCGCAATCATTGCCCAAATTGGTTTTTGGTATATTCCCGTCACTGTATTTCGCAGTTGCTGTCATTTCAAAACAATCACCTTCTGTTACAAAAATCTCATCAAATGTTCCAGATGATTGATTATAAGTTTCTGACTCATGAATTACTTCCCATTCATTAACCTGCACACCTGTTGTTGTGTCATAACTATAAGAACCCTCGTTAAATGACACAGCATACGATGGCACAACAGAAGTACCAATCTCGTAATATTGTGTAGAAGTGCTAATCGATACAGATGGATTTACAACCGATGGGTTTTGTTCTTTTGTCCAAATTGACTCAAAAACTTGGCGTAAATTTTTACCTTCTGACGGAATTTTGCCAGAACCATTAACGAGTTCAATATGTCCTACTTGCGTAGTAACTTGAATATCTTCTGCAAAATATACATTCTCTGCATTATAATTACCATCCATTGCCTTCCATGTTTCATCATACACATAAGCAGTATATGAATATTTGCCGTTCGCAATAGGAGTTTTAATAATAAATGTATCACCAGAAGCGTATTCATCATATAATGCAAAAATTTCATCCTCGTTATTACCATCAATACTAATTGTGCCTTCGTAATGTTTATTTGATTGATCACCAAACGAACTTGGCTTGTTTTTGATATAGTCTGGCTGTGTATCATCTGTCTGATTCCAGTCGGATTGTACGGTTGCACCACTAGCTCCTACTGGAGAGCCAATGATGGAATCTTCATGATCGTGCTTTTCTGTGTCAGTCTCAATTATAGTTGCCTGCATAGTATAATCTTCTAATTCTGATAAAGGATTACCAATTAAGTACACCTCGATGTCATCCGTTGCTTTTATGTTTTTTGTAATAAATACAATACCAAGCTCCTTAAACTTTGCAAGCTGTGCTATTGACGGCTGTAAGTCTAATCTACTATATTGTGTAATACCATCTGGCTTTATTGTTTGGTACAAAAGACCATCATCATCTAGTGCCCAATTATCTTTATATAATGTAACGGTAACAACGCGCGGTTTTACTTGTGTAATTACCTGAGAGACAATTTCGTCGCCTGCCATCAAATAAGCGAGCTCAGCATAAGTGTGAATTCCATCGCCTATTTTTAATTTATGTAAGCCGTTAGTTTCGTCAATTTCAATAACTAACTCACCTTCAAGAGGAATAAGTGTGGATTGTTCTGCCCATTGAGATACTGTGCCCCTTCTATGTTGTACTATGTATTTATACATCGACCTTCACCTCCCTAAAAAATAAGGGACTGCCATTTTCGACAGTCCCTCAATGATACTTATTAAACTACTGCTGTATCGACTGCTGCGAAACTAATTCTAAGTGTGCCTGGGTCAAACAACGCAACTGCTTCAGCGGATACTGTAACAGGAGAATCAAGTTTACCATAGTAAATCAATTCTCCACCAGTTTTTGCAGTATAAATGCCAAAGCCGTTCGCTGTTGGCCATGCGCCAGTTGCTTTTGTCCAGTTAATCTGTTTTGCGTTAGTGATCGTTCTTTCAGAAGCGATACCCATAAGATTCGTGTCACCACTATTGTTCATAAGCAACACTCTTTCATATGTATTGCCGGTGAGTTCTTCAAAAACACCACCGTCTGCTTCTGGATCATTGGTAGAAAGAGCAATATAAACCGCCGTAGGTTTTGTAAGTCCTTCTTTACCAAAAATATAATTTAATACTTTGTTAGCATAAACTGTAGTCAAAGGCATAATGAATCCTCCTTATTGCCATTTTCTTGGCTTTTAAACGTTTAATTTGTTGCTTCATAAAGCATAAACAAAATTTTCTTTTATAAATAACCTTGCTTGTCCGTTTTTCTAATTCGTATAAAACATCAAAGCAAGGTATGTCTGCTATAAAGCATGTTTGTATATTAGGTTTTCTATTTTCTATAATATTTGACGGATAAATAATATTCACATCTATAAAAAATGGATTGCCTTTTGTTGTTTTAATTTTATTATTAGATAAATCATCCTCATCGTGTTGCTCTGTTATTTTCTTCTGTTGTATATTTTCTTGCTCTGTCGTTGAATCACTAGTTCTTAAAAAATGACTTATTACATTTTTATCCTTGGAAATGGCAGGCTCAAAAATATTAGACAAAAAAGAAACTAAAAACATTGCGATAAGATATATACATACACAATATAAAACTTTGTTAATCATATAAATTTAATAATCAGGGTATTCGCTTATAGGTTTAATGCAGTCGGCTACAGTAGCAAACAGGGCGTTGGCTTTGTAAGTTTCAACAGCATCGTCTGGTACGTAAATATCGCCAGAGCCCCATTGGATTGTGGTTGTAACTTTATTCTTCGGGGTTGTAGCGTTAACAATAACTCTTCGTTTAACGTTCATAACTGACGGGATATTCGAGTTCGAATCTAGATATACGTCGGTAACCGATCCCATATATAACAAAGCTTCATCCACGCTATATCCGGACGAATAGCTGAGATACGTCTTAATACGTCGAAGTTTAGGAGCATGAATAAGTTCTAAGTACCTACTTGTGCAATATACTCCGGGTATAGCTATTGTCTCTAAACAAGGGGCTTGGTGTATATACGTGGTAATACCGGATGGTGAGTTCCAGTTGTGATTTGGCGAAGCTATAAATCTAAGTCTCTCGTGACCTATGGCACGTTCAAGTTCTATATCTGGTGCACATATAATTGATAATAATGTGTATTCTGGTACAATTTTATCCTTACTTTGATCTGAGCTTCCTATAGGCGACCTAGCGGAACCGCCTATAAGTGCACCACCTAACGAAACATAGCGCCCGCTGGTCGCGTAAACAGCTATGTACTTGATCCCCGCGGATGCATAAGTATGGCTATTCGCTGTACTATAGATACCTGAGGTGGACGTACTAGGTATTGTCGATACCGCACTACCGTCCATCCAATCTATAGCTCCGGTATTATTGGTACTACATTTAGCGTTTACGGTTACCGTCAAATTGTGTGCGGGAACATCCACTATAAGAATACCTACGTTTTTCCCATTGAGTGTATATAGTGGTCCGACGTCAGCAAAAAATTTTTCGGACTGTAAGTTGGATAATGTGTGCGTCCACCCAGAAAACTCAAACCCCTCAAGCTGTGGGCCAGGGGGTAATTCAGTCAAAGCAGCGGCTTCTGCTCTTGTATAGGAATATATAATATTGCCCATAGGGTCGTAGAAATTGATTGCTTTACTTTTTACTGAACCATCACTCTCTCCGCCTCCAACAGAAATCTCTCCAATCTTACTAGCCATATCAGTTGGTTTAATCGCGCCTGTCGTTCCAGTTTTTTCTCTAATGGCATCGGCAATAGAGGTTAAAGTTGTCTTTTGAATTAAATATTCAGCCATTAAAACTCAGCCTCCTCTGCATTAGGAATTGTTGACCATGTAGCAACACCGCCAACTACTCGCAAGAATTTTCCTTCGTCTGTATCAGGTGTAATTGTAGGAAGTTTCATTTCATCAGGAAGATAAATAGGGTCGAGTTTCTTTATATAGTCTTCAGCAAAAGAAATTTTGATAGTGTATTCACCATCTGAGAATCTCCCAGCACTATCAGACAAACCGCCAAGTATATCAACGATAAATGCAATTTGTTCATTGTTCTCATTTCTTATGGATAATACAATATAAGGACCCATAATTTCACCAACACCTTGATAAACAACATCGCTTATAATAACACTATATCGAACTCCTTCGATAATTTTATTATAATCAATTGTTGCCATAGATCCACGTCCATCTGTCACTGTAATTGTCTCATTCGCTATCACAGTACCAGCAACAATTGTTTCAAAAGGTTTATTGACAATTTTCTTTTCATAATCAATATCACCAATAAATTTATTATCAAGTTTTACAATTTCTTGCTTTTCTTGTACTAAAGATATTGTTTCATTAATAGTAGAAATGTCTTCTTCGTATGTGGTTTCAAGATCGTATATGATAACAGCACCATTAAAACAAGCTGCCACAAAAGGTTCACCTGTATCTCCAGTACCCATCATTTTATCTGCATTACCAATACAAGGTATTCCTTCGAGCGTTTTTCGTTCGCATTTATATGGCATTCCATTCCAAAACAAAATCACATTATCCCAATCACTATTCCAAAAATCAACAAGTGTAGCTGGTGCAACATCTTGAAACCCATAGACAGACATATCTTCATAATAATTAAACGGAATAGTTGTAAATGGTAAAATTTCATTTACTTCAGCCGTTTTAATTTTAATAGACACTTCATGTTGTGGTGCAGTTTCCGAACCAACTGCGTTTAAGTCGATCATCATAAACCCTTGCTCTTCGCCATCTAACATAGCCATAATAACAAAAGGTTCTCCACTATCGCCTGTGCCAGCCAATTGTCCGAAATTACCAAAAGCCTTAGCTTGTCTATCTATTGTTCCATCTGTTGCAATAGTATTTAAAATATACTCTTTTCCATCCCAAGTTACAGTCGCTTCTTTCCAATATTCCTTAAATAAAGCCGGTTCTAAAGGAACCTGCACTAAGGCCATTCCATCTTCTTGGTTAAAAATTATATTGGTAAAAGGTAAAATCTCATGCTCTGTTATTTTTCCATTATCAACATAAAATGGTCTGTTTTTAATGTAGCCAGCATCATTTTCATCATTTTGATTCCAGTCAGTTTCTACAAACTTTTGAGGAATTTTATGAATTATATCTTCTCCTTCTTTTGAGATGCCGAAAGTTATTTTAGGTTCAGGACTTGGGTCATCTGTTTTACAATAACAGTAGCTTATTGAATTACCATTGGATATTATTACAGCATTTCCTATAAAATAAGGTTTAGTATCATCGCTCGATAGAGTTGATAGTCCAAACCATGATTTGAATATTTCTAACATATATTGAGGCAATACCGAAATATTTCCAGCATAATACATTATTGCAGATTCGCCAATAAATTTATATACTGTAGATTCAAATATGTCGTTCCCCATTGTTACTTGAATTTTATTGTTAACCAATGATTCTAAAATTTCCTTTGGTAAAGAAATATCTAAAGACGGATTCTCTTCTCTTTCAGCCATATAAATTATAATAGTATCTTGTTGCAAGCCAGTTGTAATCTTTAAACCAGTAGAAGTATTTCTAATAAAAAATGGCATTTCAGCATTTTCAGGGCAACTATTAGTCACTGTATCTAAACAATAAGCAATGTTTCCTATTGCTACATAACTTTCATTATCAGATGTTGTTACAGTAAAAGTACGACAATCAAAAACACTATCATAATTGTTAAATCTTACTCTCCATATAGTATTCTCTTTTAAAGTATCTGGTGAACGCTCGTGGTCAAGAACATAAATATCTGGATTTATGTCGCTTGGCGCAAAATTTTGCGTAGAATCTGCTCCCCAGTCACCAAAAACATAACCGTCAATTTGATAATTAAATGTAGTTTCTTCTACAGGAAGTAATTCTTTTCCTTCTGTTTTCTCTACAAAGAAAGGTCTATTTTTAACATAATCTGGCTTCGTAAAGTCACTTTGATTCCAATCTGATTGAACAAAGTTTACTTCTTCAACGATGGTGTAACTAAAATGACCATATGCACCTATAAGCATAGGAGAAAGGTCGGCTGGAGCCATTACAAATGTTCCTACCGAAGAGACGGTTACTGGTACTTCCATATCGTTAAAATATATTATATATTCTCCTGGTTTATAAAACACAAAAAATGGATAATAAAAATTTGCGTCTCTAAGTATAAGATACTCTTCTTCTTCATGCAATACATTAAGATTAAAAACCATAGATTCGCCCAATACATGTCCAAAAAACGCTCCAGAGAGTATTTGTTCTTTCGTGGGAGTAGCGTCAATAAGTTTATATAAATTTACAGATTCCTCTGGAATAACTTCAATACCATTATCAACAGTTTCTTGAGTAAATTCCCAATCTATTTTTATTTCTTTTTCAATTGTGCTTGTTGGGCAAGAACAGTTTCCACCGCCACCACTTGGAGCATCAATTTTAGACCAAATACCATCAACAACGCCAAGCACTTTACCATTATCATCGGCAGTTACTTTGGGTAATTCTGCCTCTGGTTTATTTTTAATAAAATCCACAGCGGTTTCATCTGTTTGAGCCCAGTCAGATTGAATTTGATTTTGCACTAAATGTTCATTAATAAACTTTGCCATATCACCGCTTGTTGTTTTAAGAGCAACATAATTTACGCCTTCATATGCTACTGGTTTACCATGATAGTTTTTAAGAACGACATCTTGAGATGCCTCATAGGTATATACGCCGATCTCGTGTGTGGTTTCAACAGTCTCGACTGTCAAACAACTCGCATAAGACCCAACAACACCAAGGATAAATGGCTCTTCCGTATCTTCTCCAATTCCGATAATGGATTTGTTTCCAAGCCCGATTCCAGAGAGTTGGCCAAAAGTCATCGGTTCGGCTGTACAAGTGTATTTCGTGTCACCAAAATAAACATCATATTTTCCGCCCTCGACCAACTCAAATGAACCAAGGTCAGCGAAACACAATCCGCCAAATCCATCGTCTGGTGTAAATATTAACTCTTGTTTTTCAAAAATTACTTCTCTTGCCATTAAATCACCTCCAAAATTTCATTTTCATAATTTATTGTATTTGCCTGAGATATACATAACACTCCATCGGCAAGTGTTGGATAATCCCAGCAACATAAAATCGCCAGCAATTCAGTCTTCTCATTTTTAGAAGTGCTTGCATGAGCAGCTCTGGCAGACAGCATTGGCGCATTAATCTCGTTTGTACTCGTATCACGAATATTAAATCTGGGACTTTTCGCTCCCACCATACTAGCTTTAAGGATATTGTTCGAAACACTATCAACAGCAATATCACTGGCCTTTTTATCTGTAACATCCGCACTTGACATCGTAGACATATTCCTATTCATTTTTAATTGACCAATGATATATGAGATTAGTCCAAAACGATGAGACATACCGAGAGTTCTTGCTGTGCTTGCTTCTGTAGAACCTGCTGTATTAAAATCTGCGTCTGTGCTTACGCCAATCATACGATTACTTTCTGCTGTTGACGCTTGTATAGAAACAGCAGATGACTCAAGTGGCATTTCAATAACTTTTTTTGCAGACAGTTCATCAGAATCTGCAGTATTAATAGTAGATTTTCGTCTAAAAAACATATCTTTATTGAGTTTTACGAAACGAAATTTACTATTCATTAATTCTATAATTAACCTTCTTCGATTAAGCACAGATCATCACTCCAATCCCACGAAGGACAGAAACTTGGCACGTCATGCCAGGAATAAAGCGAATCTCGTGTGCCCATCTGGGTTCTGGAGTTATTGTAAGTCCTGTGAAATTGCTAGAAGGAGTAAATTCAAAACAATATTCACATATTTTGCTAGAATCACCTGTATTAACAAGGTTTACTGTTAAAGAGTCAACTTCCCCGAAAGTGTAATAAGTATCTGGCAAAATATTAGTAACGCCATTTTTAATTGGGTAGTTTGAACCTGCGTCTGCCCATGTGCCGTCCCCACGTAAAAATTTCGAACTGTCGGCGGATGTGGGAGCTGGCACTGTGCCCGTTGTACCGTCGGTAGCTTCGGTTGCGCCTACCATTGGCGAAGGTGTTTTTAGCGATTCAACCTCAGTATTAATTTCGTTAATAGCGGAAATTAAGTCTGTCTTATCTGTTGTTGTTAATTTATCTAGAATATCATAAGATTCTGTGGCTAGATTAAACTTTTCAACATATTCCTTAAAAGAAGTATAGTAATGAATAACAAACTCAATGCCTTTAGTAACACCGTACATCTTATATACTAAATATAACTCCTCAAATGCACGATACAAATCTTCTATTGGATGATTAACAAATGTAATATCTTCTGTTACACGGTCACTGACTGCTTGAGTTTCTAAGCCGACTGCTACATTTTTGCCGTTCTCAGCACCTATACGAATTTCATCTTCAGACATACTTACATAATCAGTAGTGCTATAAGACATAAGCACAGTCGAACTGCTGTGTTTAGATACGAAATCAAATAAATTACCCTGACCGTATTCATTATCATATGACTGTTTCTCAAACCACGTTGGTATACAAGCATTAAAGCTTAATCGGTTGGCAATACACGCTTCATACGTAAGTACGATTGCATCTTGATACAGCTTAATCGCCATGTCTCTATCAGTATCCCACAAATCTATTGTGTATGGTTCAATATCAAACTGTATTGTACCGATTTTTTCATAGTCATTTTGAACTGACATATTGTAATTAACAACTTTTTGTATTTCTTCTGTTATATGACTTTGATTTTCAGTCAATATCCAGTTTGCCTCACCTGCTAGCCAGTTAACAAGTATCTTATTTTTTTGCATTGTACCTACAAAAGTTTTAATAGAATATGTTACCCAGTCATCATACATGCTCTGATATACACGATTAATTCTGTAAGACTTGCAAAAAGCAGCAAAACCTTCTGGGTCTTTTATGCCTTCATCGCCCCATGACCAAATAGTATAATTACGATTAGGAATATGCGCAGTACTTGTTATCGAAACATCGTTAACGATATACAATGCAAAGTTAGTCATTTCACAAGTTTCTGGTGTCTCTCCAGTACCGTTACACTCTAATCCTAATTTAAAATTTACAAGGTTTTCCGGTACATCTATAGAAACTACTTTGTTGTTCTTTTTTACCCTACCAAATGACCATGCTGTACCATTATACATCTTAACATATAAGGTATAATTTTCTGAGCTTATGTTTGCCACAGCAACAATAGTCTTACCTTTTACAAGGTCAACCATGTCATACATTGAACCAGTTTTAATACCTTCTTCAACAGTGTTTGAGGTACATACATACTTACCATCACTAATTTCAACATCGGTAACCAAGGATGGGTCGCTTGCTTCCCACAAAGTGTAAGAAGGGGTTATATCAGTAAAGAATTCAACTGCCTCGGATTTGTCGTTATAATCAATATTAATAATGTCTTCAATTGACTGCATCTGTAGCTCAAGATTTCCATGGGTATGGTCGCCCTCTGCTACGGTGTCTGGACCATTACCAAAACTCTTATCAATCATTATTGAATTATCAATAATATCATCATGAACATCTAAACGTACATTTACATTGTCCATAGATGTTCGAATGTCATTGTGGGCTTCTGTGTCAACATTATGTACATCAATGAGGTTGTTTACTTCATCAATACTTATCCCACCACCAGGCGTGCTATTAGCACACACTTGTTTTCTTTGTAAAACACCATTTTCATCTATATAGTCTATGTGGAAAGTGCCGTCATCCGTGCAAAAATAAGCATAACCATCATGCTTTTCTGCAGGCAAGTCTGCGCGTGCTCCACGAAACGGTTTAAAAAGTGCCATATTATTTTATCTCCTCTCTGAGTAAGAAATTTAGCACAATATTTATTGTGTTTAATATTAAAATGTTCCCCAAGAAACTTCCGTGTCATCAATTAACGCGTCAACCTCTTCTTGAGTGTATATTTTCTTTCCGTCTGAAAATCCAGTTCCGCCAACCAGAATATTGCCGGAAAACCAACCGTTTCCGTTTCCATCAACAAGGAACGCATTTTTACGATCAGTGTCGCTCGTTCCTTTGCCAACTATTAAAAGGCTAGTGATATCTTCTACATTATACTTACCCATTGCGGTCTGATTTTTACCAGCAGCAATAGTTCCCTCACCTTTAGCGTGCGACGCAATACCTTTAGCTACTGTGTTAGAACCCTCCGCAATAGCCCACTGTCCAGTTGCAATATTATTTTCATAATCACCAAAAATTTCAGCATTGGCAGACGCTACCACTTCCGTTCCATCAATAGTGAAGGTTTGACCTTCAACATCTTTACCAACGAATTTTAAATTCCTACGAACCTGGGTTAATTCTTCGTCGGTTAAAGTTTGTTCTGTTTTTAAAAGAACTTCTGTTTTATCAGCTTTATTAGTGATAGCACTTAAACGTCTATCCTCAACATAGTTACTAGTAATTAATTCTATATTAATATTTTTACTTGTAGCTAACTCAAAATCAGATTGACTTAATAAGTTATATGTATACGGTGAAACAGATATTGTTATTCTATTTGTATTTGCTGCTGCTGAAATGATGTAAGAAATAGAATCGTATTCTAGCGGAGACCATGATACATTTAAATTAACCTTAAGATTTTTAATGTATAAGTTTCTTAATGAACTGCACCATCCAAAAGCATCTCGCCAGCTTCCAGATTTTGCACCGAAGTTGGTAGTATTAATAGCATCAAAGGTACCAGCATTTTCAATAGCCGTTGCAGCAGACATTAAACCTCTACAGTCTTTAGGTAATACAATGTTAAAGTCAGGATCATCATGTCCAAAGATACCGATTGTTCTGGCACCGTAGTAACTGAATGCCTGAGTTGCCCACGTTGCTTTTGCGAAACTATCTCGATATGCCTTATTTCCCCAGTTAGGGTCGCTGTTTACGTTAAAAGCTAAATAAAAGGCTTTAAATGTATTGTCTGGTATAGATGAATAGCACAAAGGTAATTGTGACGTGTAGTATAGCGTGTAGTTTGTTCTTTTAGCAACATCACTTATAAAAGGGTTATCACTCCAGAAAATGCAGTTTAAGTATTGTGCAAATTGTACCTGATATGACCCCTGATTACCTTGACTCCACTTTGAATACATATCCACATCATTCATATCAAACAGGATATTAGAAAATTGTTTAACACCTTCCAGCCAGGAATAGTAAGTTCCTAGCGCACCAGGGAATGCGTTCAAGGCCATAATAGAATTATCAGATGTTGGAATAATTTCCCACACGTCAGTACCTAGAAATTTAACTTCAACATTAGAGTTTGCAGGATATACTGTAGAAACTCCGTTAATAACAACTGTTACATCTTCAATACAGTAGAATCTTAACACGTTATCAGAATTCAATCTTTTAAAGTAAGCTTCAACCTGGTCTTCAGCTATAAAGTTAGAGTCATTTTCTAACTGACTAACTTTTGTAGGTACATTCTCTATTTTTGCATAGCCATATTGAATAATAGCGTTTGATGTAGGTATTTCTTGATCACTTGGATTTAAAGATGTTGATAAAGTTGCACCAGAAATGCTATCTGCATTACCAGCATTAAATTGTTGCCTTTGCGTGTTGCCATCATCGTCGATATAATCAAAATGCGCGGTGCCATCATCAGTGCAAACATAAATGTTGCCATCTTGCATCGGAGCGCTATTTAACGATTTGCGTTTTCCACGCAAAAAACGTAATAAATCCATTGGAGATACCTCTCTTTCGTTTTACTTAAAAGAGGGCTAGCGAGTCATCCCGCTAGCCAAGTAATATTTTTTATATTAATTTTCTGGAATTGCTTGGATTTTATCTGTGAAAGAACTCCAACCGGAAGCCGTCTTGTAAGCTTCTACAGATTCGGCAGGAACGTATATGGCAGAGAACTTAGAACCATAGCTAGTATAGAACACACTTGAACCAAGGGTAGGAGGTGTCGTAGCTCTAACCGTTATACTCTCCATGTTGTGACAACCATAGAATGCCTGTTTTTCAATCCTATTAATGCTCTCAGGTAGTTCTATGCTACTAAGACTAGAACAAGTTCTGAACGCATTTTCACCAATCATATAAATCACGGCATTTTCTGCAAAAGTTACGTCTGTTAATTTCGAGCATGCATTAAAAGTGTATTCGCCAATGCTCATTAGTCCTGAAGGAATGTTGATGCTGGTTAGGTTAGAACAATTACTGAATACGTAACTACCAATATGTGATAATTCACTATGCCCGCCAAAAGATATGCTCTCGATACTAGACAGTGCGAATGCATCGTCATAAATATAACTAACGTTATCAGCAATTACAACATCTTTAAGAGTACTTCTATAAAAGGCGTATGCGCCTATAGAACCTACATGATCGCTGACAACAATTTTAGTTGCCGCACTTAATTCAGGATGATTTGCTAATATATAATATATAGATGAGGACTCACTAGCGTAACTGCTAGATGTATATTTGTTGCTAACATTCAAACCATAAACATTAACAAGCGTATGCCATGTTGCTATTCTAACATTGTTTTCATCGTAAAGTCCACCTATAAAGTCATAATCATATTCAATTGAATAGTTATAAGAGTCATAGAATGCGTATTCTTCGCTAATAGCCATAATATATATTGTTCCACATTCATTGTCTCCTGTAAATATTTTATCAGAAAGATCTATAGTTGTAGCTGTGGTATAAAAAGGTTCATTATTTCCTACCTGAATTTCATATTTTATAGCACCTTTGACAGGCTCAAAAGACAAAATAGCGTCATCGCTCAAAACTAAATTATTAGGACTCCCTATGCTTCCAAGATACATATCGCCATCACTGCAATGAATCATATCTATCGATGTTTCATCGTTCCAACGATAACCTAATGTCACAGAGCTTATAAACTGAGGTCGAAGCCCCATGTAAACTACATTGGAAATATTTGAACACTGAGAAAATGCGTAATATCGAATGTCTATGATGCTTTCAGAAATAACAACGGTTTTCAAATTATTACAACTATTAAAAGCATATGCGCCAATTTCGACAATACTATCCGAAAATCTAACGCCTGTTAGACTTTCGCAACCAGCAAACCCATAATCAGGAATAGATGTAACGGCGTCATCTTTAGAAAACAGCAAATCACCACAAAGTTCCGCAGGCGTTCCAGGTATAGCCATTGAACCATAACTATCGGTGAGTTTTTTCCCGTCAGCAGATACAGAAAATACAGAACCCCATTCATCAACAGTTATGCTAGACGGACCATAAACAGCTGACCCAGCAGGCATATTGCCGTTTAGTGATCCATTATAATAACAGTCAATAGAGCCATCTTCGTTATAAACGTAGCCGTAGGAATCAGCTACATATTGTACACCATAATAGAATCCGTACTCATTTTTCTTAGGCAACCCAGTAACAACGCTGCCACGATAAACAGTTCCATTTTCAACTACAATATAACCATCGGACACTAACTCATCCCACGATTTCAAAAGAACTGTATAATTAGAGCCAGTTTCATACAAACCAGGGATTGCCTCTTCTTCAACTTGAGTTCCGATCTCATTGAACATTACGCCCAATCCAGAAATTGCGTCGTTCATTTTTGTTATATCAACAGCGTATTCAACACCATTAACGACAACTTTGAACCCATCACCGGCAATGGTAGCAAGGTAAGAAGCAAAGTCATTAGTAAATGTTGATAATTTCGTAGAATCAATATTATAAGAAGTTCCACCAAAATTAATTGTGGAACCAGAACCATTCATATTTGTTGAAAGATGAGTCTTTAAGCCATCGATAGCATGAGCAACATTAGACTCATCAACAGCATATTTGGTTCCGTTAAAAGAAATCTTAATATTTGCCATTAAATTTTCCTCCATTTTCTGAGGATGATAAAAACTTACCATCCTCAGTTTATATTATAATTAGAAAGAACCCCAAGTGTGAGCAGCTTCAATCATTGCTTCAACTTCTTCTTTGGTGTATACGGTTTCCGCAAGTGCATTAACCTTGTTGGTAGCGTCAGTTGCAGCGGAAGCGATGGCGTCAGCTTCTGCTTGGTCTGCATAAGCCTGTGCTTCTGCAAGAACAACTGCGTCTTTGTTATTGGAATCAGTTTTTGCAGCTTCAATTTCAGCCTGAAGTTCAGTCTTAAGAGCTTCGTCAAGTTCGCCTGCTTTTGTTTCAGCTGCTGCAATTGCTTCGCCCTTAGCGGTAGCAACTTCGCCAGTTGTAGCATAGCCAGCCTTGTTGTCTTCAAGGTCTTTGATACGACCAGCAAGGCCTTCTTCTACGCCAGTAGCACGATTAGTTTCCACTTCAACAGCAGCACTAATAGCGGTGCTTACTTTTTCAACATCAACTTTACCTTCGAGAGTGTCAAGTCTTGCTCTATCTTTAGCAATTTCAGTGTCTGCATGGCTCTTAGCATTTGCTTCAGCAGTGTTTGCTTTAGATGTAGCGTCCGCCTTAGCTTGCGCAAGAATACCATTTTCAGTATTATTAATTGCTTCAATAGCTTCTTTGTTAGCTTTTACCTGACCATTCGCAAGACCATCAACAAGACCCTGAGCAACGCCAACTTCTTCCCATACTTTGTTAAGCTTGGTCTTTACACCTTCAGCAAGTTTTTCTTCGGTAACGCCACCATTTACGAGAGTAGCAGAAATTTCGTTAAGATTGCTGATAGCAACCTGAACTTCTGCAGCACCATCTTTAGCAGTATAGATATCTACGAGATCCTTTGCAGGAACATAGATAGGAGTATCCTGGTTAGCGATAACAAGTTCGATATATTTTTCGCCAACTTTAGCACCAGCATAAGGAACGTCAGCGGTTTCTACTTCCTTAACAGTACCAGAGGTTACAACGAGTTCTTTGCCGAGCTTGATAGAACCAATTTCAGTGCCACACTGTGTGAATACATAAGTCTTAGCAACAGATGTATCCTCAGTGTTTTCTGTGATGGTTACAGTGTAGTCGGTCTGAGCAGGGATTTCTGCAATCTTGTCGTCAGTATATTTCTTTGCTTCAGCAAGTTTAGCAGATGCGTCTGTCTTGGTTTCATAAGTATTACCAGCCTCAGTAGCGTGAGTAGAGAGATCGCCAGCAACCTTGTTAATCATACCAACAACAGTGGAGCCTTCTGCGACTTCACCAATCTTATCATTGATTGCTTTGTCACCATCTTCACGAGCTTTTACTTCGTCAGCAAGTGCTTTGTCGTTAGATTCAATGTAAGCGTCGATTGTGTCCTGAGCATCGTCGCCAGCTTTCTTAGCGGCAGCGATTGCTTCATCTTTGCCATCTGCCATTGCCTGTGCTTCGGTTTTGGTAGCATAATCATATGCTTTGATTGTAGCATCAAGGTCAGTGATTTCAGAAGCAGTGTGGGTATGTGCGAAGTCAGTGATGTCAGCTTTTACGTGTTTGTGATCTTCTACGGCATAGTCACCTTTAACCTGGAAGCCAGCAAGTGCGTCGCCAAGACCATCAACATCTGCGATAGCATGTTTTTCAGGGTGTGTATATACTACTGTTTCAACGCCATCAATCTTAATATTGCCGTTAGTTTCAGATTTTTCTACTTTATTAGCGCCTTCAGAAACACCAGCAAGTTTAGTGATTTCGGTATCAGAAACAAGAGATTTACCTTCTACTTTGTCAACTTTCTTGGCAAGTTCAGTATCAGCATAATCCTTAGCATTCTTTTCCGCAGCGTTCCATTTAGCAACATCTCCGTCAGCAATTTTGTTAAGTTCAGATTCAACAAATGTGTGAGAGTGTTTCTTTGCAACAGCGTCAGCAAGATCTGCTTCTGTCTGTGTGTAAGTGTCAAGAAGAGCTTTGTTGTCATGAGTGTGAGAAGTACCTTCTACAACTTTAACTCTTTCGTCCATAGCCTTATCAAGACCATCTGCATAGTCTTTGGCATTCTTTTCAGCAGAATCCCAGGCAGTTACTTTATCAGCAGTAATGCCGTCAAGAACTTCTTTATTTGTGTGAGAGTGATTTGCTGCGGTAGAAGCATTGATCTTTTCTGCAAGTGCTTCATTAAGATCACTTTCTGCAACTTCGGACTTGTAAGCCAGATCGCCAAGACCAAGAAGAGTCTTAAGTTCTTCAACAGTAGGCTGTTTGTTTACCTGTTTCCATTCAGTACCGTTCCATTTAGCAAGAATGTTTTCTGCAACACAGTAGTAGAGACAGCTTTCATGTGCTTTTGCGGGAAGAGCTGCAACATTTGCAACCTGAACAAAGTCGCCAAGTCTCTTCATACCAGTGCCAGTACCGAGATAAATAGCACCTTCGTCAGTAGTAATATAAAGAGCACCATTAACGCCAGACGCAGGAAGAGACGCTTCTAAACCTTTATAAAATTTAATCATATCAGCCATAATTATTTCCTCCTAGAAATAAAAATTTTAATTATTATTTATATATCTTTTATATTTTTCTTATTACATTTCGCACCAAGTGTATGAATCTTCTGCATTAGCAATAGATTCTTTAAGCGCAGCCACTTCCTCAGAAGTAGCAAAGTTAGCCATATAATAAGGCTTAATATTATTGTGACAATCTTCATTACTAAGATTAATGCGAATAGAATCTGTCGCAATCATTACATTATTCGCATCAAACCAATCAATTCGATAATCCCAACCGATATACTTCTCAACCGATGAATTTTTACCATAATAAGACCAGGTGCTAGTAACCTCATCAAGCTTGGCAATACCTAACCAAGTAGGCTGATATCTACGACCATGTTCGTCGGTCTTTAAGTCAGTTAAAATTTCGTTATCAGACTGGTTACCAAGGTGCTCTTTATAGCCAACTGCACCTTGTGGTGCATAAGTCTTAAATGTCATATAGTAAGTATTGGCGTCACCGCCTACACCAACAGCCTGTTTTTCAAACTTAGAGTCGGCTGGACACATCACGCGAATTTCTTTCTCACCATAGTTTACAAGAGTGCCCTTTGGAGTGCCAGAAATATCATACTTGCGTGCTACATAAACAGAAGGAATTGCGTCAAGGATACGTTTATCTTCCTTAGACATAGCACCATCAGAATCTTTAGTAGCAAGGTTAATTGCCAAAGCACCGTCAACAGCAACTAAACCATGAGTATTTGCGGCAAGTTTAACAGAAATTACATTGTCAATAATTTCAATGCCAGAGCCTGCTTCAAATTTATCTACAAGTCCTTTAACAGGAATGTAGAGATTCGATGTATTTTCATCATTGAAAACCATCTTAATGTAAGGATCACCTACAACTGCGCCAGCATAAGGCATATCTGTTTCTTCAACAGTCTCAAGTGTAGCACTTTGAAGAACCATATCTTTGGCGATATTGATTGTATCACCAACATAGGAAATTTCATCACCGACTGTCTTTTTCAGTCTGTAGCTTGCTGAGTATCCTGCTTCTGCTGTGTCCTGCTTTTCAATAGAATATTCAGGAACAACCACAGTGGGTACAAAAAGACCACCCTCGACCGCAACGAGAGAGTTGCCCTCAACTGGGGCAATCGCAACACCAATGGATTTGCCACCGCTTTCAGTATCTGCAATTTTAATAGTGCCATCTACAGGTGTTAAAGCACTAAGAGCATTATTCGTAACTTCATCGATTCTCTTGTAAATCTTCGCTTCGATGTCTCTTACTGCGCCAACTGTGGTTACGGTATTATAAATTTCGTCATCTGGAACTTCGTATGCGTCAATTGCTGGTGCATAAATAGTTTGAATCCATTCGGTTCTATCTGGCGAAACCATATAACCGTTATGACTATCATGTACATAGTATAAAATACCATCTGCTGCGCAAGACAAGTCTGGCAGATCGTCTCTAGTTGGTATTACACGAATACCGTCTGAGAGCAAAAGATCACCGAGGTACAGTTCTTGAGTGTCAAGACAGAAATAAAGCGCGTCTTGATTACGAGGCGTACTTAATGATAAATATTGCGCCTTAGTACCTTTAAAAAATCTCACATTCTGAGCCATTTTACCATCTCCTTTCTTTAATAATTTATATATAGAACTATATCTATATCAAAAAATTATGCCATGGATTCCCAAATATATTCAGACGTAACCTCTTCGCCTGTTTCAGACCATTCATCATATGGATTAAGGTCAACAGGTGCAGGGTTTTCGAGTCCGCCATTGTTCGTCCATGTAAGAATCTTGTGATCGTCAATATGAGGGACAAAAGTTACACTTGACGCACCAATAATTTGTCCAAGATTAATAATTCTGTCATCAATTAAAGTAATAGTAATATTATCATTATCATCAACTTCAAAACTCTTAATGCCGCAACTATGCAAATCAACCGTATCTCCAATAGGATTTCCATTTGCGGAAAGTTGAATTGTATTCGTTGATTCGTCAACAATAATATTATCAGCTTTTGTTTCTTTCAATTCATCAATTGTCGCAGAAAGTTTATTAATAATTTCGTTATAATATTGAACAGATACGCTTTCGCCATCTTCATCAGAAGCGTTGCTATTTTCAACTGGAATTTTAACTGTATTGGTAGTAATGCCACCACCAAAAACACTAACTCTAAATTCTGGAACTTTAATGACTTCACTTGGAACTGAGCAAATATTATTTTCATCGATCAAAACTGGATAATTGCGACCATTATAAGTAAAATTTGCCATTTTTACAGAAGCAGTTTGCCAATCGTTAGTTGTAAAATTAAACTTAAATTTTAAGTAACCATAGCTGTTTGACGCTACGATACCAGATGTATATCTACTTAAACGTTGATTTTTAACTGAGAATTCTAGTATCAGCACATCCGTCATCTCCTTTCTGTAAAAATTATTTATAGTATATGTTGATCCCACAAGGACTTTGCTTGTTTTGTTGCTTCACATCTTTCCCATACAAACACTAATGCGTCTTCTCTTTTCTTAGACGTAAATAATATATCTAAAAACAATTCATCTCCAAGAAATTTAAAGTATCGCTGGCATTGAATAGGATTTGTAATGTAAACAGCAGTACTAGGATCATATGTTTTTCCTGTAATTTTACTTGTTATCATTTTAAAATCTTCTCCTTTTGTGAAAAAAAAATAAGGATATGCTAATTCGTTTTATGAAATAGTCATATCCTTATCATATTTAATAACTACTTCTACATCTCTTGTTGAGATAACTTCTTTTTGTTTATTTTTAAATGTGTTCTCACATGTTTTGCTGCAGAATCCATTTTCTTTATACGGAATAGGGGACAGCAAACATCCTCTGCAATATTCATATACATAACCACATTGTTTACACGTATATTTCTTCATATGTCCCACTCCTAATATAAATGCAAAGGGCGGTTTATAAACCGCCCAACACATTATTTTTAATTATTAGCCCTTAACAATAATTATGTCAACGAGTTTCTTGTCGCCGCAATATTCAGGGAAACATCTAATTTCGAAAGCGTGATTGCCGTCACGAGTCATAGACCATTCAGCTTCTCCAGAGAGTTTACCCTTCATAACGATATAAGCATAGTGAAGAGTTTCGTGGCAAAGTTCTTTGAGAAGAACTTCAGCTGTAATATTCATGAGTTTGTTTTTTGCGTCAGCCAATGCTGTAATTTTTTCCGTAGGGGTAATGGTAGCAGTGTAAGTAATAAGATATCTATCATCTTTTTTGCCACCTTCAATAGTAACTACCTTATCTGCAACGGTAGCTTTTACGGGTGCTGCAGTTGTCAAACTTCCGTCAGTAGTAAGTTTATATACCTGTGCAGATGTGCCTGTTGCGGTAGCTGTAATTTTAGCTTTACCATCTTCTGTAAGTTTAACAATGTCGTATTTTGTGATAGAGGTTTCTTCACTAGAAACTTCGCTACCAACCTGTGCGGCAAGAATGGATGTGTTAAAGAAAGCATTGCTTGCAGAGAAAGTTGCACCACGACCGTTTTCAAGAACCATAACAACGTTGTTCATTGCATCAACGATGTCTTCTGTTTCGCTTGTAAAAGAAAGGCTAGGGTCAACGATCTGATCAGCAAGAAAAAGAACCTTACCAGTATTGTCTTCTGTTACTTCAGTACCAGCTACGCTAAGTACTCTATCAAGTGCGTATTGAGCCATAATATTTTCCTCCATTAAAATAAAAATTATTTTTTAATATAAAAAACGCTATTAATTAGCGCCTTCATTAAGAACTGTTTTATTGTTTGTTTTGGACTCTTCTGATATATCACGAGTCCAATCTAGAATGGTTTTGTCCATTTTTTTTGTATCCACAAAACCAGAATACATACCACCTAATGCGGCATCGGCTTGTACAATTATTTGAGTGCGAGCAATTTGATTCATAAATTCATAAAGACCCATATTGCAAATATAATCTTTAGTATATGATTGTCGTCCCTGTAATGAAGATATAAGTGGTACTAAAAACGACTTATAAGGTTTATCCTTATTTCTTTGCGCCGCCTTTCTATCTTCATCAATAAGAACTTTACGTGTAATTGCGTTGCCTGCTTTTTCAACCTGTTTCTTAAACCCATGCATCTTACGAATATAAGTGACTAATATTTCATAGATGATTTCATTGATTTTAATAGGGTTACCATTTTCATCAATCTCTCCGTTAGACAAAAAAATTTCTCCAGTTTCTCTGTCTGAATAAAGTTTAAACTTTGTTAAATCTAAATCTCCGAGAAGAGGTCTGGTTTTATCAGGAGTCAATGACTGACACAGCATTTGAAACAATTGAAAATCTTTAACTTCCATATAATCCAAATGCATATCATCCAATGCCACCTTCATTGAAGAAGGTGTTGCACATAAAGTTTGAGCCATACTAAAATATTCAGATTCATTGTAATTTGCAATTTCACCAATTGTTGGTTGATATAGTGTAATTCCATTGGCTATTTTAATATTAGAACCAAGATATAATTTTAATTCATCTACTTGATAACCTTCCATAAGTTATCTCCTATGTCCTACAATATAATCATATTCATATTGATTTGTACGGAATGGTTTAGTAGAATTATCATCAACAAGTTCAAACCTCAATGTACGAGTATGATAATCAGAGTCTGTTACACCCTCACGATTAGATACTAGTTCCATTTGAGGGCCAAGAACATTTGACAAATGAAAAATATCTCTAATTAAATATCCAAGCAAATCGTGTCTATATATTCCATAGTTAGTATTTATCAAATCTTTGTGAACAAAAATAACAAATTGAATAAATTGATTTTTCATTACTCTATTGCTAGATGATAGTTCAATATCGTCAACAGTGAATGTAATGAAATTTTTAGATACATCTTGTGTGCCAGGTATTCTCAAAAACCCAAAAATATTTTTATTAATATAATCCTCTGGGCAAGATGGATCTAGTTCGGTGTTATCTAAAATTTCAATAATATCTGGATCTGAATATAAAACTTGTTCAATTTTACGTTTCTTTTTCACGATATCATCTTCAATTTTTTGTATATCACGTACCATATTAGACCACCTCGACTTTCAATTCGGCCATACTGCCGTCTGAGCCAAATACTTGCACAATTAAAACTTTACCAATGAGATAATAATTGCAAGCAACCTTTAGTTTAAGTTTTATGCCATCGTTCTCAACGGTATAATTTGTAGTATCTGCAGAAATATCTCCGTTTTCATCACTAATTGTCCAACGATCAACTGTTACAGCTTCATTATAAAAAACAGGTGTAAACACTTTCCAACTACCTCCAACTTTAATGGTTGGAGTAGTTCCATTATAAGTAATGGCTGCATTTGTTTTTAATTCTGTATCCGCATCAATGATTTCTGGTGCGATTGGCGAATTATAATAATTACACAACATCAATTCTTTATTATCCAACGTGGGTGAGTATGTTTCTTGTGTAAACTTCAACTCTGTTATGCCAATTGGTGTCGAGTCTTCAATTTTAGAAACTGTCCACACAAGAGGTACAACTCGTCTCGGGTCTGTAATCATAAATCTATGATTATAACCTATTGTAAGAGTGTCGTTATTAGTTGGCAAGATAGCAGATGTAATATTGTCCACAAATGTGAATCTATCACCATCCCACGAGCCGCTATTGTAACTTTGCTGTACTCGTTGTATACCTAAACAACTATAAATCTTACCATCAGTAACCCACCTAAATGTATAATTACATTCTAAAATTTGATACTGTCTAAAATCTGGACGTTCATCTAAATGTTGAATCATCCACCATTTCCACTCACCATCTTCATCTTGTATATAAACATAACTTCCTATGTCAATCTCTGAATGACGCTTTTCTTCGCCATATCGAAATTGTAACAAATAAGATGGCTCGTCTGATGTGATATTAGAATAAGTTTTAATATTAAACTTTGCATCAATTAACTTATGTTCTGATGTAACTTCTGGTAAACCACTGTTAACCTTTACCACATAAACTTGCCGATAATTTGGATCTCTGTCCCATGTATACTCAATTATGCTATGAGATTGTTTTCTCAACACTTCACTCATAGTAGTTCCGTGCATTGTCATACGATTTTTATAAGACTCAAACATCCAACGCACCACCCTTGAGTTTGTTCACTAAATTTGCGGCGTCTAGAATACATTTACGGAACTGAGATGGGTCTCTTCGAGCCGTTTCCAAATTACTTACAATGGTAAGAATTTCTGCTTGAAAGTTAAAAAGAGCATTACTGCCCATTATTTGATTTATCAAGCTTTGGATTCTGGCGTCCATCATAGGATAGCCTTCCTCCCTTTTGTAGAGTAAATCTACAAGGCTACCATAAAAGTAGCACTTTTGTTTTTCAATCTGATTCGACGGTACATTTTTATAAATATTTCCCATTATAATGCACCTCAATCAAAAAAGTCATTCTTCAAATATGTTCCACGACAGAAAAGCAAGTCCGCCTGACGCTGAAGGTCTGCGTCAAGCGCTCTCATTTCTGCTAATTGGTTGGCTTGGGCATAGAATTTTTCTTCTTTGCCACCAAATACTTGACTTGTTAATGTAACAGATCTGATCTGGGGAGCAAGCCATCCTCTTACCATATGAATAGATAAGATTTTCTGATCTCGTTCAGAGATATCAAAATTGAATTGTTTTAATTTATCATCCCTATCTGAAAAATCATATTCACCAATAACAGGTTCTACAATTGCATCCATCAGCCAATCATGGAGCATGTTTTCCAAATCCTCTTCTGGCAATTGTGCAAGCAGAGGATCCGTAATCTGTGCTAACGCACGATTATACAGTTTTTCATATGGAGTACCCATATAGGTTCACCTCCAAATTATGAAATGTAAAGTTTTAAATCCGTATTTAAAATCTCGTCAATTGCCTTAATTTTTGCCAAACTATCAAGAGTGCCATTCATAATTTTCTCGCCAGCAATATTTTTAACTGCTTGCTGAATGCCAGTTGGAGCTTTTTTAAGTTTTGCTTTCAACTGTGCAGTAGGAAGTTTAAACAATGCTTCAACATCAGTTGCAATAATATCATCGTATATCTTACCTAAATCATTTTGCCACTGCTCAACAAGTTCTTCGTCTTCGATAATAAATCTCGGTTTAAACAAATAAGTAGATTTAGTAGACTTGAGTGCCTGAAGATCTTGAAACTCAACATCCGTTCTATCACCGTAGTTAGCCCATGTGTATAACATTTTGGACTTCGTACCAGGAAGAAGTAATTCACCATAAGTAATGCTACGACAAGAAATCATGTCATTTGGCGCATACTTTTTAATTGCCTTTGCAATAGACTTCTTTGGTTTTTCAATTTTTACTTCATTCTCTTCGTCTAAATCTAATTCAATCTTTTCTACATCGTTTTTTGCCATAATAATTTCTCCTTTTGATCTGTATGTTTATTACGCGATAATCCATTCACCGAAGATAAGGTTGATAATAACACCAACACCCATCTGGAACATATATCTGTAATCATATGTCATATCCTGGTTAAGAGTCTTATCCTGAACTTCTCTAAGCTGATCTTCGCCTCTGTTGACAAGTTTAACGAACTTGTTGTCCATAACAGGCATAATGAATAGAATCTTATCGTCGATAAGTTTCTTAGTTGTGTCGCCAAGAACGAATCCGTTGCGTAATTCCACCAAACGCACGCCTTCCCACATACCAATTCTGCCAGTTGTGTGACGTTCTTTCTTCATATCTTCGGAAATCCATTCTACATTCTGTAGACCAGTAACTTTAGCAAGTGCTGCCTTTGTACCCATAATAACTACTTCGTTTGCGCCAGTAGCCATCTGAACATCTTCTACGAGCTGAACAAGAGTGCTTCTAGTTGTGTCATCGATCGGACCAGTCTTAACCCACTGACCTGCACCAGACGCACCACCGGGAAGTTTTTCTGCAGCATCAAGGAATGCCTGATAGATTGCTTCATTTACGAATCTGTCAATTGCTTCATAGATCTTGGTAATAAATGTAGAGAAGTCTTCAAGACCACAGATAAGTTTTTCATATTCACTGTAAATAGCAATACCGTATTCAGAAGTTTCGATAGAGAAGCTAGAGCCTTTACCGAGTCTCTGACGGTCAAGATCCCAGTGAGAACCAGAAACCTTGCTTACAGTAAGAACAGAGTTGTCTTCTGCATAGAAGATATTTTCGTCACCTTCATCAAGGTATCTTTCTTCAACAAATTCTCTGAAGAAAGGGTTTTCTGCCCAACCGGTCTTAAGAAGGTTAGGAACAAGTTCTTCAATAAGATCGAAAAGACGGTTTGCATTTTCTCTCTTCTTGATAGCCTTACGCACTTCAAGTTTAGAAGCAGTGTCGGAAACACCGATTGTCTGTCTGAAAATCTTTCTAATTTTTTCATTAGCGTCCTTAGCGGTAAAGCCTTCTTCGTAGTTGTTTGCTGCCGCATTAAGCATAAGCTGATTAAAACCAGCAAATTTTTCTTCGTTGTTTTCAAAAATTGCACGAACATGCGCGTCAAAATTCATCAATTTAGCCATAGTATTTCATCCTCCTTTTCCACAAAATTAAAGATTTACAATCTGCAGTTTGTACATAGTAAGATTGCTACGAGGAATCTTAGTAAGTACCTGTGCACATAACTGTGTGCTGTCAATTGCGTCACCAACAGCATACTGCTTTACAGATGGATCATAAGTTACATACTGACCAACAGAAGGAGCAACCTCAAAAGCATTCTCAGAAAGAGAAACTCTGTCGCCTACACGAAGAGTATATGCACGAACTCTGTCGCCATTCTTGTTGTAAAATCTGTCTTCATCTGCGTAACCCTTAAGTTGAGTAAAGGGAACAATAGGGGGAGCAAGAAGGAAGAGAGGTTCCTCACCTGCAACATAATCTTTAGCAGACCAAGTTTCATCACCGAGATACTCGTCTCTGCATACAATAAGGCCATTATCCATGTCTTCACCAATAGTGATACTATAAATATGACCGCCACCAAAGTTAGTGCTTAAAATATTGGTGGATTCAGCAACAATATGCTTTACATCTAAATTCATATCCTGAGCCATAATTTAAATCCATTCCTTTCTTAAATTAAAAGTGTTTGTATAACAAAAAAACGGCATTAAGCGCCGCTAAATGTTTAAAGTTATTCATCATCTGCAAAAAGTCCACCATATGCGGTCTTCTTCTTGCTTGGTTTTGCATTAAAATTAAAACCAACAGTTTTTGGCTTGCTCGGTTCATTCTTTGCAGAATATTCACCGTTTGCCTTAACAAATTTTGCAAATATTACATCTGCTTTTGTTTCGATTTCATCCACAGAATATTTATCTGCTTCAGAAATAAGTGTTTGGAAAGCCTCATCTTCAGCAAGAATAGAATATTCTGATCTTGCAAAGATTGCATCCTTCTTGGCTTTTAGTTCCATAGCATCATAGTTGTCCTTAAATACTTTGAGTTCTTTATACTTTTCTTCAAGAGATGTATAATTTTCTCTCATGCTCTCAATGGCTTGCTTTTCTGCTTCTGAAACTATAATTTCAAACATTTCCTGTTTATCTCCGGTAAGAGACACATTTTCACCATCAATAGAATAGCCAACCTTGTACAATTTGTTCGTATGCCATCCATACATGTAGAAATAGTTATCATATACAGATCTAATACTATACCATTCGTTATCTTCTTCATCGTAGACGTCAATTAGATTATAAAGAGCATATCTTACATCTTCGTGAGAAAGTTCTACAGTAAATGTCTTGACAAATTTTTCTACAACTGGTGTTGCAGGCTCACCATTATCGGTGTCTGAACCGCCATTAGCAAAGTTGTCAGTACCTTCCATATGTTTACCAAATACTTCAGCAAACTTTGCTTCAAGTTCTTCATCAGAAAGGCCTTCAATTTCAAATGTTACATCTTCGACAGTCTTGCTATATTGCGCAAGCAACTCTTCAAACTTATTCATCTTCTCATTTCCTCCTTTCTGTGTATTTGTATTGAAATTAGATAAAGTTGTATTTAGCTTTTCTAATACTTCAATCATTTTGTCCTGATATGTAAATACAGGTTCTTTGTGGCAGAAATCAGTTATATCTGCCCTTGAGCCTAGCATGCCCTCACCTATCTCTTTACCTTCTTCGTCAACTCCAAGAAGAGTTGTTCCACCAAAGTAAAAATCTGTCAAATCGAGATATTTTTCTTTGGCATTATAAGAAAGTTCATTAATTACAAGTTCGCAACTAACCTTGGTACCATTCTTTCTACGAATAATATCTGCTGTCTCTGTATATTGTTCTGGAATGACAGCATATGCTCTCACATATGTCTTACCCATATCTGTATCATACTCTAACCATGGTGCGTCTGCTGTAAAGCATCCAACCTGCTTTTCAATATACTTCATTTCAGTCTCGCCATTTTCGTTCTCAACAATTTCCATATTATGAGCATAAAAATCTTTGGTACCATCTTCAAGTTCATGAATGTAGGCAAGAATAGGACGATACTTCAATGTTGGCATTGCTTTTTCCATGTTTTCCTTGGAAATATGAGAACCATTACGATTCGTATCAATATGACATACTTTTAAACATAATTTAAGCATGCCTGGCATATCACTCTCACTTGCATCAAAAAGTCCATTTGTCGTAACAACAATGGGCATACCAGATTCTTTGGAACTAAAATTCACAGTTTTATCTTGTTGTACATAAAACTGATATAAATTATCAAGTGTTAAAATTTGTTTAGCCATTATGTCATCCTCCTTTCCACTAAGATATCTATATTAAACCCTGGAAAAGAGATTATATAGCTAACATGTTGGTGTACACCAACTTCTTAACATTAACATCATTAAAATTAAAATGTTTAGGAGTTATATTCATAAATGTATATATTCCATTTATGTGAGAAATTAACTGAAAACCACTAGCAATTAATGTGTTAGCAGTAGCTTCATCTTGCACAATAATAAATTTTTGGTTCATGGTTATTCCTCCATAATTATTTTTTATTCTTTTCTTTATCTTTTGTCTCTGCACCACTATCGGACAAATCACCGTCTTTTTTAGTTGGTGCTCCACCTGTGTCAGACCCTGCCCCCTGTGTATGAGAACTAACAAGAGGATGTATGAATGTCGTTACAGCCATACTAAGTTTTGTTTCCAACCAATCAGATGCCATAGTCTCCAACGGATCATAACCAAGCAATGTCATATACTCTTGCTTAACAGGCAAACCAAGTGAGGCTGCCTCCTTAACAGTATTAATTCTGTCTTTTTTATCATATGTGGTAACATCAATAAACTTAATATAAGCCATCGAGTTAGGAAATTCCATTTGTATGCGTTCATTTACAAATGCCGCAACTTGTTCCATAATTCCCTTTGTTGCCATCAATGCGTCGGATAGCATACTCATCATAACCGATGAGGCACCAGTTAAACGGCTTGAGTCGAATATTTGACTAATACCAGTCTGTTCCATTAGGTTCTGATAACTATCTGCAATAGCATTTGTATCTGATGTTGCGTTTTTATCAAACGAAATACTATCAACATCCATACCCGGTGACAAAATAAGTCCAATTTCTGGTGGCAAACTCTCAAGTGCTAAGTTAAAGAACTTCTTTGCAAGATTTAAGTTAATAGCCATGTCGTCTGGATTTTTACTATTTAACAACGGTATTTTCATAACTAGCAACTTGTAAATATCCAAAGAATCTTTAATTGCAATCAATGATTGTAAGTCAATAAGGTCAATCAAGCCTTCAAATAACGACGCAAATGGACTAATCACCAAATCACTATCTGCAATATCGATCTTGAACGCCCTTGCCGTTTCAAGTTCCTGCCAACGCAACGAAGTGTCACCTTCGAATTTGTTGTACTTTTGTTTATATTCCTTGTCCCATACTTCCAAGTAGAATGCATTTGTTCCACGGAAGAATGAAAAGTCAAAAGCCACATGAAGTAATCCATTGTATCCAACCGAACTCACCTTGCAATATTGTGAGTCCAATGGAAACAATAGCATTGTACCATCATCGTCCTGATACGGTTGAAAATAAACAATTCCTTCACGCCATGCTATAACTAACAGTTTAAACATATTAAGTGTTAGATTCATTTTACGAATAAATCTACATGCGTTTTCGTAGTCTTGAAGCATAGACTCTTCATCATTGTCTTCAATTAGACTAAAATCTAAATTTACTTTGTAAGCACTAAAGTCAGGAAGGCTGGCAAAATAATTTACAATTCTACGTAATGGGAATGATAGTGTATATAAAAATCTCGCTAAATTACGCAGAGAAGTTTGTGAACTTGCTGCGTATGGGTTCTGCATATAGGAACGTAGTGCTTCTTTATCAAATACAGTCCATGTTTTTGTACCATTGGCTGTCAAATCTGTAAGCTGCAAGATGTCATCCATCGCTTTGGCAAATTGCTTCATATTCTCTGCCATCTCGGTAAAATTCAATTGTTCCTTTTGCTCTTTGATTACTTTTTGCTTTTCTGCCATATAATCTGCCTCCTTTCTTTAGCGATTAAAATAACTATGCGTCGCCTTAGGACGCCTAAATTCAAAGAATTGATTAAAATCTTCTATTGGTTTTCTTTTAACAATATTTTCTCTGCGCTTCTCAGACAAATAATAGGCTGCCAAACAAGCGCAATAAAAACGGTCATCATGTAACTGATTTTGTTTTTCGGGTGTTAGATCAAAAGAGTCTTTACCACTATCACGCTTTTTACGAACAATATTAACCATCTCTTCTTTAAGAGCGTCAATATTACTGAGCGCAATTTCTTGATAGTAGTCCAATTTAACGATTTTTGTTTTTACACAAGAAGCCTCTTTTAACAACTCTCGTGTTTTCGTTGGAATTTCATCATCTGGAACTTTTTGTTTTTTTAATTCTTCTTCAATTCTCTTTTTCTCTTTATTAAGTTCCTTTTCGTCGGTTTCAAATATTGTTAAATATCCCTTATTATCATAATCAGTGGTTAAACTAATTAAATCCATATTCATCATTTCAATAAGTGCTTCGCACATCATTGATTTAAATTGAGAAGGTGACATAAGTCTGACCTTATCAACGGCATTTGGATATTTACTAACATAGTCCGCACTATATTCTTTATCAATCAAACCACGATGAGTTTTGCCTCTATCATCAACCCAATCTTCCATCAAATAGTCTGCAATATTAACACCGCCACCACCAGAACCAGCATCTATCATAACTGCTTCAATATTCTCATAATCAGGAGCATCTCCATTGTATGCAAGGATAAGTTCCTTTAAATATTGAACCTGGTCAGGTGTTTGCATAGGAGTTTTTCGTTTTTTACCTATATCAATTAAATTGACACAGTTTACGATTCTTCCTTTGTACTCTTGTGTTGATGGATCTATATAAATCTCCATTATCAAAATAATACTATTATCTCGACTTCTTGCCGGGTCATAACAAAGCACAAACTTCTTTTTATTTGTGTCATTATATAACAAAGGCACTCTTGTTTCACTATTTCTAGCAATAACACCACGCTTGATAATGGCTGCCGCCCCGGCGTCAGATGTGAATTGGCAATAGTATTCTCTACGTGCCTTTTCTGGGTTTGTCTGCATTTCAGACTCAATCGTACTACGAGACAAAAGTGCATTAACAACTTCACCATGTATTGTCGGATTTAATACAACATCACAGTCAACCTGAATCACACAATAATCTCTATCACCCATGATTTGCTTTTTAGAAAACTCTCTATAAAGCCTATAAAACTTCGTACTAGTATCCGAAGCAGAACTGATATAAAATTTTTGGTTAGGAATGTTTGTTGGAAACGTTCTTAAACGAATTGGGTCAATAGAATGACCGTCTCTATCTTTACCTGACGCAAAGTTTTTGTTAACTGCAGCAAATGCGCCATAAACGTTAATCATTTCGTCGGATAGAAAACCACACTCGTCGAAAACTACAGAACCACGAGCGCCACGTTTGGCGTCGATATTTGAGTTCAATGTTTGAGTGAACGATCCATTGTACAGTGTATACTTAAAACCATTACTTCCATGGCTAAATCCATCTCCGGCAGCATTATTAATGGAAACTTCGTTCTTAAAGATATATCCAGTAGAACCTTTCATTTCATCAATGCCGTCATTGGCGATTTGCTCCAATTTGGTAAATGTTTGCTCTGCCTGTCCACCTGTACCAGAAGCAATATATGTCCATATGTTTGAAAACAACATATGCTTTGCCATCAGAATTAAATCTATAACCGTACTTTTACCAAAACCACGGCTAGCAAGCACTAATACATTTGGACAATTCCAAGTTCTTTGCACAATATAAGCCTGTGCGTCTAACAATTCAATATTAAAAAAATTATCAATAAATCTAACAGGATTACATTGATAATATTTCTGAATGTATGATATTTTAATTAATGCCTCAAGCTTTCTTGTGGACATAGCGTACACGCCAGGCTTGACGTAAACAGCATTGTCACTTGAAAACATACGCATAACATCTGCATCATCCATGTTTTCTATAATCTTAAATTTATAATCTTTAATATTGAAATCATTCATCAGTATCCACCTCACTAGATGTATCTTCTGACAAATCTTCATCATCCTCTTCGTTGTCTTTTTCTATTTCTGAGAAAACAGAGAAGAGTTGTTTTAAATTTTGTAGATTTGATTCATCAAGCAAGTCGTTTTCTGATAAAGTATCTCTTAAATCAATATTTTCTCTTAAAAGAATTCTGTTAATTTCTTTATATATATCTCTTTGTGATTGTAAGTCAACAATTTTTTGCCGTTGTTGTGCAACCATATCTGACCACTCAGATTCATCAAGTGCTAACTGCTTCATAATTGATGCGTCACTAATTTCTAACACTTGTTGCATGCCACGACATGTGCCAATATCAAAACCATTATTTTCAGCTTCTCGCAAACTCAAATCTTGAAGCATTTTAATTTTACCAGTCCAAGTGTTTTCACCTTTTTTGGCATTTTTATTATGTTTCTGACTAATACAACTTTGTTCAGCAAGCTGACTAATAACATCGGCAAGTTTCTTTTTGGTATCCATCAAATTTTTAATTTCACCAGATTGTCCAGTTTTTGCTAAGTTAGCAAATGCTTTTGCAGACATATCATTAACTTTTTGCAATTGTAAATAACCACGCACAATTTCAATGCAGTCAAGAATACGAGTCATGTCATCGTTATTACCATCACCGTCTATATAACCAATTAACTGTGCATAAAGAAGAGGTTTATCTTCTTCCGCTTCTTTGTCAAATGGATCATAGCCAATCAACCTAATAACATCCTTGCGGTTCTTTTCAAATTCATCTAATACCTCTTGATTTTGTGGCATAGCAACTGTATTGGAGTGAATTTCCTCATTAACATTTACATCATCAAAGTCGCCATCTCTCCATCGCATGGTTTTGTAATTTTTCATTTGCACATTTTTAATGTACGACGCCCACATATTGTGCTTCGGTTGCTTCAATGTTTCGTCATGCACTTCTTTATATGCAGTATCCCATAGGGTTTTAATAAACGGTTTATCCAAATACATCAGCGCATTCTTTAATGAACTTTCAGTTACATCTGAATAAGAACCTGTCTTTGGGTCATATCTGCGAGCAATTTTTTCGGAGCACTCTTTGCAAGGAAACGCAATTCCAATTGACACTGCTGGGTCAGAAGACATATAAAAAGAAGTTTTCTTTTTTGATTCTCCACAATGTGGACAAACATATTCTGGAACAGGGTCTTTTGCCATGGTCATTGGCTTTTTACTGCCCATTGCTTTTGCCATAGATATCACTCCATTCTGATATATTTAAGGAGTAATTATTTTATCTCATATGAGACTTCAAAATTTACATCAACATCAACTTCAATTTTGTCTTCTACCTTTTTTTCTTTAAGCTCTTCCATAATTTTTGTCAGTGCCGTCTTAAACTCTTCCGTGTTCTCAAACACAAAAATACTCTTATCGGTATTTTCTCTATTTGGCTTAATATCAATTACAACAAAACCTTGTTTGAGCAATTTTCTCGCAATTTTTGCGTCAAAAATAAGGCGACTCTTTCTCGTGTCTTTTTCATTCAGATTCATAATTATTTTCTCTCTTTCTAAATCATTTTGTATTGTATTAATTTAATCCAATGTCATATAAACATTTGACTGTTCTATTTTTACTTGTGATAAATACACATTGTTCTGGCTCACCAGAAATACGTTTATCTACACAATAATCATCCATGCCGACCACACAGCCACACTGAATAATTTTTACATTATGCTCCGTATCTAAAGCATTATGATGTCTGTGACCCATAATAATACCATCAGGCTTGGTACCAGATATAAGTGTAAGATTTTTCACCACATTGGACGGGGCATCTTTATCACCGTGGACAATATAAAAACGTTTTCCACCAGTAGTAACAAACGCACTCATAGTGCTATCAATCTTTTCTGCATAACCATCACAAATTTTAACTTTGTCGTTTTTTGCAAACTGTAAACTCAAACAAAACGGAATCATATCATCAAGTTCTTCACCTTTTAGATGGTCATCTTTGTTTGGATTTAATCTTGAATGATTACCAGATACACTGTGCACTTTAATTTCATCAAAAAAAACTTGTAATGCATTAATAAACTCACCGATATAAGTTACAGCAATTTTAAGTTGCTCTACAACATTTTCGTTGTTTTGTAATCTAAGGTTAGAGTGGATTAGTCCTGAAATATTATCCCCACCAAGAACAAGATGACAAGTGTTACAACGATGTGTGTGTTGAATTCTGATAATCTCATCAAGATAACGATGCAACCTACTTTTTAAAATTTTAACATCATATGTGTTCCACCAATTTTGAACCTCAATGCCTGCATGCAAATCGCTCAAACAAACAACCATGTCGTCGGAATCCGTATAATATGATATTCTTGATGGTTTATAATCAAACGATTCAACATTGCTTGCCATGGCTCTTTCAACGAGTTCAATAAAAGACTCTCTGCGTGCGTCCTCTCTTAACGATTTTTGATAATCGATACGCTCATCTCGAAGTTTAATTTTTTCTTTTTCAAGTTCACGCTTATGCTCTACAAGAGATACAATTTCCTTACTAGCAAAGTTTTCTTTACTAAAAAGTTCTTCATATGCGTCTGAAAAATTTTTATACCTTTTACGATAAGCAGAAGAATCAAAATAATTTTCCTCTCCATCTCGAAACTCTTTATTCATAACTGCTGCTACTTCAGGCCATGTGATTGCACCCAAAACACCTGACGCTTTGGCTCTACCAAGACGCCACAACATTTGATTTTCAGTTTCTCCGTCTAATCTTTTCAAAACATCATTCATAACTCTTCTTCCCCTTCTTTTAAAAATAAAAAGACGGCATTAACCGTCCTTTCTAGATTCATATTGTTTTTGAATAATATCTCTAAAATTTTGTGAAAATTTCGCAAATGGCTTTGTTTGGGCTAGACATACGATATCACTCTGGTCCCTAGGATCCTTACGTGCTCTTTCTGGCACAACTTTGCAACCAATTTTCACACCCTGCACTAGTTGTATTGACACATCTTCTTCGTCAGTTACGGCACTAAAATATTCAAGCACAACATCGTCAAGACATTGTAAAAGCGATCTCACATCTTTTTGATAATAGCCACTTTTTTCTGAAAGTGTTTTAATTATCATTTCTCGTGTTACAACCATAATCTTCTCCTCCATTCTCTTTTTAATAAAAAACGACCCGACGTGGTCCGCATCGTTGAGAGGCGTGTCGGGTTCTGTTTGGTTGCGAAGGGGTGGATTTGAACCACCGACTTTTAGGTTATGAGCCTAACGAGCTACCTGACTGCTCTACCCCGCAATATATTGGAGCTGGCGATAGGATTCGAACCTACAACATCCTCATTACAAGTGAGGGGCACTACCGTTGTGCTACGCCAGCATCAAACAAGACACATTATGTAGGACGGGATTTGAACCCGTGTTATTTCTTTTCGAGAGAAATGTCTTAACCGCTTGACAACCAGATAAAGTTGCTGTATGTGTCTTTTGTTGGTGGGAGAGGTGGGTGCCGACCCCACTGTACCCGAAGGTGCGGGATTTACAGTCCCGTGTAGTTGCCGATTTACTACTCTCCCATAAAATGTAAGTTTATTTAGCTGTGGCAGCAGAAACCTACTAAAAACTGCTTGGCGACCCGGATGGGACTCGAACCCACGACCTCTAGCGTGACAGGCTAGCGTTCTAACCAACTGAACTACCGGGCCAAATAACGGTTAGGTACCGTCAACCACACATCTGCCAATTTGATACCATACCGACTAACGACCCCGCACTAAGTACGATGGCTACCGTCTTGTCCAATATGTTGTAGGTAGTGGCGCATTTTGTTATCTTATCTACCCGATGGTGGAGATGAAGGGATTCGAACCCTTGACCCCCTGCTTGCAGGGCAGGTGCTCTCCCAACTGAGCTACACCCCCATAATGGCGACACCAGTAGGGCTTGAACCTACGACCCGCAGATTAACAGTCTGCTGCTCTACCAACTGAGCTATGGTGTCATGTGGTAGTCGGTACGAGATTCGAACTCGTGCTACAAGAATGAAAATCTTGTGAGTTAACCACTTCACTAACCGACCATTTGGTGGAAAGGGGATATTTAAGTGCGCCTCTCCCCGTTACCACACTATATTTATATCAGAACGTTTATAAGTGTGCTTTGTGTCGATACCAAAGCCTATAAGAGATGTTCATCTTACATTACTTCACCAGTTTCTTCGTCAACTTCAATTTCATCTTCCGTAGAATATTCTTCTTCATACTTGCACGATACATTCACCTGTCTGCCATCGAAATCTTCAAGCAACTTCGCAAGACTTACATCCTGTGCACCATCTTCACAACTGATGTAAAGTTTGCCGTTTCTATCAATGGTTAAAATGCCTGAAGCGGAAACGTTGTATTTACGCATAATTTTATCGGCCATATGTTTTTTCTCCTTTGTTATCGAATAATAATTTTGATATAGGAAAATACTGATGTAAATCCTACCCTAAACTACAAAAAAAGTATCGTTCTATAAACCATAAGGAATTTGCTAATCATTTTGTTGCGTAAGATTTTTTCTATTAACTTCTGCCCAAAGCTTTTTTTGTTCAGTTTGCACACTTTTCGCACACTCTTCACAATATTTCTTTGGTTTAGTCTTACTTTTCTTAATTAGTATACCACATTTTTTACACCTATCAAAATTCTGACCCTGGCTTTTCCAATCTTCATATACAAAGGCTAACTCGTCAAAATCACTACCCGAAACTATTATAACTTCCTTATCGTTGATTCCATCTGACATAAATGTAACATATCTTTGCTCGTCATCAACTCTAAAAGGTGCATTAATATATCCCTTATCTAACAAAGTGTGCATAAATTGATTGCGATCAATTGAAGGAATGTGAACTCTAGCCAACTTAAAAATATTTGTTAAAGCATACTTGTATTTTCCATTTTGATAACCAAAAATATTTTTTTGAAGTTTTGCAATACACAAGACAGTAAACAAAACCTTCTCAGTTCTAATATCTCCAGATGCCAAAATTACATCCAATTCACTCTGGTATATTGCCAAAGAGTCGCTCTCCAACAAATCATAATTATGGGCTGCCTCAACTTTTTGTGTAATTACGCCATATAATTCAGTTTCAACATAATATTGATAATGTATAGAGAGCCAATTTTTAATGTAAGAATAGTTATCCTCATCGCTCATATGCTTTACTCGAAAATTGTATTTTGCTATACCACTAATAACGTGTATAACATTATCTTGAGTCACATCTCCAGATGCCAAAACTTTTTCTATATCCCTTTTTTCACTAAATGTCAACTTCTTCATTAACTATCACCTCACTTATAGCAAACATCTCTCCATCAAATTCAATATCTCCATCGGCACATCTCTTTGGGAAACGAAGTATATTATTATTTTTCTCTAAAAGATTTTTCACAATTTGTTCTCCGCAGACATCCCATACCATAGATTTTGAATTATTGGAATTATAACAAACCTCAAGCAAAATATTCGTTAATACTTGTTCGTTATTGCAAACAGATAAACACTTTTCTTTCCATGCCTCCCTTGCAACAAATAAATCCGCAACCATATCATTATCCGCAACATCATTGCTTTTTTGAACGTATTGCTTTTTGATATTACGAATGGTGCGTATGTACTCCGCATACAATTCTTCAACTGTGTTAAACTCCACTTTACTATAGGTTGCGTCTGATGTAAGAATGTGATAATCAAAATTTGCGTCTGGAAGCATATCTTTACTCTTAAATATATCTTCAATCTTCCAACAAATTCTATTAATAATACCAGGAGAACAATCAACCGGAAGATATTTATAATAGTTATCGATAAACTCCTTCTCATCGTCAGAGGGCGACATTGAATTCAATAATTCAGACAATGTCTTACCAAATCTTAATTGTGAATTGGCATCAACGTTTTTCATATATTTCATATAATCTTTATACAGATATTCATAATTAAAAATAAAGAAAAACGGTTTTTTTACAACCAATTTTTGATTCATTAACTTTCTTTGTATTGCCTCGTCATCATCGCCGTCTTCAATAATATTAGACTTATAATCAAACCAATGTTTCGGAGCAGGACGGCTCCACGCACCTTTCACTGCATCAATTTCTGATTGCTGTAGCTGTACACAACAAATTGCTCTTTTCCCAAGTTCTTCGTATTCTGCCGAACCGATATCATATGCAGATTGCATACTTTTTTGCCCAGTTCCCTTGTTAGTAATAGACCCAATCTGATCATTAAAACCACGCTTTTCACTCATAACAAAATCATTTTCGGTGGGAATCTTTTTCTCTGGACTGACTGACACACAATCTATTGCTGGCAAATGGCGATACTTTCTCAACAAAACCGGATTATCGGTCGTCATAAATGTATCAGCGTCAAAGTCGCAGCCACACTCCCTAATGCATATATCACTAAAATTGTTTAAAACAATAGTGCTATTAATATATTGATACCAATAATCTATTTCTAAATTACGAACAATATTTAATTGAGCTACATTATTTTGAACAATCATAGGGGCACGAAATGCAGTTACTTTGTCAACTTTTCTATCAATCCAATATCTACTATAAGCTTCACCAGCCTTGAGTAAGCCGATTTTTGGAAGTCCAAAAATAGACTCAGCTAGACAATAAGGGTCACCAGAAATAATTTGAAAATTTCCATGAAGCTGAAGAACTCCTATTTTTGCATCTTTGATGCTTTTTGCAATCATCTTCTCAATACGAGAACGTATATATTTATCTTTGATAATTTCAGGGTACGCCATAATTGCTCTTGCTATTGGTTCAGTATATTTGTATGTTTTTTCATCTAAACCCTTGCCGCACATATATAATAAAAGCTTTCTCCAGTCTAAACCAAGAGCATTTTTAATATGATTTACAGTAGGCTCTATTAGTTCATCAATATCTTCATCTGTTAAATTAATGAAATCTTGTAAAAACTGATAATTTGAAGTCTGCTGAGAATCTAATTCATGAGGTGCAGTTTTTGCAACGCAAAAATCAAATCCATGTTCTACACATTTTTGCACATAATCTTCGCAAGAAGAATAACTATCCCATAGTTTCAGCATGGAAACCGTAAGAATAACATCGTGCTCGCGTACATCCTGCAAATTACCCCAAGCATCCTTGATCATATATTTACCATTCGCTTTTTGCTCTGCAAAATCCACAAAATCAAACGGTACTAACATCCCCTTTGTAAACGCACATCTAGAATTAAATGTTACACACTGTGTTGGATCTCCACCTAGTTGAGCATTAACCCTCTTTGAGAACTCCGGAGTCATTAGCCCAAAGCCATCAGACCCGTTAATTTCAATCTCTTGATTTTTTCGTAATTCAATTACTGGTTCATCAAGAGACATATCGGTATAGTCTAAGTGCAGCATTTCTGGTACAATGGCGTGAGTAATACAATCATCAACCACCATAATGCGCGGAAACTCTTTTAAAGGAATGCTACCAGAACAAGCCAACGACATATATGCTTCTAATTTTGCTGGCACGGCGGGTTTGTTCATATCACGACCGTTATTCATATGCCACATCAATTTGTCGTACACATTTATATTAACAAAAATAATAGTGTTCTTTTTGATGGAATTTGCAGTGCCAATAAACCTCCTATATTGTGTAGTAACACCATCAATTGTGATAGAAAAGCCCTTTCTCGCCCTATCATAATGAGATTTTTTATCAAAAACAATCATCATATAGTCGGATGTAAAACGAGTTTTATAAAGTTGTTTATATTTTTCAGCAATTGCCTTTTTGTTGTTTTTCGTAGTAGGTTCTTTTTTTAATCTCTTAATTTCAGTTTTGATTTCTTTTGCGACTTGGTCTGAATTTTCTGTTCCGTTAATTTTTGCAAGCCATCTAAGCACTTGGCTATCATTTAAACTAACAATAGCGCAAACATCTTTTCTTAATTCTTCGATGGTTGTAGTATAATTCCAACCATATCCATCTAATAAACTGCTATGCAGTTTTAATGTGTATATATGTGTTTTTTGTAATTTCAATATAAATCACCACCCTGGTTGTCATGCTATTTTGTCTCTTCTCTTGTTAATTAAAAACAATCCAACGCAAAAAAGAGGTACAAGAAAAAATGCACCATACATACTAACATCCTCCTAATCACTTTGTACTGTATATATTATACCATAAATTAAGAAAATGTCAATATATTATAGTGCATTGTTTGCAAATTATTTACAATTCATCATCTTCATCCTGCAACAAATTTCCCATTTGTTTATCAGACATCTGCTTTGCTTCTACGTTTCGAATTGTAACCGCTCTATCTGTTGCAATAAATATGCCTCCACAAACACTTCCGTCGTCATAAACAAACTCTTTAATTTGCTCCCATCCTTGGCGCTTAGCCTTATTGTAATGTTTCATTACAGTTGTATCCATAATCCACTGTTTATCTGCTGTATCATATAGCAACAAAGTCTCTTTTTCTTCCAAAGACAATCTTTCTTTAATTTTAACAATCTGCATCCAACCAACCCCTAAAATTTTTACGTCTTTTCATTAATTCATTTTCACAGTCATCGCACAAATAACTAAACCATCCATCAAAAACTTCCGTTTTAGACTTGCCACACTGACAACAAACAGTTTCTGAAAGTTGTTCGTATTTTTTGAGCACTGTGTCCAATTCTTCAGAGTAAACACTCAAAAATACTATTAATTGACCCCATTTTTCTTTAATATCTGTGATATACGCCTCTTTTTGAACACCAATAGGCATTTTATTAATGGCTGCTTGCACTTCTTTTGCCCATTGCTCACCAAAAGCCTTCTTCCAACCAGCAGGGAAAAAGTCGAGTTTGGAATACTCGTACATATATTCGTCATCATTATCTGGAATAAGAATGGGGTATTGCATGCACAGCTCGTAATTTTTCTTCTGTTCATCGGTAAAATCACCGATCCAGTCTTTAAGTTCATTACTCATTGTCATCCTCCAAAAGTTCATCCTCAATAACAACTACATTAACTTTTCCACTATAAGCCGTGCAAGCATCAAGCCCAATAAATCCGCATCCGTAATAGGGTTCAAACTTGGCGCCTTTTCCAAATTCGTTACGCCCTTCTGATTTTGCCCATCCAGTAGAACAATGCCAATGTCCAAAACAAATTACCTTGCCGGTCTTATTCAATCCATTCCATGCCATATCAAAAGGGTTACCCCAGGTCGCATCATCCCATTCTTCTTGGCTTGCATTACGCCAATCTGGATTCCATTCAAACTTACGTCCTCTTGTGTAATGAGCCGGAAGTCCATCCTTGCTTATTGTCGGAATCCAAGAATGCACAAAAATATAGTTCTGTGTTTCAAAATAATTAACCATTTTATCAAAAAGAGGACGAACTTTTACAAGAGTGTATTTGCACATCTCGTCAAATTCCCACCCATAACCAAGATCATAAATAGTCGCCGCAGTGCCGTTTGAAATATCATGGCTCATTGGATATCCTCGTTTGCAACAATCAACCAACAATGATTCGTGATTACCCTTGATGTATATTAACTTGTCTTTTTCAAGCATATCTTTTGCAAACTTATAAACTTTTTGAGATTCATCCATTCTATCGAACAAATCTCCACACAATATAATTTTATGTTCAGGATTATTTACATCAAATCCGGCCTTATTCAACGCTTCCATCCAGGGCGTATACGCACTATGTATATCTGAACTTACAAAAAATTTCATTTTATCACCTCTTTAACTCTTTACCACAAACAGGGCAGTACAATTTATGAACGCTAATTTCCGGACTACAACGCTTTACAAAAGAAAATACACCACCATAAATGCCACCATGACAAAACTTGCATTCATATTTTTTTGGATATGCAGGACATTCAACATCTAAATCAGCAATCTCAAATGGTTCTGGCACTCCCCAGCATTGATATACAGTTACATTTTCAAACTTCAATACCAAGGGATTCCATTTGACGAGTTCGGTTTTATGACAACTACCGCAATCTATACATTTCATTTATTCACCCTCTGTTCTAAAAGTTCTTTCAATATATTCTGTGTCGGTCATACACTGTCCTCCTTAAACTCGTTATTCTTTATCTCAGTAATTCTAAAGCAATATGCCGCACAAGGATGTTCTTTTTTTAGTTCTCTCCAAGCATAAGCAATGTCTTTTGCACTCACGATATCTTGACGAGCAATGCCATCCGCCCAAGCCCATCGTACACAGTATGTTTTTTTACGTTTAAACATTATCTTACCTCCTTCCAACCATTTTTCTCTATAATTCTGCGCATATTTTCCCTACCTACCGCATTGGCACTGTGTATGCGAATAGGGTAGTTGCGACCCGTTGCTTCAAGCCAGTCTAAGATTCGAATATAATCTCCTCCACCGAAATAATAATCACCAGCGTCATGATCCAAATCCAAAAGTTCCAACGGATCTCCAACCGTTTCTTCATCTTGAATTATTTGTATAGCTTGTATAACCGTAGTAGCCCAGAAGTATTCGAATCTGTCCGGGCAAGGTCTAGTATCATCTACCCACAACTTCATTCGTCCAGCCCCATTATCTTTCTGAATTCTGCGATTGTAATCTTTCCCATTTTCATGTCTATGTAGGCTTTTAACTCGATCACATTATTCATATTTGGCATATCGTAAAGACAATCACGGATCTCGTCTACCGCGTCACCAGAATCAATATGCTGCTTAGACTCAGCTACACAGACTTCACCAATTAAAAATTGACTATGATAGAACTGCTCAATCAAATAAATCAACTGTTCTTTAGACAGTTCGTTTAATACTGCTTTTTTAGCCTTTGTCATTTTTAGCCACCTCATATTTCTTTTTGAGTGCAGCAATATCATCCTTGAGTTCTTCAAAGTAATGTGGTGTAGGGCAATCAGTTCCATCATCAACGCAATGATTATTAAATAATGCGTTTTCAATCTCCTCAAAAATTTCTTTTGCTGTTTCTCTCTTTAAATCTGCTTCACTTGCAAAAGCAGTACAACCTTCTACGACTGCTTTTTTATGTTTGGCAAGAAACTGACAGTTCTTCCTATATAAACATTTTTCACATTTCATATTATTCTCCTTTCATCTTCGGCGGTTCGGGAAGCGGCTTCCAATGTGTAATAAATTTGGGAATAGCATTTGCACCTTTCCATCTGCCGCTTACCGTTATCTCGGCAATGCTGATTCCGTATGCGGTATATATCAAAACCTTGCCGTCTTTATATGTCGGCAATCTATCCTCAACACTTATCCACTCTTGCTTACGGTATCCTGCGTTGTAAATTTGTTCAGCAATACAATGGTGGCAATCCACCTTAGTATTGCATTCATCAATTGATGTATTCTTGCAGAATTTTATTACTTTTGCCATTTTTTCAATATTTTCTTTATCCATAATTTCTTCTCCTTCTTTTGGCCATCATATTCCATGCTAATTTGGCATTCCAAACAAACATCGTTGACTTTCCACACCAATGGCAACTAGGGCATTCGATGTGCCATCTTTTATACCAAAATGGCACACCAATAACCCGGCATATCCAAAGACTCTTGCCACTTTTGCTGCAATTTGGACATGGTTTTAATTTCATTTTACGCATACTTAGTCTCCTTAATCATTCTGTAGTGTTAATATTTTAACATAATTAATAATAATTGTCAATAGATAACAGTTATTATTTACAATTTATTTAAAAATACATAAATAGTTGCCGTTTTTAAGGGTTGTTTAAATGGGGTGAAAAATTGGATTAGCGTAGATATGTTTAATTGAGTTTTGCCTAAGTAGTTATTGATTTTGAGGCTCAGAATTGATTTTAACACTATGTAATAAAGTATCTTTACACAAATCAATAATCAATATACAATCTTACCGGCTTAGTCAATGTCGGTACATTTACAATCTTAGATTTGTCGAATTGAAAATTTGGTTGAAACCCATGTGTAACATTTTTAACATCTACAAACTGTTGAAAGAACTCGTTTTGAGACCACATAGAACCAAGCGTATCTTCTATAACCTCTTCGATAAGATCAAAAAGACTAAAAGAAAAAATAAATTTTCTTCTTTGTTCCTTCTGTTTTCTCTTTTTCTTGCCGACGATTCGTGTTGTTGGTAAGCCGTGCATTCTCTTGACATTGTTCGGAATCAAAAACAACAAGTCTGATTCTGACACATGGTTTGAGGCAATCATCTTCCTTCCATGCTCAGTTCGGCTCCAATATTCATATATAAATTCTTTATTTTTCATTGTTTAACCATCTTTCTTTGCATACTTCCCAGCGCCAGATACGGATGCCATATTACCTTTTAATACATCATCCATAAATTCTTGACTATAATCTGTTGCATATGCAAATCTGCCAGCAAAATAAACAAAACATTTTTGATTGCAGCTAGTGGGAACAAAGACATAAGTTCTTGCATGTGTTATTGCTTGACCACCCATGCCACCAAATCCAAGTGCGGTACTACCCCACGTTTGTTCAAAGGTATACATTTCAAAATCATCAAATGTTGGATAAGGTTTTTCTTTGTAATCAAATCTAAACTGTAAATCTTCTTCAATAGATAAAATCTCTCTTGCCATTTTTGTAAGTTTGTTTGACATAATTTACTCCTCAATCTTTCTCAAAAACTTAATGCCATAATTTTGACCACGCTTAACATAAGTAAAAATTGCATGCACACTTGATGTTCCCATATCTTGTCTTAGCAACTCATCCACATCTTTAATAAACATTGGATATTCGTGACCATCATCATCTACCCAATAAAATGTCACGGCACTTCTACCACGACCATAATCTAGATAATGAAGTGTCAGTTCCACTTCGGTGTTTGGTTTCCATATTTCTTTCTTATCTTTGTTATATGTAAACTCTTTTACTACTTCTTCACCATTATATACTCGCTCTCTTTCGGCATCATCTAAATTATTAAACGAATATTCTTGAAGATTGCCGTTAACAAACGGAAAACAAATTAATTTCTTTGCCATATATATCACCTCTTTATAACCATTCCGTCTTATGAAATCTATCCGTATATACAATTTCTGCTACTTCTTCAGACTCCATATCGTAAGCATCGTCCCAATACTTAAACAAATCTTCACTTTTCGGCAAGTAGCATACAATAATTGCATAACTGTTATCTGCAGCCAAACCAGTACACCACCAAGGCATTTTAATGTCTTTCATGTCAATCAGTGGTCTATAATCATCGACGGCTTTTGTCTTAAATCTATAACGTACTAAATTCATATTATTACCTCTTCTTAAATTCACCGATAATCCCATCACCTATTACGACATATCGTTCTTTGAAAATTAACTTAGACCAAGGATCGCTTACAACAATTTCATGTTTTAATTGTTCTTCCATATCTTCTGGCATCCAATCATATCCCTGAACTGGATACGGTTTATCATTAGAACCTTGCAAACAAGGTGGTTCAATATATGGTTTAATTTCTCTTTTGTAAATTTTCATAATACACCTCTTAATGTTGTTGTTCTTCAGATGTTTTTATTGCAAACTTATCCCAAAAATCCTCTGCATGCCATTTTGGTAGACTTAAAGCTTGCTCACTTAGTGCCTTTTCAAAACCAACAAAAGGTAGATATGTAATAGGTTTCTTAACATAATAAGACGGATCGCGATCAACTTTATCAATCCTACCACAAATAGTACATACCTTTGTTGGCAATCTAGTTTGGTTCACCTTTGGTTTGCCTGTTGCAAAATCAGTAGTATGATAATTGCGAGTCAGAAGAACCGTTTCATAAGTATGTTTATGATTTGAACGAGGTTGACCCTTTTTATTTGATTTCTTTTTATAAGCGGGAATTTCGTCATCAATTAAATTTGTTTTATCGTTCATCTTCCACCTTAAACCTTTCTTGTTGTTTTTTAGTCAATTCAACCCAATGTGTTACATAACCATTAACAATCATCGGCCGCCAATCACCATCATAATTCCATATGTCGTATAACGAGTCGTAATATGCATACTTAAATGTAAAGCACCCACTATCTTGCTTGACTCTATAGACCACTGATTTAGATGGCTTTTCATCATCAATTGCTTTCCAAACCCTCATAATTCCTCTTTTAAAACTCTATTTTTATTCGTCCTTCTCTTTGTTTAACCACGCTACAAAAGCATCTGGGCAAGAATAATATTCGCCACATTTACTCTTAGCAGGACAGCCATTGCATTTATATAACTCTAAATCAGATACAAAATCAAAAAACTCTTCGGCTGTCATAGATTTAATATATTCAAAATTTGTCATACTCTACCCCTTAAAATTTTATTTTTATATGTATTTGATCCATAAAGGATTAACTTCAATATCCTTAATATTCTTCTTCCGTCTAATCCTCTTGTGCCGCTTGACATTCTTTTCAATATAGCCCAATGTAGGATGCTTATATCCTCTTTTCACATCCCAAAATGCCTCATAGACCGGAGAATATGCTTGCTCCACAGTGTAGCCGCACCTTAAGCAATCACCGTGCTGCTCGACCGTTCCCCAGCCCCACATAGACTCAGACATATATTGAAATGTGTCCGAGCCACATATTGGGCATTTTTCGATGTGATACCATGGATATGTCGGTTTGCGTTTTTTATTGCACTTCATTGCTTGCCTCCACCCATTCTGTTACGGTTATAGTCTTTTGGTAAGTTCTTTTCACAACTTCGTATGGCTGGTTATAATATTCGTTGTCTTGATATTCTGTCAGCCCTTCTTCCCATACCAATGCGAAGTAACGATCACACATATGCAGAATTGATGTTACAGTTCTGCTCCACCTACGGTTATCACCGTCTTCACGGTCAATTTCAAAGTCTTTAATCCGTATTAACTCTTTTTCACTCAGTTTTTCGCCGTCCAAAATTTTCTTTACAATGATTTCTTCAAAATGCTCATGATAGTATTCCTTTTCGGCTTTCGCCTTGGCTTCGGCTTCAGCTTTTTGCCGTTCTTCAATTTCTTTTTTCTTTTTTGCTTCAAGATCTCGTTCTTTTTGTGTGGGCAATTTAGACACGACTGATATATTCATATCTCGCCAACTCATACCATGGCTATTTAAATTTCGTACAATTGGATTGCTTTCAATATTTTCTTCCCAAAACGCATCCATTTGCTTTTCGGTATAGCCGTTTTCTTTCATCCATTGTTTTTGTTCTGCCGTCGGTGTTTTTCTTGCTTTTTGCATTTCTTTGTTCCTTTCTTATTGCTTTGTTGCTGGTGAATTGGGCAATGGCATCCAGTGAGTGACACTTTCAACAACTTGTTGTCCGACACCATAATCAAAAATATGCCATTCATTTCTAGTATTTAAGTATGCACAATAAATATTTTGGTTCTTTGGGCAATAAATAAGCACTGCGGTAAATAGTTCGTCAGGCAACCTATCTTCAACACTAATCCATTCATATAGATTGACTGTGGGTGCATTTTTAATCTCATTTTCTTTATGGTTCTTTCTGTTTTCGTGAGGTATTGTTGTATTACAATGTGGACAATGCACATACGAGTATGAGAATCCTGTGTATACATCACTAATATCATACTGAAACACACAATCACACTTGCCACACTCAGCTAAAAATACTTTTGTTGCCTCTTTAAGCATTTTAATTGCCATCTTCTTTCTCCTTATAATCAAATTCTTTTAAAATTATATTTGCTAATTCTTTAATTTCATCTGGTACGTCTTTTTGTTTTGTATAATAATCAATAACTTTCAGCATGTCTTGTTTAGTAAAATATTCTTTATCTCTCAATACTGTTGCGATACATTTTAATTCCAATAATCCACCAAGATAAAAAGCTGTATTGTATCCATGTTGATCCCATAGTTTGTTACAAATGTTATTTACGATTTCTTCTTGCTTCATTTCGGATTTTGACCGTTTAAAATACTGATATTTGTCAAGCATATTAATTTTCCTCCGTTATAAATGTCATTACATTACAAGTGTCGTAATCTACTAATGCTTCCATGGTGAGTCTAGCACGAGGGATGATTAGTTTTCCATTGCGTTCTATTTCACCATACTTAACCGTAGAATTTGCCTCAATACGATATGTGCCGTCCTGGTTTTGGTAAGCATGAAATTCTTGTAGGTTCATTTGTTATACTCCTTTGAACTTATTAATGTTGCATTCAGGCACATCTGCATAATGCCTATAATACGGATTTGAATCGTCGTACATGAGTTTTTTATTTTGAAGTGAACACCTGTATTCTATATCATCAATGGTGCCAGTTTCATATATCGTTGGGATACCATAAACACAGTTAGTACAAGTGCGTGCCTGTACATAGTTTTTGCATTGTGTGACATCTATATCTTCTGGAATTGGTTTGCCGGTAAGTTTGCAGTAAAAGTCATCAAGCACGACATATTGATGACGGCATTCGTTGTCTAGGCAGTTCATTGATGGTTCTCCTTAATCTAATTTACTTTTTAATTTGTTGATAGCAATTACTCCATTAACAAAATTGTTAATATCTTGGTCGGTTCCATTCCATTTTTTACGTTGCTTTCCATATTGAACATTAAATATTGGTTCATGTGTTTTGATGTATTCATATTCATATGCTTCTAATTCGGATTTAGATATATGCTTGTCACAGACTTGCAAAAGTGTATATTGCATGTTGGTGATGTATTTATTAAAATAATAATATTTCCTTTCACCAATGCTGTGTGTATGGCACTTGTTACCACATTGTATATTCATAATATGTGTTCGCAACCTGCTAAATAAATTAATACTTGAACCAATATATACAATTTCATTACATAATATAAAGGCGTATACGCCAGCGGATGTTTTTAATTGTGCACTATTTGAGAATGTGTCGAAATATTTGCCATACCAATCTGTATCGGCATTATATTGAATTAAATCATTTCCATTTATACGAAAAAGATTATCCATACATTTATAAGCTCCTTTTTTCTTAATGTCGGAGCACTCTCCCTACAAAATGTCAGAGCACCCCTCCGACAGCGTGTCGGAACATATATATATAAATATAAAATATATAAATATAAAAAAGTAAATTTGAAATATACTTCGTAATTTCAAACTAGGGATTCGACTTCGTCGCACCCCTTGAAAGGGTTCTCGTAAAAGCCATAATAGTCAGAGAAGTCTAAGTGGTCTTCTTTGACGAGATATTTTTTTTCTATAAGCTCGTTAACGGCTTTATAGTAGGTACGTTCTGTAAGAGATGTTGTTTCTGTAATGTTCTTGAGACTTAATGCTTCTTTGTAGCCGGGGATATTTAAGATGAAATGCATATAGAGCATATAGGCTTGAGGTGATAGTGATTGCATTGCTTGCTTGTTGGCTTCAATGTCTAAGATGAATTTGCCTTTGGGGTTGACCTTGTGGATCTCAATTACTTTTTGGTTGGCAGCAACTTGAATATCTAATACTCCTTTGCCGGGTACATAGGTTTGAATTTTGTTTTTTGGCATGTGTGTATCTCCTTATGAATCATTTTGTACTGTAAATAGTATAAACTAATTTAAATGAATTGTAAATAGATGTGTAGCAATGTTTACATATTTTTAACAATCATGGAAAATATTTTTTGTATATGTGTGGTTTTGTATCACATTATGGGGTTGTTATATGTGTGCAGTTTAATGATACCCCCTATTTTAATTGATTATAGTGGGTTTTTGCTTGTGAGAAGTGGTTATGATGGCTGAAAATTGGTGGTTTTAAGGATTGTGAGATCAGGAAGAGTTGTATATAGGAAAATGTTGTATTATATGTGGTTTTGTGTGGTATGTTGTTGTTTTTGTTGAGTGATTTTTGAAAACGATTGTTATAGTGGGAATTTGTTGCCAGGAAGACGATTTTGTTTTATGACATGGGGGTTAGGGGAAATAATAAGGGTTTTTCTTGTAGTTTAAAGAGGTGAGGTGTTTGAGAAGTGGTGTATTGATTGATAAGTTGCGGGATTAGGTGGCTATTTGGAGAAAAATTATCTTGCCCAGACTGTTTTGTGGTATGGGCTATGGTGATTTTGGTGTGGTTTTAAGGTGGTAAAGTTGGAGTGGATTGGTGTAATTTATTAGGGCTGGAGAGTGTGATTTTGGAAAATATTTTTCGTACATTTTGAAGTCAGTGTAGAAGTAGACCTCGTTCCATAATAAAGCAAAAAGCACTCAAAAGTCGTGGTTTTATCTACCCCCAGTGATTTTTTTCAAAAAGTACAGAAAATATGAGTTTTCAGAATTTTATTGCATAAGGCATGGAGTATGATATGGTCATAGATTTCCGAGGGATACCCTTGGTGAGTGTATGTGTATAGCACATACGCAATATATGAGCGTGTGATCCACGCAGAAGGAGGCATTTATGTCTAAGAATTTGATTAAGAGAACCCAGAACACCCTTACCGCAACCGCGTACCTGCCGTACGGCGCATACAAGGCGCTCGTGCAGCTCGCCCAAGACCACAACACCGAAATCGCCAAAACTGCCGAAGGCTTCGTAGCCGTAACATTTGACTCCGTCAAAACGGCAGAATCCGTAGCAAAAAAGTTCAGAGCAGACTATGCCGAGGCTCACGCAGCGTATGTGCCCAAGTCCGAGCGCGCCGAGGCATACGATCCCGCTCGTGAGTACGAGGACTTGATGGACGGCAAGGAATACACGATTCAAGGCACGGCTAACGGCGACGGCTGCGTGCTCATGCCCGTGAACGCACCCAAGCGCACAAACGGCAAGGGCAATGCCAAGTTGCTGAAAAAACTCGACAAGCTCGCAGGCAAGGGCAAGAGCGCGAACAAGCAGGCAGCCGCAATCATCCGCGAGTTCGGCATTGAACCCAACGGTGCAGAGTGGGACTATTGGAAGTCCATTCGCTAACACACATGCCCTCACCTTCGGGTGGGGGCGTCTTAATGCCACCAACGACGGTCGCAAGTCCGTGAGGCAAGACTTCGTCTTGTCAAGGCAGAGCGGGACACAAAATTCACGCACCAGTTCATGTGCATAAACCGAGCACGCCCATATGGGCAAAGGAGGTACTATGAAAACCAACAAGACTTACAAGACACTCGCAGGCGCATACACAGCCGCAGAAAAAGCAGGTGCAGTTCGCTTCACAAACGAAGCATACTACACCCAGACATGTGTGTGCATAACAAGCACCATCAAAGGTGGCAAGGATGCCAACAAGGTTGCTTTGTGGAATCTCGTAAAGTACGAGAACACGCTTTGCGCTCTCGAATGCACGAAGGAGAAGACCTTCCAGTGGACTGCCATTGGGCATTTCGACAGTGATGGATTGCTTTACCCTATGCACACAGAGGCACCCAAGAGTGAAACCGATGAACAACCCAAAGCAGAAAAGCCTAAGGCAAAGCTTCGTGCTCGCAGACCCGCTGGCAAGGGTGATCCCAAGCCTACCAAGGCTGAGTGGCAGATTGGGATTGATACCTATGCAGGCAAAGGCAGAGAAGCCAATAAGGCAGTTGCTTCCGTCCTTCGCAAGCACAACATGTCTGCACAGATTGGCTCTGAAGGTTGGACATACTGGGAGAGTGTTCGCTAACACCCATGCACCTGAGCAAGTGCATAAACTGCTCCCTCCACTTGGGGAGGCTAAACCGTGTTAAGCCAAGTGCGTTTGGGTGCTTATGCATCCGAAGTCACGCCTAAAACAAAATTCACAAGTCCCATTTCGTGAGTGGGCAAAGGAGAAAAACCATGAAAAAATTTATCAGCAACGCATTCACACTCGTATTCGTGCTCGTCCTCGCATGGATGCTCGTAAGCACCATCGAGGTGGTATGCAAAAACACTCGCCACAATCCCATCTATGCTGATTGGAACTGTTGGTGTGTGCTTATGGGCGAACGCACTCAAGAGGGCACATACTACGAAGACGGCACAATAATCACTGCTGATGGACACATTTGGGACTACACCACCAATCTTGACAACGGCACACTCGTAACCGTGTACTTTGATACGCAGTACACATTCGATGTTACCGACGACACTATCACACATGTGTCACACTAACACCTACGCTCCCAGGCACGAGCATAAACTGCCTTCCGTCCTCGTGGTAAAAGTCCATGAGCCGATGATGGCATGAGCCGAAACGGATTGCAAAGGAGAGATGATTTATGTACAAGCAAATAGCAAAAGTCAACTACAATTGGGGCACAAGATATTGGTGCTTTGGTGACGCATATGTGGTAGACGCATACGACGAAATTAACGGTATCATTACACGCAATCACGAGATTGTGTGGGCATTCGACGACATGGATGTCGAGGAACTGATTGGTGCTTGTAGGGACAAATACACATTAACCTTGTACCCACAAGGCTATGTCAACAAGTTGCTTTGCCAATTATGCGCTAACTTATAGCACACACGAGATAGCTTGAAATTCCAACTCGTAAAAATGGATACCCTCATGGGCAAGCCTTCACGAGGCGAGGGTGCATGCGAATTGCCACATTAACGCCAATAGGCAAAAGGAGAATGATTATGTTTTTCAAAGTTTCCAGAACAAACACCAATAAACTCGTATCTTATGTGGATAGGTACTTCACATACGATAGACGCACACTCAAGCGTGAAGGAGAGTGTCTATGGTTCGACTTCTTTGGTGTGCGCCAAGATGACGAGCGCAAGATCATCGTGGTAGTAGACAGAATGAAAAACGGTGTGTTATGGGTATCCATTCGTGATAACGATACTTACATCCATAGTGGCTACATCAAGTCCTTCAAGGACATTGACATCTTCAAACGCATGGTTCGTTGTCTTGGTTAACACACACTCCTGGGTATGAGTATAAACTGCCTAACCCTACAACAAGCCGACTTCCACGATAGTGTAGGGTGGGCAACGTGCATAAGCACGGCTAACGGCTAATAAAATATTATAGCCTTGCATAGGTACACGCAATGTCATAGCCTATGCGCACAAGGCACAAAGGAGGTTTAATTATGACAAACTTTACACCTATCAACTTCACACAGAACAAGACCATCGTAACCGCAGATCGTTATGTGGCACATGACCTGTATGTACGCAACAAAGCCATCGTTGAAAGCCTTGGTGGCACAGTGCTCAAGGGTGTAGGCGGATTCAAGGCCGAGTTCCCTAAGGTTGCTCTTGCCAAGAAGTTCGTTGCTCAGGCAATTACTTCCGTGAGCGAAGATGAGTACAAGGCAAACCGTAAGCCCAAGCCTGAGGAAGCAAGCAAGCAGGCGAAGGAAAGCAAGCCTAAGACCGACAGCAAGGGAAATGGCAAGTCCGAAAAGGGAAGCAAGAAGTCCAATGCTCGTAAGGGCAAAGGAAATGACGCACCCACAAAGGCGGCAACCGAGGTCAAGGAAGTGAAAGCAACCAAGGTGGAACTCACTCCCTCCGCCCAGAAGGCACTCGACAAAATGAAAATGTCCGTGCTGAACCGTGCAGCAAGTGCATACAGCATTGCTAACGGAGGAGCGGCAACCACATTCACTGTTCTGGGCAAGTCTGCTGAGGAACTCAAAGACTTCATGCCCAAGGCAAAAGAGGGTCTGCTGAAGTCCCCTAAGTGGAAAAAGGCAGTTGAAACCTATGGCTTGACCGAGGATATGCTCGGCTAATAACCCTTGGCAGTGAGGCGATAACACGTAAAACACTCGGTACTAAGAGCCTACGACCGAAAACGAGGCTCTACCAGCCGCAAGGCAATTAAAATTTTACAGCCCAATTCCATACGCTCGAAAGAGCCGGGCAGAAGGAGGAAGTTATGGAAAGATTTATGAACGCAATTCGCAAGGCAGAGGAATTGGAAGTTTCGACATGTTACTTCTATGCAAGTGAAGCCATCAAAGCACTCGTGCTTGAAGACACACCCAACGGCAAACTCCGCCGTGAAAAGGAACTCATGCACCTCAAGTGTGCCTACACCGTGGCAATCATGAATTCTCGTGATACTCGTGTTCGTATACATAGGGATCTGAGCAAATTGCTCGACACCGAAATCTGGGAACCTGAAAACTTCACGGACGAACTCGCAGAATTGGCACAAGATTTGCGAGACACAATTGCTTACTGCAAAGAGTGGGAAGCAAGATATGCACAAGCAAAGAAGGAATTGAAGGAGGTACAAGCATGAAAAGATTTAGAGGTTATTGGAGTTTTGCACCTATGCCCGAATGCACCACACATGTAGTTGAGGCACATGACGAAGACGAGGCAGTCGAAAAACTGATTGCATGGGCGTTGGCGCATCAAAGCATTGTGGATGAGCCGATGGATTTTGAAGTTACGGAAGTGTAATGTGTAACCGGCTTTCTGAAGGGTTTGAGCCGTTAATCAAACCCTATCCCAGCCCTCATACGGCATTAAATATTTGCACCAGCTCTCGTGCAGAAAAATTGAGCATTGTCCATTTGGGCAGAAAGGTCATTTATGAAACTTTATTGGTATTTGGTTCGCAAAAATTACGATGGCAAAATGTTTGTCATGTATGGTAACACAAAACCCAACAATGAGCACGGAGTTACGGGGCTGTTTGAATTGACCACAACAGGGTTTAGATTTACAACCCCTTACGGAACTGTCCGTAATGTTAGTTCGGCTGATTATGACGAAAGCTTTTACACAATCGTCAAAAAGGTCGAAGTCATCAATTGAGCATAACTTACAACGGCTACAATTGTGTAGCCGTTTTATGACGACAGTCCGTCGGTAAAAGTCCGACGCTGACAAGCAAGAGCGAAACTGTCAGTGAAAATTTACGGCTGACAACCTACTGTCGGAGGTACTTATGTACAAAACTATCCGTGCTCTTATGGGCAACAAAACGACCGAAATGATTGAACTTTGCAAGGAACTGTATGAAGTTCGTATGTATGGCAATTGGCGTACCCAAGAAGCTGTATGCAACGAATTGTTCGCAAAAGTGTGCAAGCTTGCAAAAAGCAGACATTGTCGCATTGAATGGTGTGGCTTTGGTTCTGTTTGTCAGCCTGACAAGTTCATCATCTACAAGAACGGTACACAGTATTTTCTCGGCATTGACGGCTTGATTTACAACGGTGTCAATGCACTTTGCCGCGTCATGTAATGCTTAAACCTACATCGAGCTCTTGACTGTGCAAATGGTCAAGGGCTTCATTGTGGGCTTAAACAAGCACACAAGTCATATAAAGCACAGCCACATAAACCACTGAACCCACTCGATTGGGCAGTTAAGGTCGTGGCAAGGAGGTATATATATGGCAAGACTTTCCGCAAGAGTAAAAGGTTACGTGAAGGGAAAGGCCGACAGTGGTTATTGGGGTACAGAACACCTCAAGGACTGCTTGTGGGACATTTGCAACACCCACAGAACATGGGGTCATGCATGGTATGACCTTGCTCGTGCAGGCTTTTATGAGTCTGCAAAAAAAGAACTTGTTATGGTAGGCAAAGGTGAATGCCGTAACAAGGCACTCGACATCTTGGACGAACTGCAAGAAAGAGAACACAACGAAGACTAATTTACAAGCTGACCTATCGGCAATACGGGGAGAAAGGAATTATACCCATGAAAATCACATTCAAGAAAGTTGATAACAAGTATCTTGTAACCGTAAACGGCACAATATATCTGTTTGATACTTGTAAAGCCGCATTGAATTTCATTTTTAATCTGCGCAATGTCGCATAAGGAGGAATTTTATGAAAAAATCAGTATTCTACATTGATGGAGGGCATTTATACATCGGATACACAAGTGGCTACTTGTGGAATGGATGGGCGACACCGTACTTCACATTTGATGAGGCACTCAAAATTATGTCCGAATGGCATAACGATGACAGTCCAATGATTTATGATGAGGACGCTGACGCATTCGTCATCCAGTATGATGACTGCGACGAGCCATACATTTGGAAGGGCGAAGATATAAAAACCATTGATGGTGTTCAACATCTTTACGGAATTGGCGCTTATAGCCACATATGGGATGAACTCAGGGAAAACGACAAACGTTATCTTGCCGAGCAAATCAATGAGTTTTTGGAAGATTATGATCCATATGAGTATCGAGATGTTGTGAACAATGAGGAAGAATTAATCAACGATATCAGTGAGGAATTTGATGATCTTATCGTGTTCGTAAAATGCTACGAGATCATGAACGACGACAAGCTGACTGCGGACCAGAGATACGATCTGCTTGGTAAAGCAATAGCGTAACAAACAAAATTTACATTTCCGTAACACATTACACGACAGAATGATTTATAATGGGTTATGGAAACAATTAACAACAACTTAAACGGAGGAAATTACAAATGAAAAACACTCAAAAAGGTATTATTTACAGATGGAAATCACTCACAATGGGTAATATCGTTGAAAACTGCACAGATGTACTCAAGCAAGCATGGGAATCTTGGACACAGTTCAAGGTGCTCGATATCCGTTGGAAATACAACCGTAACGGATTCTAAGTATCACACCAAAAATTACACAACACCAACAACAAACATTTCCGTAACACATTGAACAACAAAGTGTGTTACGGAAACCATTAAAGAAAGGAATTAAGAAAATGAAAAAATTTAACATTGAAAATTACAGAAACGGAAAGTTCGTTATGCATACCAAAACAGAAGAAGCAGCACAAGAATTTTGTGCACTCCTTCACGAAAACGGCAGAATTTGGCATAGTGGTGATAGCTATGTCAGAAAAGACAATTGGAGTAAGTATTACAAAGAGAGAACCGTCTACTACTTCAATGACGGCAGAGTGGGCGATATCCAGTCTGCTAAAGAAAACGGCTATACGGTTCTTGAATGGGAGGATTTTCAAGACTGCCCCAAAAGGGAATTTGACTTGAAAGAACTGATCCATGACAAAGTGAGTGAAATATTTGCCGAATACCAAAAAGCACACGACATCATGGATGGAGATATTGGTCTGCATAACACCATAAAACTTGAAAAAATTGAGAATTGTCTAGAAGGATTAATTACTCATATCTATGCTTCTCGAATTAACAAGCCGTGCTTTTATATCTACACCGACTGCGAGGGCGAAGAGCACATCGTACATCTGCAAACAAGCAAGGACAAGTTCTTCACGGAAGTCAGCCGCAAAATCGCATTTGATGACCTTACCGACGAAAGAGTAACCTGCATTTGTTGGCAAGGGCAAATTGTCAACTATGCAGGATGGAAACCTGCAATGCATATGGTATATCTTGACCATGACGGCATTCCCGTTTGGTCTGCATATTTCCCTGAATGGGATCATTAATGAAAGGAGGAACGGACTATGAGATACATCGTTAAAGCGTATCTGTGCACAAACTTTGCTGGACTTATGGACAGCCTTGAAACCGACAATTTCTATGAGGTGCAAGACTTCATATGGGAGAACTGCCAAAAGGGATACAATTGTGAACTCGTTGATAACGAACGAGGTGAACACAATTGGGCTTATGTTGAAGACTTCACCGAAGAAACAATTGAACCGAGCGAACTTATTCGCAACTAAACCAAAAAAACACAAAAGAAAAAAGGCAACAATGCCAAAAGGAAGGTATAAAACTATGACTATCACACTTCAGAACATCGCAACCATTAATGCTAACGGAATCAAAACCAACAGAAATTGCAGAGCAGTATTCTGCATTACAACCAACACATTCTATGCTTCGGTAGCAGAAGCAGCAAAAGCAATTGGGGTTACTTCTGGTGCAATCTCGTGGGTACTGACCAAGCGTATGAAAACTGTAAAGGGACTTCGCTTCTGCTATGCAGATGAAATACTTGAATTCATGCAAGAAATTGCCGAAACCAACCGTGCTAATGCCGAAAAGGCAAGGGCTTATGACGAACTGATAGCAAAACAAAATAAAATGCGTAATGCTAACGAGCAAATCAACAAGCAGGACGCTCACATTGAGGAACTTCGGAACGATATTTACATTGAGGAATTTCAGCACAAGGCTCGTATGGAGGAACTCCAACAAAAATTGCAAGAAGCAATTGCCTTGCGAGACGAAGCACGAAAAGAACTTAACAAACTGATATCTGAAAATTAAGGAGGAATTTAACAATGGAAACAATTAATGTATGCACAAAAGCACAACTTGAGGCACTCTACAATCAGAGCGCCCTCACTTGGGAGGGATTAACTGCAGCAGAAGAAAACTTTGAAGCCGTAATGGATTGGCTTGTTAATCTTGGGGCAACAATCGATGGGCAAGAACCAACATTCCACATCATCACAGGAGAATTTATGAATGCAACCTACGGTCTTCGTGGTGCCAATGCATATCCCAACGATCTGACAATCGTATCCGTAACCAACATCAACCACATGAAAATTGCCTTGGCTCGTTTTGAGGTTGGTAGTCGTTGGTTTGACGATATTGTGGACAACAATGCAAGAAGGGAGGTGTAATTATGAAACTTTACATCAGCTTTAATGCAGACGAAATCCGTAAGGAAATCCCTTATTCGGTTGTTGCCGAAACAATGAGCCGTGCCGTATGGAACACTGGCAAGCGCAGAAGGCTCATGAGGGAGCAATTCACAGAAGCCGAGATTGAGGCTTGCTACAGATTGCACAAGCAAGCCTACACTTGGTATCTGAGAACCGGTGTGCCTGAGGAAATCAAGATGACCTTGGACACATACCACTTGTGGCACAAATTAGCCAACTTCTGTGCCACATTGTAAGAAAGCGAGGAGCTCAACCATGACAACGAACAAAAACATCAAGTTGCTTGATAACGCATTGCTGTCAATCATCGAAATGGATGATATCGACACATTGGATGAGCAATGTGACGCAATTCAATTGCTCACTAAATTGAGAGCAAAACTTGTTACAAAACGGGAGGAATTAAAAAATGACAACTGATTATCAAAACCAAGCAAGAGAATTTTTGAACACATGCCCTGCAACAATGAGTATCACATATATTGGTAAAGTCAAAGTAACTTGGGACAAAGGCAACCATAATATGTACACATTTATCATCAAGACACAGAGAGGTCAAATGACTGGGAATTTTTATGATAGCCGACATAACACGGAAGCAAACATAAAACCCACTGAGTACGACATACTCTCATGCTTGGAAAAGTACGATGTCGGAAGTATAGATGATTTTATGCATGAGTTCGGATATGAAATCCACTGTGTTGAGGATATGACAAATCTTATCAACACATATAATGCTGTCGTCAAGGAATACAATGATGTTCGTAGGTGCTTTACCGAGGAACAGATTAAAGCAATGAGAGATATTTGGTAAAGGAGGAATTAAAATGATGAAACTTGTACTGCGCAACGGAGAAATTAAAGAGGTTGATACAACCCATATTTTCAGCAATCAATACAACACAACAGACGGAAAACGAATCATGGATAAAGAGGTCAAATACATCATTGACGACATTCGTCTTGGAGCATTTTATTGCTCTTCTGTTAAGCAAGGCACTTATGACGAGGTGGCTGAGGCAATTGCCGAGGAGAGAGCGAAAATCAATCAGTGTGATGGATGCTGGTGGTTCCATGAACACACTCTGCTCAAAGAGGAGTCAAGCCGTGATGTGCAAGAAGTTAAAGATGGCAACAAGAAAATTTCCATTGTCAATGAGAAGAGAGTGTATCAAATTTCTTGTGCTTATATACCAAAGTACAACAAGAAGTGTGTTCACGACATCGAAGAAAAGCCTATTCTCTTCAGAGAAAAGAATGATTGCTTCTTCTGTGAATATCCTCAAGGAATCCCTGATATGAAACCACTCAAGCAATTCATGATTGACAATGCCAAGAAGTACGGAATTGTGCCTTATTGGGAAAATGAGGAATTGTCCATTGATAATAGTTTTAAGCACAATAAGGAATTTGGAAGTTACAGATTTAGGTCGGATTATAGTGGTGATGGGTTTATACTGAGAAATGCACGAAACTCGTTTACATTCTATGTGGATGTAGACAACAAGCGCTTCATCCTTGTAGACAGTATCGGTTACGAAGTTGTCGATAAACTCACTCAACATAAATGTGAGTACGACTACAAAACCAAACAGCACAAATCCTACGACGAACCCATCAAAAACTACGACAAATTTGCCGCTTGGCTATGGCAGATTGTCGATGATTTCAAGGAGGCACAAAAATGCAATGCACAAAATGCGGAAAAGTAATTCCAACCAAAGTTTACCCGGGGACAACATGCCAAGGCTGTTATCTCTACTACCTCAAAGGAGGAACTGATAATCCCATCCCACCAAAAGGTAAAATTGAGCATGACCACCGTGGCTATGTAATCTGCCATATGTGTGGACGAGCATACAAACGGCTCGGTTCTCATGTGAGAGAGTTTCACAATATGAGCATAGCAGAGTACAAAGAGAAATTTGAACTCTGCAACAATGCTCGAACAACAGAAAGTAATTACTCTAAGCACATGCATCACCTTGCATATAAGTACGATATGCCAAACCGTCTGCAAGAAACAGGCAAGGCAACTCGCATTCAGAAAGGGGAGCGAGATAAAAGACTTGGCAAAAAGGTACGACTGCAAGAATGTTTGGATAGATCAGAGAGATCAAGGAGGAAGCAATTCTGACTTATTGGACTGTATGTAAACGGAATAAGGGAAAATGGCTGTACATATCTGGAACAGATGAATACGGCTATCCTATCCATACTGAAAATGAAAAAGAAGCATGGCAATTCCGTTGCCTTGATACGGCAATGAACTTCTTTGGTTTGGGATATATGATTCAAAAGCATTAACAAAACAAAATGTCTGGGCGATTACGGACATAAACGAGCAGAAAGGATTTATATATGAAAACTATTACTATCACATTTGAAGACAACACCGTAATTGTAACTGACGGCAGACACACAGAAACAAGCAATTTTAACAAGATAACCTACGAACCCAAGCAAGCACTTATTGCTCTTGCAGAGTTTTATGGATATGAACCGGCAGGCTTACTGTGTTTTGACGAGGGGTTTGAAGATGAAGAGGAGGAATATGATGATGACAATGATTTTTTGCAAGGCTTGATGGATGACGCCGAAACACAAGAATTTATCGAGTGTTGGCTTAACCAATTGTTGGAAGCGACAGGCAAAGCCAACCTCGATGAATTAACTTGTGACGAAGTTCGTGCAGAAATTTATGACATCAAAGGCACGATATCAAACGAGGAAATTGTGCTTGGTATCTCTGAGTTTGCAGAAAAAAATATTGAGCACTATAAAGCATATCTTGAGGTACTTGAAGAGATGTTAAAGAACAAGGAGGAAATCAATCTCAACAAACTCACAACACACGAAGATATCATTGAGGCTTTCAACAAACTTAAAGAAAAAGCCGTTGAACTCGGCACTCCAATTTGCTTGAACACAACTACTTCTACGGAGTTGGAATTGTACTACCACGAGGATTATCCTAACAGAATTCTTGTGGACAAGTACGAAAGTGATCGTATCAGAAAATGCCCCAAATGTGGCAAAGACCTTGCTCCGTCAGATGTGGCAGGTTATGCATATACCTGTTATCATTGTGATGAAAATTTCTATCACATCGAAGTGGACGAATCTGATAATATTCACGCAGACATTGATCTTGAAAAGGCAGAATTACTTGAATGTGATATGAATACGGGAAAAATAAAAGTCGATAAGCAAATATTCGACGATTTTGTACCCAACACTTATATCAATATCAAGTTTGTTGACACTGACAGTGAAGAAGTTTTGCAATATGTCATGACATCCGAAGATGATGATGGCATTTACATGGAGCAGTTGGTCGGCTAATTAAATCAAAATTCTCTGCCCTATCGGAGATATACGGGGAATATAAATACTTGGAGATATAAACCATGAAAAAGTACAACGAAGATTTCACAACCATTTCCGCAGAAACTTACTGTGCAATCACTGCAAAAGTAGAGGAATTGAACTGCAAACCCATTTTTGTATGCAAGCTGAATAACCATCCTGATGAGGAAGATAAACTCTTTATGGTGGTCGGCAAATACATCAAGCCGAGTCAATACTTTGATGGTCAGTATGTAGTATGGACTGCAAGTGTGTTTGGAGGCAGAGTAAGTTTGAACTATGGACATTATCATGTAAGTTTCACAGTTGCATTGCAATTGCTGAATGAACGAGTAAGAGATTTGAATAAGGAGGAAAACTAATATGACTTGCTACGAAATTTTTATTAACAACATCAAAAGAGAACGAGAGGAATTTAAGGCAAACATTGGTGTAAATGCCTATGAACATTGGTACAGAATAGGATTTTACGAGTCCTATTATGAAATGTTCATGAGCAATTATCATGAATTTGAGGATTACGAGAATATATATGAATGGCTCAGCAGCTTCTCTCGTCCACTTCAGTTCCTTTACAGTGAATGGCTTGGTTGTGATTCTGCATTCAATCACGATTGGGATATGATGTGGGATTTTGTAGAAACAGTATACAATGAGGAGGAGAATTAATATGAAACATCCAGCGTTAAAAACTTCAAATGGACTTCGTGAGGCACTTAGCAATCTGTGGTATGGAGATGAGTGTTCTATTGCACATATTGAAGACGCAGTTGAGGATAGCACCACAGGTTATGAACTGATGACGAAGCTCAATAGTTTGAATTTATTCCGTAAGTTCACACTCGATAGAGAAACTGACACCAAGGTAAGACTGAAATCTGTTGATCGACTTGGAAATGTAAGTTACTTTGAGGCAACCAAAGAGCCAACAGTTGCCAAGGAGAAACAACTTGCAAGTCATATCACAAACGAAATCAACTGCATTTTTAACTATCAGTCATTCGTTGAGCAAATGAGCCGTGAGCACAGAACCTTGCAGTCTGATTTTACTACACTTTGCCTTGAATGGTTGCTGAAATGCAGAGAGATGTATGAAGATGGCAGATTTGACGGAAGAAATGAGCACGCTTGTAAAACTGGTAAGGTGCTTATGGATTATCTTGAGAAAGGAGGTAAGTAATATGACAATTAAATTCAACACCGATAATGCGGCATTTGAAGAATATGGCATGGACTATCAGATCGAATGCATATTCGAAAGAATTTTGCAACGCATTAAGAATGGCGAAACCGAAGGTAAAATTCAAGATATCAACGGCAATAACATTGGCAATTGGTCGTTGTAAGCACAAAGCAAAATGATTATAATAGGGGTAGGCAAAAACCTACCCCTCAAGGAGGCAATAATATGTTGACATTTGTAACAATTAATATAGACGGAGAATACAGAGAATGGAACTTTAACTCCATCGAGGAACTTAGAAAAATGTGGTGGGCAGAAGATTATGTTGGTCCGGGATCAGATGATCCAGTAACAGAAATGGAGTTTCATGGAGTACCTATGTATGTAAACAGTTTTGAGGATATTGTACAAATATTTGGCTTGGAGGAAAAATAAAATGTTGAACAAAAATGAATTGCAAAGATTGAGAAACCAAGTGGTGCTGAATAGCATCTATGTATCCGATTATCATAACAATATGGGCATTGACGAACATATTTGTTATGCATTTTTTGATGGCTATATGAGCTATATCAGCGAACTCTTTTATGAAGAACATCCTAATGCAAGCGACAAACAGTATTGGGATGAGATTTGGAACTATGATACCATTGAAACACTGTGTGATTGGTATTATGGATGTTTCGAGAAAAATCCGTTGCCCATTACAAAATTAGAGGAGGTAAAATAAAATGATTATTGAATACGATGTTGTGTGCTTTGAACGCACCTTGAAAATTGAGTTGCATGACAAGTATGAATCTGCCAAAGAAGCAATGCTGAAATCTCTTGATGAGTATTATATTGAGTGGCATAATACCGACCAAGATAATTGCCTTGAGGAATTTATGGTAAACAAACTGCTTGATGATTATAACATTCCTTTCTATGAGGGATGGGAATCTATTCCCTATGGAGATGACTACGAGCCAAGAGAAACCTTGTGGGTCTGTGAACATTGTCTTATGGGCATTGAGTGCCATGAGGGAAACCAAGCAACACTTACACATTATGTGGATGAAATGGACGCAGTTGAGTCCAAGTGTGATTGGTGTAAAGAATGTGGATTTGATACACTTTATGAATTGATTTGATATTTAGGAGGAAATTACAAATGAAGAATGTTGAAAAAATGATTGAAAGATACGCAGATGAACTTACAAAGGCATTGTCGAACGATTTGAATGAGGCGTGTGTTATTCTGACAAAAATATTCAAGGGGGTAACTGTTGGCGAGGCGACAGAATTATTAAGAGAATTGGATGACAATGAAGTATTGAACAACTGTTTGAGTTGTGCTGACAATATAATACTCAAGGGAACTCGTCCAGGTTCGGTACACGCTATTGCAAGGATTAGCGATTGTATGGAAACTCTTCATTACGATAATGGTCTTCCTTTATCTGGTTATAATTATCCCAAGGAGAAGCCGACAGAATGGCATGATTTCTTTGAGCATTACGACAGAGATCAAGACTTGTGGGGATTCTGGTGGGACGAAGAAATTTACAATTTTTCTACAGATGGCAAGGAGATTTTTATGAGAGTTAATTGGACATTGGCCGAATTAATAGATTATTTGACCGATGCTTACGATGGTGCAAGTTGGGATCACGACTTTAATCGAAAATGGTAATGGAGGAAATTGATATGAAAAGAATTATCACAATTAAAAATGTATATGGAACACAGGACAAATATGTGCTTAGAGATGAATACGAAGGCTTTGGCATTTATCAAGAGAAATGTCCATCTGGATTTTTTGTTCATCAAAGTTGGCTCATATCCAACAATGACAATGCCGAATTGGTTATCGAATCTTACAACTGCTTGTGCAAAGAAGAATTATTGGATATGATCGACAACTATAATTCAGTACACAGATTTGGTGTTAAAGCAGTTATGCATTGTGGTTCGTTGCATATGCATAACTGTGGAAAATTAGTATAAATAAAACGATAATTTAAGGGAGGAATTAACTATGACAGTAAGAGATTTAATTGAAATGCTTGAGAACTTCGACGAAGATATGGAGGTTGTAATTGGCATGAAACAAAAGTATGGCAGTGATTTTGCAATGGAAATTAACTATGATGTGGAAGAGCATAAAGTACGAGTGTTCTATGGCAAAGATTTCAAAGCTGTGGTAATCACAGAGGGTGAACAGATTGGTGCGGTAGATTACGACGATGACTACGAAGAGGAGGATGAAGAATAATGGCAATCAAATATTATGTATGTGGTCTTGGTTATAACCAAGACCTTGAAGTTACTGACTACGGAATTGGTTTTGGAAGATTTGATACTTATACGGAGGCATATGAGCTGTTTGTAAAACTTCAATGCAGAAGTGTAGAATCATTCTTCGTAAATGCCCCAAAAGTGTATGAACTCGACCTTAGGGTAGAAGAGTGTGAGGTAACAGAGGAATCAATTGAGTGTATCAGGATAATAAATGAATGGGGTGTTATTAATCCCAATTTCAAGGAGGAAAGCAAGATGAATATCAAACAAATTGCTTACGAAAAGTATCAACTCGACTGGATGTTGCGTCATGGATATACATTGACACAGTTGATTGGAGAGTTGTCTGTCTGTATGGAAGAAGCCAATGATGATCTTGAAACTGTGTTTGATGTTTGGGAATTTGATTATGGCTTCGGAAGTGAAATCTGGGTGTGCTTTGATGAGTTTATCGTCAACGAATACCAAGATAAGCATTATATGAAACAACTGCTAACAAAGGCAGAGTATGATGAGTATAGAAAGGAGGTGGAATAAAATGAGATTGGAGCATTCTGGATGGTCTATTGAAAGAGGTTTCTTTTGTGATAAGTACGAAATTGATATAACTCGTACAGACCATGAAATCCATTGGAAGAATGGTAGGGTTTGCAAACAGCTTGAGCCGTTCCATACCGTCGAGGCAGATTGGAATTGCGACGGAGATGTGTACACAGAGTTTGGTGCAAACTTTGAGGGTTACTACGGCTATGGACGCAATTGGTGGACACCACAAAACTTGTTGAGCGTAATGTTTGATGGCGAAGCAATAATACCGGGAATCAAGAAAATTTAAGGAGGAATGAATTATGAAAAAATACTCAAACGCAGTAGAAAATTATTTTCAAAATGTTATCAAAAAATCATGGACATGGGAAAAAATGACCGAGGAGGAGCAACAACGATTTATTGACATGGATGTCTTTGATAAAATCAAAGGCAATGACAAAACGAGAATAGAGTGGCTGAATACCATATATTATGCTTTTTTATCCGCACTGGGATACACACCCATTGGTTGGAGAGTAACAGAAGAAGACTTAAATGCGCCGAAATTTTAAGGAGGATACAAAAATGAAAAAGTACACAATTTGGAGCAGTATAAATCTGGACATTAACGATTGGAAAGATGGCTACAAAGAATTTCTCGAAATCAACGAGATTGAAGACCTTGACCCTAATGATGAAGATGCAATCTACGAGTGGATGGTTGAAACAAATGAAGAGTATCTCTGTGACGAGAGAGTGAATCTCAACAAAGTAGTTGACGGCAGAATTCTTTTAATTGCCGACCTCGGTTTGTGGAATGGCAGAAAAAGCGGTTACAGAATCATCAACAGCCGAAATATTAAAGACATTCTTTATTGTGATGAAGAGTATGCAGAGTTTTATGGAGATGGATATGATATCCGAGGAACTGAACATCATCATGATGGAGTCAACCACTACTTATATAGGGTAATCCGTGAGGATAGAAACATCAATAATCTTCTCGACGCAATTTATAACGGCGAAGAGATTAGCAGAAGCAAATTAAACTATTATACGAAGTCACTCTACAAAGATGTGGCTGCAGTATATGGTTGGAAAGGAGGTGGTAAGTAATGAAACTCGTAAACAACAGCAGAAATTCATGTCAGTTAACTGCTCTTGAAAAGAAACTGACCACAATTGCCAACAAACATATCCCAGAATTGCAAGACAGAACAACTCTCAAGACATATTACTCTGACACAGATGACTTCTTCGAAACATCAGTGTGGAGTTTAGAAGCCGCACTCAAAGCAGCATATGAACTTGGCAAAAATGAAAAATAATATTGGAGGAATGAACAATGAAAAAACTTACCAAGAAAGACTATGAACTTATCAACAAAATTGTAGACCGTGCACAGAGCATGGGGTTGTATGAGGACAACCGTATTACAGCCTATTTGGATGTGCAGAATGCCACAAGATATTTCAACATGAGGCTTGAAGATTGGCTTGAAGCAGATGATTTCAACTTTGTCCATGACATCGTTGGTATCTATAAGGCAATTAACCGTGAAGTATATCCCATTGATTTTAGCAATGATTCTTGGTTCTTGCCTAGATTTTCTGGAAAGGAGGTATAAGCCATGAAAATTTATCGTGACGGAAAAGAAATTGAACTTACAGAACAAGAAATGTGTGACACCTACACCGAAGTAAGAATTAGAAATTACAAAGATGAGGTTGCTTTAAAGCTTGCCGAAGATTACAATATCGATCCAAGCACGGCAAACATTAATATCACAGATATTGCTTTGGATGTAATATGTGAGGTTTGTGAAAACGATACCATCTTTGACTGTGAGCAAGAAGCTTTTCACAAAGTTATTAAGAGCCATTTGAAAAGAATTGGAGGATTTGAGAAAATGAAAATTAAAAAAGTTTATCCGGCTGGATGGAAATTGGTTATTGGTGGCACAACCTATTATTTTGGAGAGTATGGTCAGTTTGGAAATTACAAGAATAACGGTGTTGTCTATAAAGATAGGCATGCATTTGAAACAGGAGAGGGGGTGTGCTACATCAATGAGTATGGTTTTGAATTTAGTAACGACTTAGACCATTTATCAGACAAAGAATTCCTTGCTTCGGAACTTGTAAATAATCCGTATGTGGCAATACAAGGATACACAAGACAGGATTTGCTTGACGTCTGCAACGGCAACGAAAGACTTGCCGAAGATTTGTTTGACCATCTTGACTGGATGGCACCAGAAACATTGTTCGATGAATGGGAAAGAGAATTGTTTGATGAAGAGGAGGGTTCTTAAAATGGAAAAACGCTACATGAATTCGACACGAAGCAGTGCTTTGGTTTGTGCATTGTTTGATCGTTACATTGCTTTGCAAAGAAAGGGGGTGGTCAAATTGAAAACTTATGAGATTGAGTTTAAGGCTATCATTGAACAAGTGTGCCCAGAAAAGCCATTGGATGTAATTACCAAGTGTGATATTCGTGCACACTTGAAGGAATACAAAAACCCAGAAGCAACAATCATTGAAATATTTAAAAATCTTATGGAGGATTAATATTATGAAACACACAAATGCACTTGTAAAACAGTGGGCAAAGGAAATTATCCAGATGGCAAAGAAGTCAACAACTTGTAGTTATGTAATCCCTTACGAGCATATTGAAAGTTTTGACCCAACCAATAGGCAGTGCCAAAAAGATGTACTTGAACACTTATGGGATTTAGGCAATCTTGATGAGGATTTGCAGGCTGTAGATTTTGACAATTCTAACGAGCATGTTGTTGTTATGTGGTACGAAGCACCTATGAAAGAGGAGGAAAATAAAACAATGTATTGTGTAGATATTAGAAGCAAAACAACTTATAACAGCATTCTTACACTTGTAAAAACAGACAATTACGATTTTGCTTGGGATGTGGCAAATAATTATAACAAAATTCACGGCAATACGGATGAAGAAATTGAAATGCTGAACAATGAAAGTATCCATAACTTAACAGAACATCCGTACTGGGCAACTGTATACGAAGGCAACGATGAAGTTATTAAACCTAAATTTGAGGAGGAAACAAAAATGAAAAAGTACACACTGAAAAACTATGAGGAATTCAGCAGAGAGGCGCTTGTTTGTCCACCTGTGGAGGAGTTCGAGGATGGAAGTATCGACGAGAATCAGTGGTATGAAGACCATAAGATTCGTATTTCCGTTGGTGAGCATGAGATTGAAATTGATTACTATGCCGATTCCGTGAATGAAATTGCCTTTGCTCTTCGTGAGATGTACGAAGAGGAATACGGAAATGGCAATCCCACAACTGGTAATACGGTTGGTAGTGAGTATAGACCTGCTGAATTGAAGGATATCATCCGTGTTGCATTGCAAGAAGATTGGAATGATTGGGGTTGGAAATGCGGAAGTTTGAGTGAATTCATTAATCAATTCGTTGAAGGCAAAGAGGATATTTCCGATATCATCTGTTGGTATAATGTGATTCTTAAAGATGTGAAGCATTACACAGAGTGCTACCATTGCAACTTTGGTAATCTGAATATGTACAGCATGAGAAATATTAACCCAAGAGTGGTAAGAAATGTTATCAGAAGCCTTATTGGTATCGACAAGGAACTGCTTGTTGGCTACGATAACGACCACAAATGCTCTGATATTACATTTGTGATGGATTACACAATTAAGCAGAGTGGTGATTTAATTGGTTGGTTCTATGGTGATCAAGACCCCCAATATATCAACGAACTTGTTGAAACTTATAAAAATAAATTGCTCGGAGAGGAGAAATAAGCATGAAAAATGAATGCATAACGAAAGCGGGAGTAATTCAAGTACGAACTTATGATGATGGCATTGCCAAAGGGGTAGAACTGCTACTCGATGGAGAAATTGTTTGTATGCTTGATGTTATGGAACATCCTACAGAAGGTGGCACAAGATTGATTGTGTATGCAAACTACAACGAGGATGAACCTACACACACTATTGAAATCAACAAAAACAAGGAGGTTTAATCATGAGTAAGATTTTTAGCCATGTTATAGCAACGGACGGATTTAAATCCTATGAATTTTATGCACCGGGTTTTGTGCAAGATGAGGATGACTTTTTCAACACAGATTGTGGTGGGGAAATGACTGGCACAATTGATGTCGATGTTAGAATTTACTGCTTTGGAGATGGAGAATCTGAAAGAGCAGACGAAGCTGATATTGCAATGCTTACCGAAGAGTTTATCGAAAAAGAATGCGATTGCATTCAGGGAATTGGATTTACTATTTATATGGAGGATGAAGAAGATGACACGGCAGACATTTAAGAACAAACTTACATGGGCTTTCAAAGCACATATGTTCATGAAGGACAGAGTCAAGCACACAATCAATGAGCTACTTTATGTGCTTGAACATGACAGTAGGTTCAACGGAGAAGATTTTAATATCTCCATACAAACTCTTGGTGGATATTGGACGAGCATACCTTGTTTGGACGCATTTGTTAGTGTGCAAGTAAGGGGAATGTGGTTCAATGACATAGAAGTCGAGTTTGAAGTTGAAACAATTGGTAAAGAGCAGTATAACTGCATTACAATATATGAAATTGAGGAGGAAAATTAATATGTATATTGGAATCGTAAGAGACTTAAGTTATGAGCTTTATGCAATAGGCAAGACAAAAAAGGAATGCAAGGCAAACATTCTCAAGGCATTTGATGTTTATCTTGATAATTACAGACTTACATTGGATGAATTCTTAGAGGATCGTGGCATAGACCTTGAAGAATACGACAATGAGGTTTTAACTATGCTCGAAGAGTGGTTTGGTGTGCATATGTTTGATGTCACTAAGGGTTATGCCCTTGGATGGGAATAAGGAGGAAATGATAATGGATACAATGAATGTGAAATTTAGTACCAATGAAATTATGAATAATGTTTCGAATAGTGCATATTGGGAAGCGATTGACTACTTGACTGAAACCTATATTAAAAAACTTGCGAAGTGTAGTGTGACCGAAGTTAATCTATACGGGTCTTGTTACACAAATGAAGATATTGAAAATATGAATGACAAAGAGCGTAAAGTAGCCCTTAAAAAAGGTGTTACGGAAGTTGGTAGAGAAATAACCGAATTTTCTGTGAAATTGCTTGAGGAACAATATGGAGCAAGTTTTCCAATGAGTTTGATAACAAAATTGATGAGGGAGGAAGAATAATATGAAATTTGTATTATATGAAGTAAAAAGAATTCGCCGTGAGGAAAAAGATGACTATGCGGACGCTTACTTGTATGTAGATTATGCAGACGCAGTTGTGAAATTCAACGAACTTGTTGAAGAAGAAAAGAAAGTTGATTGGGTTGAGGAGGCACTTGCAAATCAAACTTGTGAACTGTTTGATACCATTGATTATTGGGGTGTTTATGTAGACAATATGTTTAGCGATTATGTATCCGAAGTAATTATTGAAGCAAGGGAAGTGCTTTAAAATTCGCAAAATGTTAACGCTGAATTAACACATTACAACACAAAATGATTTAAAATAATTATGCCGGGCCACGGCGGCTCATAATACCGTGGCAGAAAGGAAAATGATTATGATTAAAACAGAAAATGGAACAAGAACGTATTTCGACAAAAATGGAACAGAAATTACCGATGGATGTGTTATCCGATACGAGGATGGTCGTACCGAAAAGGTCTACAAGACAGAAAACAATGAACTTGGAATAGACGCAACGAACAAAAAATGGATTGCGAGTGGTCGAGCATGTGAATGTGAATATGGAATTTATCCATTGAACAAGGCAGACACAGACGAAGTCGAAGTTGTACAATAAAAATCACATTTTAAGCGGAGGATTTAACAAATGAAAGAGCAGAGAATTTTTATAGAAATTATTAAACTTGATGATGGTAGCAAATATTTTTCAGTTGGTGGTGGAACAAAAAATAACGGAACAATGGAAAGTTTTGATACGCCCAAAGAGTGCATAGAAGAAATTAAAATGAGAGTGGCACAAACAATATTGGAAATGTAAGCATATAAAACTACTATTTTAAAGGAGGATTTAATTATGTTTAATTGGAAAGTTGAAGAAATGGCATTGTTGAATGAAAGAAGAGGATTGATTGTAGGTAAAGAAAAAATATATGCTTGTGAGTCACAGGTATCACGAGAAGACAAGATTGAGTTTGTTGATCGTATGCAAGATGGAAAATTGAGTTATGTCTTGGCGCTGATTGAAAAGTTCAATGAGGACAAAGTCGCATTACCAAAAGACAAATGGGGAGATGTCAAAACGGTTTCTCTGATAGCATGGGTTAAAAGAAATGACACAAAGTATAACAGACCTATTGTTGACATTATGTACAACTATGGTAGGTATTATCTTCTTGGAATGCACAGAAATATCACATATCGTTACAAGGGGGATTATGACACTTATGATGATTTGGTTGATGAAGCATTCCATCGTCAGTTAAAGGAATGCAAACATCAGGAGGAGAAATACTTCCTGGAGCATGATGAATACTCCGTTCTGAAAGAAAAATTCAGAAACAAGAATTACAACACAACATTCGGTGTTCACATTGCAACATGCAGTGATGGTACAATTTATGTCTATGAAAATAGTGATAGTTTCTATGATAGTGCAAAGAGAGAAATTACCATTGACGAACTGAAATATCTGCTTGCCAAATATGATGAGTTGGATCAGTTGGTGGCAAAAATCACGGCAGAAACAAATATTGTGTTTTAAGAGGAGGTTGTGTTATGAAAAATGGATGCAAAGACTTCGTTTCTCCAACAATGGATAAATTAAAGATTGATAAAAGTTCTGAAAATCGCCTACATGATATTAGATATGCACAAGTTTTTCTTGAAATAGCAAATCATCGTGGTTATGCTCTTGAAGAAAGTAGACAACTTACCACAGAACTTTATGAATATATTGTTTATCTGTATCAACATATTGAACAAATTGAAAAAGATAAACAGTATCTTTTGAAAAAATATTTGTTAGAACGGAGATTAAAAGGATAATTTTATAGGAGGTAAACAAAATGACTTATGCAGAATTTAAGAGATTAGATATATATAAGACCGCAGATGTGGTTGAAATCTTTGACAAAAACGGAATTGAGATTGACGATAATATTCCAGAAGAAGAATTGGATGGAATGGATGTTAAAGGTTATTTTGTCAAAGGTGGTTGGCTGACATTGGAACTTGGAGAATCCATTGCAGAGTTTGAAGATTTTGATTTGACGGAACTTTAATAATAAAATGACGATTTTAAGAGGTAAAGATATATGACATTATGGAAAGTAGACAAGTATTACGATAGAAACGATAATATCTATTATGATGTAATGCCTTATAATTTGCGAGGACATTTGAAATGTTGCTTGAAGTGGTACGGACTTAAAGGATTAAAGTGGTGCTATCTATTCAAGAAACAAGCAGAGCATAAGGCAGAGAAGTTAAACAACCACATAAAAGAGTGATTTTATATGAAAGTAGAGGTATAAATTATGAAAAACTACACAGAAACCAAACAGAAAATTGATACAATCAGAAGCAAATATTCTTGTGCCGGAGATGTTATTTTCCGTGCGGCAATCCATATGGTTGTAGAGCATGGGCAGTACACACTGCTGAATGATGATTGGTACAACACAGAGCTTGCAAAATTGGACTCAAGTAAATCTTGGCACGACTTTGAAAAAGCAATTTATGAATGTGCCAGACAGTTGGCTTCCGTTGGCAGTACAGAACTTCTGATATACATTCAAAAGGAGGTATGGCTCGGTAATGATGGAACAATCAGTTATTTGAGAGCATTGGAATTGCTGAAAAGATGTATCGATTGGTTTACAGATGACACAGAAAGCATTGTGGCAAATTTGCACTTGTTAGGTTTTAAGGATAATGAAATTAAAACATTGGGCTATGAGTGGTTGTTTGAAGAGGAGGATTAAAAAATGATTTATTCTGTAAGATTAGCAACATGTGGCAATATAGACCACAATGAAAATCCGTATGAGCCGATGTATGGTGTACCTGAAGAATTGGTATACACAGCATCAATAGAAGAATGCCAGCGTCGAGTGTTAGAGTACATTGATAAATATGACATTGGTGCAGGTAATTGGGAAGGAGGTGAAGTTTATGATGGGCTTGGCAACTTAATTGGTCGAATATCTTATAATGGGAAGTTTTGGACAAAGGAGGATGAACAATGAAAAAGATTACTGCAACAGAAATGCTTGCTATCGTACAATCATGGTGTGATAATCATAAGTCAGTGCCACATGAACAGTTTTATTGCTGCGACAATGATGTTTGGGTTGGCTGTGATAACACTACAGGAGACTGTTGGGTTGAAGAGTTTCAGACGGAAGAGGAGGTGATTGCATGGTTGAATGATTAATATGCATAAAATATGAATAATTATTCGCATAATGAGGAGGAATAATATGCAAACATTGAGAGAAAGTTTTAAGGACGATGTGAGGACAGAAGTGCTTAGACTGTATCGTACCACTGGGGACTTTGTGGCAAGGCTACCAATTGATGACGCCTTGGAACGATACGGTGAATGGATATATACTGGTGCATATGCTGAAAGCTGCACGGAAGTATCTGTATGGATTATGAAAAACACGACAAAATGATTGACAAATTAAAAATAATATGTTATAATATGGAGGAAAATAATATGAAACAGCAGAACAACAACAAAGGAACTATGAGCAGAACAGAATACATTGATTATTTGGCAAGTCAGAGCAATGAAATTTGTATGAACAATGGCAATAGCAAAACAGGCAAGGCTTGCTTAAATCTTGCTATGCCAGTATGTACTTGTAGAATTGACGCTCCATGCAAAGCAACTTGTTATGCATGTAAAGGTTGTCAGCAGATAGCAAAAGTACAGGCGGCATACTACAGAAACTTTAGATTGTATATGGAGAATGCAGAGGAATTCTTTGAGCAAGTGTATTGCAAGATACGTTTTTCAGGATTGCCAAAAGTAAGATTTTTTGATAGTGGTGACATTCCCGATTATGAGTTTTTGGAAAGAATGATTGCATTGTGCAAGAGAACTCCGGCAGTAAAATATATGGCATTCACTAAACGATATGAGTGGGTTAATAAATGGATTAGTGATAATGGTGATTTGCCTGAGAATTTGAATATTATCTTTTCTGCTTGGCATAAGATGTGGGATGTACCCAATCCTCATAAACTCGGTGTGGCTTATGTGGATTTCAATGACAAAAGTTTGAATCCTCAATTTCCTGATAATGCGTTTGTATGCCCAGGAAGAGAAAGTACTTGCTCGGCTTGTGGGGTGTGTTGGAGTAAGAAGGTGAAATCAGTGATTTTTGCTCAGCATTGAGCAAAGTAAATTAATAACAATTTATAAAAAGGAGAAAAAATATATTTTGGTGAATACGCACCTATACAAAAATAACAAAACAAAATGATTGATTAGGAGGATATAATTATGAAAGTATTAAGTTTGTGTGATGGTATGAGCATTGCCCATATTGCTCTTGACAGAATAGGTATGCATGTAGACAAGTATTATGCTGCCGAAATCAAAGACATTGCAGTCAAAGTTACAAAAGAAAATTATCCTGACACTATTCACATCGGTGATGTGAACAAAGTGAGGTACAAAGGAGGTGTGCTCTATACGGAGAATGGCAATTACAATGTCGGTCATATTGATTTGATGGTATTTGGAAGTCCTTGTCAGTCGTTTTCAATTGCTATGAAAACAGATATGAGAGTTGGGCTTAAGGATAAAGTAAGATCGGGATTGTTCCTTGAATGCTATCGTATTCTGAAAGAAGTTAATCCTACTTGGTTCTTGCTTGAAAATGTGGCAAGCATGAAAGATGAGGATCGAGATGTTTTAACGGAGTTTATGGGTGTTGCACCGATTCGAATTAATAGCAAACTTGTCAGTGCGGCTTTGAGAGATCGGTATTATTGGACTAATATTGAGGGTATTACTCAACCTGAAGACAAGGGAATTACATTGCAGAGTATTCTTACGAGTGGTTATACTGACAGACAAAAGGCTCGTGCGTTGCTCGTCAGTGATAGCAGACCTTTGGTTGATAAGCAAAAAATGTTGCATAGATACAAGAAATTTACCACAATTGTGTGGGAAGAAAAAGGCAATGATAACTCAATTAGATATCTGAACCAGACTGAGCTGGAGAGATGTCAAACGGTGCCGGAAGGCTATACGAAATGTCTTACAAGAAATGAAGCCGCTGATGTGCTTGGTGATGCGTTTACTGTGGATGTGATTGCTCATATCTTTAGTTTTATCAATACACAACAAAATGATTTGAAGGAGGTAATTTAATATGAGCAAATTTGAGTGGAACCTGTGCGTTGGGATTCACAATCTGGGCTTGATAGCCAACGCAGAACGACTTGTGAATAATTTTCTTGACACGGATAGCTTTGTGTATGTGCAAAATCCCGACGGAAGTTGTTTTAAGTTGCAACCAGGAGTTAAATTTATTGCAGCTACTGGGTTGGGATTTAGTATTGAGAAAGAAGACATGTAATTTTATCACAAAAAGTATATAATATATTGTAAGGAGGCATTTAATATGGAAAAGAAAATTATTGAATTAACAAAAATTAACGATGGTGGTAAATGCTTATTGTGCTGTGAAAGAGAAGCAACCATTCATCTTGAAATCAGTCGTGTAAAGTACGATGATGGTGTAATTGGTTTTGATGTGTGTGACAAATGCCTGAGCCGTATGCAAAGTGATATTCAAAAGATCTGCGAATAAGCAGGTCTTTTGTTTTGAGGAGGATTAATTATGCAAAAGAAAAGTTTATTTTGGACATTGTATTGGAATGGATCAAAGAAGAACAGAAAAGAGTATGTCCGTCAGCAGTTTTGGGCATGGATGATGGACAATCACCCAAAGATATTTGACTGGTGTGATAAGCATTTACCGTTTGATACATTGCCGTTTTAACCGTACATAATGATTGAAAGGAAGATGAAAAATGCAAAAGACACTTACTTACCAAGAGTTTATGAATTTATCAAAACAATATTACACAAAAGGAGGTGATGGGTATTATGAGTGTTGGGATGAGAGAACGTTTAACGAATATGTAAAAATGTTCGGAGCAATTACAAAGAGCAAGGCATTACGAATGTATAAGACGACACACGCTGTTTATCAAGATCAAATGGGATATTAAGAAAGGAAGATAATTATGAACATGAAACCGTTAGAAACATTTAAAGGATCAAAAATAAAATATAGCAAATATGGTATAGGCAAGCAAATTGGAGACAAGATTTATGTTGCCAATGGAGCACATCGTGGCATTATTCCAAAAAAGGTATGGGTTAAGGCTGTACGAATTCTTGTTGAGAAAAACTTGTCACCGTACTTGTTCAATACATTGTGCTATGATTTCAAAAAACCATATATTGTTAGGTTCGATGTGTGTGAAGGGTTTTGCACAGAACGAGAGCCGGTTGTTGGGCAGATGGTGTTTGTCAACACAGAGACAGGAGAAATTTGGAACAAATATAATAGCCAAATTTTTCATCATAAATGGCTATGGGTACCTATCGACTATGAGGGATTTAATGTGAAAGAGTCCTATGAATGGTCAAAGCATTGGTTGAGCAAGTTGCCTGAGAAAGCTAGTGGCTATCCACATAAGTGGGAAGAGCAGCTTAAAAAATATAATATAATTTAAGGAGGAAACAAATATGTTTAATGAAATGGAAATCAAAATTGCGAATGCAACTAGCAGATCCAATGGAGCGTCTGCAAAGAATAAGGATGGTAGTATCCGGGCAATTGTTCCGAAGTATGTGGCAGAGCATGTTATCAAGGATTGCTCAATACTTGACTTTGGAGCTGGCAGGGGTGCAGTACACACTCAGTGGCTCAGGGAGGAAGGATTCAATGTAACGGCATATGACTTTGGTACTAATATCATTGAAGGTCTACACGACCAAGACGCACTCAGCAAACAATACGGAGTGATTATGGCAAGCAATGTCCTCAACGTTCAAAGTTCAATGTCTATGTTACTCGAAACGCTGAAGCAAGTATACAATAGCCTAGAAAAAGGAGGTGTGTTTATTTGTAATTACCCAGCAAGTCCTCGCAAGATGGTGTTAACTGCCAGTGACTTGAAAGAAATTCTTCAATCTATATTTAAAGGAAGAATTGAGCGAGTTGGTGGCACGGCTTCTGCACCGTTGTTGGTTGTTTATAAGCCATATGGCATCTTAAACTAATTGTAAACAATTTGCGAATTACAGGACAGAATGATTGAAAGTACAGAAAATTTAGTGTATAATAATGTACACAGAAACGAGGAGCATGAATCATGAACAAAATCACTTACCACTACTACAATTGTAACCCCAAACACAGAATCACCGATGATTGTGTCATTAGGGCACTTTGTTCTTCCACAGGTGAAACCTGGGAGAAAACAATCAGAGATTTGACAGAATATAGTATCAAGACAGGCTATATGTTAAACACTCCTGAATGCTATGGAGTGTATTTGAAAGACCTTGGATATGTTAAACAAAAACAGCCTGTGCACAAAGATGGCAGTAAGGTTAGGTTCAAGGAATTTGTGCAAACATTTGGCGGTCATGCCATTGCTCATTGTGGCAGAGGGCACATCACATATGTAGCAGACCATTCTACATGGGATATTTGGGATGTGTCAAACGAGGTTGTTGGCAACTATTGGGTACACCAAGCAGAATTGGGTTTTGTAAAGGAGGTGAACTAATTACCATGTTGCATAGTTTGTATAATACGGAAATTAGTGAAAAAAGATGTGTCGGATATTGCTTAAAGCATCGTTGCTATCTTACATCTACACAGATTAAACAAAAAGAATGCTTAAAAAAGCAGTGTGGGGCATTAGAAAAATACGAACATGAATTTTGGAGGCAGAGAGAATTGACAAAGATGAGAAGAAAAAACAAGGAGAGCAAATGATGGAAACAGAGTATTTTTTAAGATACAAAGAAAAGTGCTATGATGTTGGAACAAGGTTAAAGTTTGATTTTTATGGAACAATTCATGAGGGGACTATTGAATGGATAAGCCCTTATTTGGTTTATGTGCGATTAACAGACGGAACTGGGTGCCAATTATCAAAACTATTTCCGCTTGATAAAACGATTATTGAAATTATCGAGCCTGTATACTATGCCGAACCTCAACAAAACAATACACAAGAGAGAATTCTGCCCTCGATAGACGACATTTTTATTGGTTGGGTGTGGTATATTGTGATTATGGCGGTCGGCATTATTTTCAAGGACAGATGGTTGATTTGGATTTTTGCAACAATAATTTTCTTTACATGGAAAAATGGAGGTATTAAAAAATGAGTGGAAGAATCGAGAAAGAGAATAAATTAAAGACTAAAATTGAAGAAAAACTATCTACATTGCCTGTAGTTTTTTCCGAATTCTATAACTACATGGAGGCAGACCAAAAAACATATGCGAGCATGAAGCATTACATAGAATATGTTGCAGATTTCATGGACTCGGTGCACAAAGATGGTAACAAAAATGAATTTTACAAACATGTAACCGTTTCCGATATTAGAGAATATATTGTATCACTGCGCCGCAGGGTTGAAGACGGTAAAGAAGTGAAAAATGGTGATAGCATCCAGGCAACGAGATGGAGTGCATTGAATTCGTTCTTTAACTTCTTAGTAATGGATGACTATCTAGACATTAATCCTATGACCAAAACAAGAAGACCAAAAAACAGAACAGAGAAACCAATTATATACCTAGAAGAGGGTGAAATTAATTCCATTATGGATAAAATTAAAGAAGAATCTAAACCACAATTTGTGAATAGGGATCTTGCTATTATTGCACTCGGCATAGGAACAGGAATGCGTGTTGGTGCACTGACCCAAATTAATATTGAGGATATTGATTTTAAGAACAACACCATACATGTTATTGAAAAAGGTCATAAGGAACGATATCTCCCATTTGGAACCAATACACGTAATATATTGTCTGCATGGTTGGTTGATAGGGCAACCTATTTTGGTGACGCGGAAACAAGTGCTTTGTTTATATCTCAGTGGAGGCAAAGATTAAGCGAGGAAGGAGTGAGAAAATTTATGAAAAAATATGCCGATGGCATTAACGGCAAACATATTACTCCACATAAAATGAGGTCTTCGGCTGCCACAAACATGGCGAAGTCAGGTGTAGACATTCAAACGATTGCAAATATATTGGGACATCAATCTGTTACAACAACACAAAGATATGCTGCAGTTCTTGATGAAAATAAACAGAAAGCGACGGAAGCATTGGACAACATGTTTTAAGCATAAAATACACTACAAAATGGTTGCAATATATCATTTTGTAGTGTATAATGATAAAGCAAAATCAACCACAAGGAGTGGATTTATTTGTTAACAAGTCAAAATACCGTAGAGGAGTTTATAAAAGAGTACCAAAAAAGCCGTGTTATTGCTATAGCAAGTGTTCGTGCAACTTTGAATAGGGCTATTGAATTTGAAAAGAAATTTTCAAAAGTCTTTTATGAATTTACGGAAGATGAAGTAATTGTAATGTACACAGCAGTGAACGCGATATCAATAAGATCGCTTCAGAATCTTAATTTAATATTAAAACATGCTGCAAGATGGATATTACATAATCAGAAAAAAGATGTTCACAATATATATGACAATATTACAAAGGATATTCTTAAACAATGCGTCAATGAAAAAAAGAAAAGCGATTTACTTATAACAAAAGAGCAACTGATCGATATTCAAAACGATTTATTGAATTATACCGATAAAGCAATTTTATTTTTATTGTTTGAAGGTGTTGGTGGATATAAATTGAAAGAGTTGATGTTTTTGAATTTAGATCAAGTTAGTCGCAATAACTTAAAAGTATATTTCCGGAACGGAAAAACTATTGATATCACACCAGAAGACTACGAATTGTTGCGTCATGCATTTAACGAAGATGAATTGATATCTTTTGGCTCAACAAGTAGAATTTCAAAGGTGAAAAGTTTGGGCTTATATAAAGCCAGATTTAATAGTTTGTCTGATAATGATGACATCACGAATGATGGAGATGTCGAAAGACGTTACCGTTTTGCACAAAGAAGGTTGATACTGATATCTAAAGATTTCAATATAACATTAACAAGCAGTGGTATACAAGAATCTGGATTCTTGCATTATATTAAGGAAGGAATTCAAACTAGTGGGCTTGATTTTCTGGAATATATAAAAACAGACGAATGCAAGGCACTGGCAAGAAGATATGATTTGTATACTGATTTATATGTACAGGTCGTAAAAGATAAGTTTTATAAGTATTTTCAATAAAGAGGAAGCAATTCCTCTTCGTTTTTAAGAATTACAAGACAGAATGATTGAGAGGTTATAACTATGAATTGGCTTAAAAGAAAAATTAAAGAACACAATGATAAGTTGAATTATGTTGGGTATGAGGAGCATTGGACTGTTTGCGGTTGGATATGTAGTTTGATTTCACTAACAGTATTAGGTGTTATGCCTTTAGTGATTCTTGCAATTAGAGAGCAAGCACCACTTGTGGGTGTTCTAGGAGTAGGTTTTGGTATATTTATAGTATGGTGGCATTTCTGGCATATAATTCACTAATTGGTATGTTTTATGCATTGAATCGAACATTAGTTCGTGCTATAATAAATTTGAACTCATATTATTTTTATTCGACAGAAGGGACTAATACACGATGGAATTTTTTGAACAATGGACAAACTTAGAAAATACAAAAGCAAAAGTATTACTAAAACATTCGTTATTCGGTAGACAACTTCATAACTGTGATTCGGTGCACATAATTAATGATGATCGAATTGGATTGGTTTTAAAAGGGCAAGAAATTTTTATGTCCAAGCAGGATATCACACAAACAGAGATCCGAGATGGTATGTATACTATGTCGGATGGTAAGCTGACAATAACCATAATTATGAATAAATCGTAAACAATTGGTATTACCACTTGACAAATTCCTCTTTCTCTGCTATACTATGATTGCTTTAGAAAACAAAGTGATTAAGTAGGGAAGGGGGAATATTTATGGGGGATAAGAATTCTTTTCAATGTCAAGCATGTGGATATATACACAAAAACCAAACACCACATGACATTGAAGAATTGTACACATCAATGATATGTCCTCGTTGCCGTGGTGAAACATTACATCTGTGGGTGGGAAACAGCCCAGATGATTTATATATGCTATATAATCCAGTGGCAGATTCTAGATTTTACAAATATCGTCATACACGACAAGATGATTGATATAAAAATTATTATTTTAATACAATAAAGGAGAACTTAAATTATGGCAAAAAAGAAGAGAATTTTTGACTTGCCTCAGACCAAAGGTGAATTTCAAATCAGAGGCAATGCAAGTGGTGTGCTCAAACAGAATTTTTTCAAAAGCACCAAGACAAAAAACAACGCAGATATGAATCTGCTTAATTTTGGTGTAGTTTATGACGAAGGTCAGACTGCATACATGACTTTGACTGGTACTGCCAACAAGTCAGTTTATTACTACAATGGTGAACTGAAAGATACTAAGGAAGTTGTATGGGCACAGAGAGATAAATGCCCGGCAGATGGATACAACCTGATCGGTGTAAGAGTTGGCCTTGAAACTATCACAGATGAAAACGGCAAAGTATCTAATATCAAGAAAACTTTGGTCGATTACGATGCGGCTGCATACATCTCCAAGAATCTTAAAGACAATATGCCTGTTTTTGTGAAAGGTGCATTGGAGTTTGATTCTTATGTGAATAAGAAGGGCGAAGTACAAAGAAGTCAGAAACTTATTCCTAATCAGATTTCTTTGTGCTCCAAGCCGATTGACTTCGAAGACGAAGAGTATAAAGTGCTTGCCGATTTCAAGACAACCATCGTATTTGAGAGCATTGAAAAAGAAAAAGATAACAAGGGTAAGGAAACCGGCAGATTTGTTGTGAGCGCTTTGCATATCGGATATTCTACGATTACAAATACATCTTTCGTTATTGAAGACGCAAAACTTGCTCAGCTTATGAAAAAGAATCTTAAGGCATACACTGCAATCGAAGTCAGTGGTAAGTGCAAGAGCACTATCGTTGTCGAAGAGGTAACCGAAGAAGACGATTGGGGTGTAAAGAGCAGTTTTGACAGAGTAGACAATCCGAGAGTATTTGAATTTGTTATCACAGGTGCAAAACCTGCTACGATTGATAAGGAAACTTATACCGAGGATAACATTGCTGAAGCAAGAAGAGCAATTGCTAACAAAGACAAGGCAGAAAAGAACTATGGTGACAAGAAAGAAACCACCACTACTGATGACGGATGGGGCGATACTTCTTCTGACGCAGATATGGAAGAAGATTGGTAATACAATACTGAATGATTACAGAAAGGAATTGATGTATTATGAAAATTAGACAAGGTGGATTAATCAGACCAAAGCTTAACATGTTGTTTTATGGAGCACCTGGCACTGGTAAAAGCACACAGGCTCTTGAAATTGCAAAGTTTAAAAGAGAAGACGGAACTCCGTTCAGAGTTTTCTGTTTCGATATTGAATCTGGTGGTGCGGATGAGGTTCTCGAAGAACTTGAAAACCAGGGTGTAGACACAAGAAACATTTTTATGGCATATACACAGTCTTTGTCTGAAGTCGAATTGTATGTCTCTAAAATTGCAAAATGCGAAGACCTTTATTATCTCGATGATGAAGGTGAAGAAACCGATGAACTTATTACCGACGCATATGGTGAAAAGTTTGTTCCTGACGCAGTTATTGTTGACGGTACTTCGGTTCTGAAACTGACAAACACGCAGTCACTGTTGCAGTTGTCTCAGAAGAGAAACAAAATTAAGGCAAAGAACAATGGTGGCACAGCAGAAGAAATTTATGTTGCCACACAGAATGCAGGTCTTGAACTGAAGGACTACAATCAGCTCAATTATGCTGGACAGAGATTGGTTCTTTCTCTTATGGCACTTCCGATCCATGTTATTATGACGGCTAGAGAAAAGGATGAAAAAGTATCTGCAAAGGACGCAAATGGTCAGTTTACTAGCACTCCTACTGGTAAGAAAATTCCTGACTCGTTTGCTGGAATTGACTACAATATTAAAACCCAGATTCGAATGTTCAGAAATGAAGATGAGGAAGTATGCTACGGCATTGAAAAGGACAGAACTCATACGTTTGAGAAAGGTGATGTAGTAGTAAATCCGTCACTTCTTGCATTCGAAGAAACAATTAGCAAAGGTGCTGGCAGAAAATCTTTTGCAATCAGAAATGACCTTGATGACGCAATTCACAAAGATAGACAGATTTTTGAGAAAGAAGTTCTTGGTGATATTGTGAATGACGAAACTCCTGTAGCAGAAAATATCACAGCCAATGCCGAAGAACTTATTGCATCGATTAACGACCTCATGAGAAATATGCCTCAGGCAATTAGAGATAAAAAGAAAGCATCACTCACTAGTGCGTCCCTTCCTGCTACTCCTGTAGCAATTAAAAAGGTTACGGATGTTGATGTGTTGACTAAAATTCTTGAAATTTGTAAAGCGTAAATAATGTTCAAATATAGGATTGGGCAAAACCCAGTCCTATAACTCTATTAGGAGGATCAAAAATGAAAAGAAAATGTACTTGTTGTGCAGAAATGATATATATTGACCAACAAAATAACAACAAGGCAATTTGTTATAAAGATAAATTTTATCATTTTGATTGTTTTGTAAACTTGTGTGAGAATAAAATGCAATCAAAACGCTCGTCATCTATGTGGGCAGAAGCAAAAGAAAACATTGATAACATTGTTGCGGAAACTACAAAGAAGCAAATGGAATTGGTTGCCAAGGATGATTTAAATGACTGGATTTTAAGCCATTACAATGTTTCATTTCTTGGTAAGGCATTCTATATTAAGTTGAGTGATATTTATAATGGAACATACAAAGGTCTTGCCTATGCAATTTCACCCATGGAACTATTGGATGAGTGGCAATATTTCTGGAAAGATTTGTGTGCGACAAGGGCAAAAAAAGATATCGATGGTGAGCGTGCGGTAAATTATGACCTTGTCATATTGCTTTCAAAAAATGCAGAATATCGGACCATTAAGCGTAAGGAAAAGGTGGCACGAGAAGTTAGCACACAACAAAGAGCACAAGAAACTATTGTGGATATCAGTGCAATTAAAGGCACAAGGAATCAAAAACGAAAGATTTCTGATTTGTATCAAGAAATGAATGGCGGTGAAACCAATGAGTGAGGAACTGGAATTAAGTTGTCCACAAATTGAATTGAGCATACTTGGTAGTTTTTTCAAGTACCCTCAAGCATTTTTTTCATATATGGATGTGATTAAGAATAGTGATTTTGGAGATAGCAACACACGATTTTGGAATGTATTTTTAACTGACTATCTTTTGTCATATTCCAACGAAGTATCCCCGGCACTGCTAAATACATTTGCTAGTATGAATAATACAAGGTTACAAGGATATAAGAAGTTTGGTGGATTTAATACTGTTAAAGCCATGATGGACTTGGCGCTTGATGATGAGTCGTTAATGGGTGCAGTAAATACATTGAAAAAGTATTCTCTGGTGAGAAATCTTGACAAAGAAAACTATCCTGTTGAAAATATTGTTGGTCATAATAAGTTTAGTCAAATGTCTGCCGAGGATGTTGCAGGATTGATTCGTGGCAGATTGGATACGATCTGCAATTCAACTATTGTGAACCTTGACGCCCCAGATGATATGGCAAAAGATACCATGGATTTTGTGAATGGGTTTTTTGATACACCTAGTATGGGCATGGGAACACCATGGGATTTTTTGAACGCATACTGCTTGGGGTTGCATTCTGGTGATACATTGATGAGTTTGGCAATTTCAAACTCTGGTAAAGGTCGTAACTTAATTTACCTGGCAACATATCTTGCTTTTGTGGAAGAGGCAAAAGTGTATTTGTGTTCCAATGAAATGAGTTTGGACAAACAAAAACGTGCTGTATTGACCACTGCATGTAATGCACCATATATGAAGAAAATCACTGGAACAGACCTTGTTATTCCAGAAAAAAGATTGGTGCTTGCAAGTTATATGTCAGATTGGGATAAACAAATTATGTATCGTGGGCACAATGCAGATGGTGAATTTACAGAAAGCATTGAAGATTTTCGAAAGCGTGTTGCAAGTGAGAGCACAGAATACCAACAAGTCTGTGAAGTTGCAAGATATCTTGAAAACAACATGAAAGACAAGTTTTTGTTTAAGGATGTTACTGGCAACTATAGTGACGAGGCCATGATTAGATTGTTCAATCAAGCAGTGTTGTGTTCTGGTGCAGATGTTATTTGTTACGATACATTGAAACCACCTCCATCAACTAGCAGTAGCAAAGTTGGAGATTGGGCAGTATTCCAACAGACTGCAACAAGACTACAGGAGTGTGTGCAGAAGCTCAAAACTGCAGCCGGTGTATTTACGGTACAGGCAGATAGAGCTTCTGTGCACAAAAGAATTGAAGAGATGACCCAAGACTCGATTGCCATGTCATCATCGTTGTTTCATCTTGTAGACGAATGCGTTGGTTGGTTGCATATCAAACCAGAAGATTATAAGGATTATGCGATTGCTCGCTATGACCCCAAGTTTGGAGAAGTGGTAGAGAATGAACTTGATCCTAAAAAGCAATACACTGGCTTAAAAATTTTAAAGAACAGACGAGGTAACAAGGGTTCTATTTTTGTAATGGAAACCAATCTTGATACCAATGTATGGAATCAAATCAACGGAGAACTGATTGTAAAAAGCAGTAGAAATGTTAACAAATTTAAAAAAGCATAATATAAAAAGGAGGGATTAAATTGGACGCACAAAAGTTAAAAGGGCACATTTTGGACAACAATTTAGTCCCTAATGTTTTGGAAGAACTTGGTTGTCATCATATTAAAATTCGTAGTGATATGGTGCAAGCAGCCAACCCAGATGGTGATAATGCAACAGCAATTTGTGTTTATCTTAATGATAATTTAACTACCATAAATTACACAAGGCAAATACTCCCAAAAGGGCAAACAAGAAGTACGGATTTATATGATTTGGTAAGTTATATTATTGAATGTTCTTTTTTTGAAGCGATTAAATGGCTTTGTGACTTGTGTGGCTTGGATTATTATCACACAGATGAAGAAGTGCCGGAAAGTTTGCAGATTTTGCAATGCATAAATGATATGAACAAAGAGTGTGTTGCAGAAGAGCAAGACAGTTCACCATTAAAACCACTGAACCCACAAGTGCTTAATTATTATCTTCCAGTTGGCAATATTCTCTTCGAAAGGGATGGAATTTCACTAAGTACTCAGCGATTTTTTGAGGTTGGATATGATCCACAGACGAATAGACTGACCATACCAATATACTCTGAAATCGCAGATTTAGTAGGCGTAAAAGGACGTCTGTTTCAAGAAGAAATTGAAGAGTGGCAGAACAAATATTTATATCTTTTTAATTGCAACAAGGGAAAAATTTTGTACGGTCTTGATAAAAACTTGAATATGATTTTGGAGCATGGCAAGGTGTATGTTACTGAGAGCGAAAAAGGTGTTATGCAGTTATATGATATGGGGTATTATGGAGTGGCTACTGGTGGTTCCAAAATATCAAAATATCAAATCAATATGCTAACTCGTATGGGGGTGCAAATAGTTTTTGCGTATGATAAAGATATTCAAGAAGATCAATTAAAAGAGATTGCTGCAAGATTTGTGGACGGTGTGCCAGTGTATGCAATTCTCGACAAAGACAATATTTTGAACGAAAAAGAGAGTCCGAGTGATGATGTAAACAAATGGGTGCGTCTTGTTCGGAATCATATATATAGAATAAAGTAAAACGCAATAAATACGAAATTTATACGAAATTTTTAGGAGGAAACGAAATGAAAACGAAACGAGTAGAAACAAAAGTATATACCGAACATATGTATTGTGAATGTGGTGGCGAGTTTAAGTATAACGGTAGCGGTTTTAGCGTTGCTATATATCCTACTATGTATTATCATACATGCAACAAGTGTAAGAAAATGGTTGATTTACATGATGTTTATCCAAGACTTGTTTATGAGGAAGTTGAGGTACAAGAATGAATTTAACATTTGCAAATTGTTGTGGTAATTGTGTGCACTCAAATAAGCCTAAAAGACCAGAACAACATGCGGCTCATTATGATGTCGCTAAGACTGAAAGATGGTGCTATAAGCACTGTTGTTATATTACACGCGAAACCGTGTGTGCAGAGTTTGAGCAAGAAAGCAAGAAGGGTGGTGTTCCGGCAGCCAAGAGAATTCTTAAATTTAATCAGAAATTGCAAAAATATAATGAACTGCGAGACAAGGCAAATCAGCTTGGTGTAACAGAAATACAAGGAAGTGATTGCATTTACAAGTTAAAGGATAATAAATGGTATTACAAATATACCACCTGGCAAAGTACAACTTATTGGTCGATTAGTTGCAAGGACAGAGACACAGAAGAGCAACTTAATGAGATTGAAAAAAGGTTAAATGAACTGGAGGGATAAAAGTTGCGATATAAACTTATTAACAACAGCGCAAATGACACTACAGATATAGTTGGCACTGTGCTAAGAAATAGAGGGATTGAAAATCCGAAAGAATATTTGAATTGCACAAAAACACAAGGGTCGGAAGACTGGAGATTGCTAGATCACATTGATAAAGCAGTAGATTTATTTGACAAACATTTTTCAAGTAGAAACAAGATTGCAATTCTTGCTGACAATGATACAGACGGATTATGCTCTGCTACAGTGGCGCGTCAGTATATTAAGGATTTGGATAAAAATTATCCAGTCGAAATTGTAGTGCATGACAATCCAAAAAGCCACGGATTGTCTGGAGATTTTGAGTTGCCCAATGACACAAGATTGTTGTGGATTCCAGATGCTGCCTCAAATGATTTTAAGCAATGCTTGGAATTAAAGACACGAGGCATTGATGTGATTATTACTGACCACCATGAATGCTCCGAAGATGGCTATAAAAACATCGAAAGTGGTGCAGTTGTTATTAACAATCAAACTTCTGAAAATTATCCAAACAAATCATATTGTGGGTGTGCTATTACAAGAGAACTATGTAGAGCACTTGATGACTTTTATTGGACTGATTATGCCAGCAATTATGATGATCTTGTTGCAATTGCAAATATTGCAGATGTTATGTCATTAAAAGATATTGCAACTCGTAGAGAAGTTGCATTTGGACTTTCAAATATTCGTAATAAAATGATGTTAGAAATTTTTGACGCCCAAAGTTTTAGCACAAAAGGTATTATTTCTCCCTTTACTGTGGCTTTTTATGTAGCACCGTTAATTAACTCATATATTCGCATGGGTACAGCAGAAGATAAGAAATTGTTACTGAGGGCGTTTTGTGAGGATGAGTCAGAAATGTTTGAGTATACCAAACGAGGTGAATCAACTCCCATCCAAGAGAATATTTATCAGCATTGTGTGAGAATAATGAAGTCTTACAAAGGCAAACAGGATAGACAAAAAGAGAAAGGATTTAAGGCACTGAAAGATAAAATTGAAGCACAGTCATTACACGACAAAGTGATTGTGTGTGATTGTACCGAAGAGTTGGAACAAGCATTAACTGGTCTGGTTGCAATCAAGACGGCAGAGGTGTTTAACAAGCCTATATTATTGCTCAGAAGACGAGCAGACAATCCAAGTGTGTTTGGTGGATCAGGCAGAGCATTTGATTATTGTCCGATTGAAGACTTTAGAGGATTCACTGAGAGTTGTCCGTATGTGGCTTTGGCACAGGGTCATAATAGTGCTTTCGGAATTGAGATTGCCGAAGAGAATATATCTAAGGCACAAGAATGGTTTAATCGGCAACTTGCAGATATGGATTTCAGAAAAGTTTATGCGGTGGATTTTGAGATTGACGCGAATAATGTGGACTTTTTCTTGTGTAAAGCCGTAGATGAATACAAAACATTATGGGCCAAAGAAGTTGAAGAACCATTGTTTGCTATTAAAGGCTTGGTTGTTGACAATAAAAGCGCAAGAATATGTGGGAAAAACAGTGATACGATTCAAATCACATGGGAAGACCACCCTGTAAAATATGTACAATTTAAGGTTGATAACAGCAATGAATTATATGATTGGCTTATGAATAATTGGGATGAAAATGCTACTGTAGAGATTAATGTTGTTGGAACCTTGGAAGTGAGTAATTTTAATAACATAACTACTGGGCAGGTTAATATTAAAGATTTAGAGATTGTGAGATAAAAGAAAATAAAAGGATTAAGTTTTGAACGATATGACATATAAAGAATATATACAAAATATTATAGACACTAGGGGTAGGTTTGGATGTGGGGATGAATATCATGAACAACATCATATTACTCCAAGATGTATGGGTGGTGATAATGCCACAGATAATTTAATTGATTTATTTGCAAGAGAACATTTTATTGCACACAAATTATTAGCACAAGAAAATCCAAACAATAATAGTTTAGTGTACGCATATACTTGCATGGCACTTCTTAGATCTAATACACATCAAAGATATGAACTAAGTCCTGAAGAGTACGAGGAAATAAAAGTGCATTTGAGTAAAGTAGCACAATTGCGCACTGGAAAAAATAATCCTAATTATGGCAACCACAAACTTGCTGGTGAGAACAATCCAATGTATGGGAAATGTCACACCCAAGAAACCCGTCAGAAAATTAGTGAAGCTAACAAAAATATCTCCGAAGAAACTCGCAAGAGAATGAGTGAATCGCATAAAGGGAAACGGTTATCCGAAGAAACTCGTAAGAAAATGAGTGAGGCACAAAAGGGAGAGAAGTCACATAATTACGGAAAACATTTTTCTAAAGAAACTTGTAAGAGAATTGGTGATTCCAAAAGGGGTGAAAAAAGTCCAGTGGCAAAACAAGTTGTACAACTCACAAAGGATGGCGAGTTTGTTGATAGTTTTTGTAGTGCGACTTGTGCGGCACAGACATTAAATACTTTTGGAACTTCAATAACGGCTTGTTGCCGTGGTGAGCGCAAAACAGCCGGAGGCTTTCGTTGGGTATATAAAGAAGATTATGAAGTAATAACAAATGATAAGAGTAATGTTGATATACAACAGAAAGAGAGAAAGTAAACTGTGATATTAACTGACAAGCAAGAAAAAGGTCTTAGATTGGCAATTTCTAGATATAAGAATAAGGAACCATTTACAGTAATAGCCGGGTTTGCAGGCACTGGAAAGTCTACTCTTGTGCAATTTATTATCCAAGAACTTAATATTCCAAAAAACAAAATAGCGTATGTAGCATATACTGGTAGGGCAGCGTTAGTTTTAAAAAACAAAGGTTGTCCAGATGCAACAACAGCACACAAACTTTTGTATCACACAACCGAATTACCAGATGGTACCTTCGTACATACTCCAAGAGAGAAGCCAGAAAAAGCACTTAAACTAATCGTAATAGATGAAGTTTCGATGTTAGAAAAATCTCAATGGGACATCTTGATGAAGTGGGGTATTCATATCATATGCCTAGGAGATCCATTTCAATTACCTCCTATCGCAGAGGACAATGGAGTTTTGCAACATCCTCACATCTTTCTCGATGAAATTATGCGACAAGCTCAAGATAGTGAAATTATTCGGTTATCTATGGATGTACGAGAAGGTAAGTACTTAAATTACTTCAAGGGTAAGGATGTACGCATTGTACCCAAGGATAATATTGCTGATAAGTTGCTTGTGACGGCAGATATGGTTTTGTGTGGGAAGAATGTAACAAGATTTTCATTAAATAATCGTATTAGACGTGCTCATTGGGGAAATCGATATGTTGACGAACCGATTAATGGAGATAAATGCATTTGTCTTAAAAACCAGTGGGCTGTTGGTGATTTGGTTAATGGATCAATTGGAACGATTAGCAATATTAGAAAGGAAGATACTTTTTATTTAAAGCCAAAAATGGTTGCCAATTTTGATACAGATTATAATGATTGGTTTGTGGACTTGAGTATGGACTACAAGTTGTTTGTAGATGGTAAACCAACGGTAAATCAGGATAATTGGAAGATGTATCCAAAGGAAATCAGACCGATGGAATTTGATTATGCGTATTGTACCACTGTTCACAAAAGCCAAGGCAGCCAGTATGAAAAAGTTGTTCTTTTCAATGAATATTTAGGCAATGATCGAGAGCAATATTTGCGTTGGCTATACACAGGTATGACACGTGCCAGTGAAAAATTGGTTATAGCAATGTAATTGTAAATAAAATGTGAATTAATACCAAAGTATCTTGACAAATTAGGTACTTTGGTATTATCATAATTACGCAACACAATGATTAGGAGGATAAAAGTAGTGAGTTTTGTTAATTTGCATGTGCACTCAGCACTTGGGTCATTGTTAGACTCTATTTTAACAGTAGAGCAAATTGTTAAATATGCTGCTGACAACAATCAGCCGGCTATTGCAGTTTCAGACCATGGGACTATGCATGGGTTTGTCAATCAAGTAGAGTTGTGTAACAAACATGGAGTTAAACCCATTGTGGCTTGTGAGATTTATGAGGTAGACAACTACCTAGAAAAGCAAGACACTAAAGAGTATAAACAGCCAAGATATCACCTATTGTTAATTGTTAAAACACAACAAGGTCTTAAAAATTTATTCAAGATTGTAAGTGAGGCTGCAACAACTGGATTCTATGGAAAGCCAAGGGTATCTATCTCTTGGATTAATAACAATAATCTTGGAGAGGGTATTATTTGTCTTACTGCTTGTCAAGCAGGGCGTGTGAGTAGATATCTTGAGAATGGAAAAGTTCAAGAAACGAAAGAGTATGTTGATTTACTTAAAGATACATTTGATTATGTATCACTTGAGATTCAATCACATCCTACCGAGGAACAGTTGTCATGCAATACTGCAATTTATAATTTTGCAAAAGATAATGGACTTCCATATGTTATTACTACTGACGCACATATGTTAAATGCAGACCAACTTGATACTCATTCTATTTTTGTTGAAATTGGAGAGGGTCGTGAAGCAGGAGAAATTTATGCAGGATGTCATTTGCAAACCGAAAAAGATGTATATCAATATTTGAGTGGATGGAATTCTCAAGAGGTTATTCAGAAAGGCATTGACGAAACTGTAAAAATTGCCAACATGGTTGATGATAACATTGATTATGGTGTTGGGCATGGTAGTATTACACCAGTTGTAGATGTACCAGCAGAATACTCATCTCACGAAGAATATCTTCATTACTTGGTTTTTAAATCTTTTGATGAAAAGTTTGGTTGGATGTCTACAAAGGATCAGAAAATTAGACGAGATAGACTTGAGCGGGAGTTACCGGTCATTAATGCTTTAGATTATACGGACTATTTTATCATGTTGTATATGATTGCTCAAGAAGCAGATAAAAGAGAGTTGCCAAGGGGTTACTCTAGAGGATCAGGAGCAAATTGCTTATGTTTATTTTTGCTTGGCGTTACTCAGATTGATAGTGTGCGTTGGGATTTGGACTTTTCTCGTTTTGCAAACATGGGTCGTATTGGTAGCCTTGCAGACTTCGACTGGGATATTAGTAAACGAAGAAGAAAAGAAATAATTGAGCTAACTGAGGAATTGTTTGGTAAGGAGAATGTCGCACCAATTGCTACATTTAATACTTTGAGTACCAAAGTGGCCATTAAAGATATTGGCAAGGTTCTTAACGAGAAAGAGAGTAGTCCTTATTTTGGGCAGATTTCTTATTCTATGAGGGATGAAGTTGCCAAGATGATACCTACCGTTAAAACTTTAAGTGACCTTGGTGAAGAAGAAGAAAAAGAAGTGTTGCTTAAAGAGTTGGTTGGTAAAAATGAAAAGCTCGACAAGATATATAAGCAGTTTCCTTTGTGGTTTAAGTATGTTATGGAACTTGAGGGGCTTCCTAAGTCGAGAGGTAGACACGCAAGTGCTACTTTAATTACACCACACCCGGTCATAGAACATATGCCTCTGTGTCTTGACAACGACAAAAATGTAATGGCACAATTGGAAATGCATGCAGCGATGGATTCTCTTGGGTATTGTAAGATGGACTATCTGGGATTGGAGAATTTGGACATTGTTGATGACACTTTGAGGTTGACTGGTTTGACTTGGAAAGATGTTGATATTAACCACTTAAATCTTGATGATAAAAAAGTATTCGATGAGGTTTATAGTTCTGGTAACACAATTGGTATTTTCCAGTTTGAATCACAAGAAGCAAGGACAATGAGTATTAATGCACATGTTGATAACATAGAAGATGTTATCGCTGTTAATGCAAGTAATAGACCAGGCACAAAAGATAGTTTTCCCGATTATTGCAAGAACAAATTACATCCAGAGGAGATAAAGAGTATTCATCCAGACTTAGATGAGTTGTTCAAGAAAACACACTCAATTCTCTTATACCAGGAAGACGCACTCCATCTGTTTGCCTATGCAGGGTTTCCAGAAGAAAAGCAAGATACCGCAAGACGTGCAATTGGAAAAAAGAAGAAAGATGTGATGGCGTCCTTATATACAGAATTTAAGGATGGTTTAGACAGTAAACAGTGGACAGAACAACAGATTGAAGATGTGTGGGCTTTAATATCGAAGCAAGCAGAGTACAGTTTTAATCGTGGGCACGCTGTCGCGTACAGTTTGTTGTCTTATTTGACGGCGTGGCTGAAGGTTTATTATCCTGTTGAATTTATGACTGCACTATTGACGGCAAAATCAGATAGAACTGAAAAGTTGAGTTCAATTATTAATGATTGTCACAGACTAGAAGTTAATGTACTTCCTCCAAAGATTAATGAATCTAGTGATAGCTTTACTGCACATCCAGACAAAAAAGAAATCCTGTTTGGGTTTGGTGCAGTTAAAGGTATTGGATCGTCTGTAATTGCTAAAATTATTGAGAATCAGCCGTATTCTAGTTTTAATGATTTTTTAGCAAAGGTTCAAGATAAAACCGCCACAATTGCTTTGATTAAAGCGGGGGCATTCCCAGTTAGTGATAAAATGAAATTGATGCAGAGATATGCTAAGTCACTCTTTACATTTAAGGAATATACTCCTGTGTCTTCTTTGCCGACAAAGCTGAAGTTACTTACCGAGTGGGAAATTGATGTTAACGATTATCGAGTTGGCAAAAAGACAGATAAGACCGCAGTTTTGGCAATCTATAATCAGAAGAAGAAAGACTTATTTGAAAAACAACAAAAAGAAAAGTACACTAAGCACATGCAAGACTTTAAGGAGCAATATGCACAGGATGAGTTTTTGTGGGAATTTCAAAGTTTGTCTATGTTTATTACTGATAACCCTTTACAAGAAGCATATGCGCGTATTGGTATTGAATGGGATGACATTCCCGATGGAGATAAAGCGATAGTGCCATGTGTTATTGTTGACATTAAGCGAAAAAAAGATAAAAATAACAATCCATTTGCATATATCGACTTGTGTATCAACAATCAAATTGTTGAGGGTACAATTTGGAGTAGACAGCTGAAAGAGTATTCTGATTTTGTTGTTAAAGGCAGTTGTTTATGTATTCTTGGAAGAAAAGAAGATAACCATTTGTTTGTAGAAAAGTTAAAGACTTATCAACAGTGGCTGCACGATACGAAATCTCTTCGAAAAACCACTCTATAATTACACCCTATCGGTGATAATTACCTATTATACCCCATTGGAACACACCCTTTGGGGTATAATTGTAAACGAATTGTAAACGATAACAAAAACATATTGACAATTGGAAAATATATGATATAATGAACATACAATCAAAAATGATTGAGAAAGGAGTGAACAGCATGAGACAGAAAATTTACTTAGAAACAATGAATGACATTGCTCAGTTTGTTAAAAATGTATCGACCGTGCCGGAAGATGTATTTATCGAGGACGGACTTGGAAGCAGAGTTACGGCGAAGTCTTTGATGTTTACTGCTACGGCAAGAATGTGTTGGGCAGATTTGTATGTAAGTTGTTCAAAAGACATTTATATGTGCATTAAAGACTTCATTGTAGATCAGAGTCCTAATGACGAAGAGTAAAATTGTAAACAAAATGTTAACGCTTACAAATAGTACTTGACAAAACAAAATGATTGTGCTATAATGATAACACAATAGGAAATCAATCCAAAATATAAACAAATGTAAACGATTTGTAAACAGATTGAAAGAACTATTGACAAATCAAATAAAGTATGGTACAATAAATTCACGATGATGATACACAACAAAATGATTGATTCATCGAGACCTGGGAAGGTAGCTCAGTTGGTAGAGCAACGTAAACATCAACCAATGCGACTTGGTAAAGCCGTACACAGCAATGTTAACGATAATGCCTGCTAAGCCGTTGGTCGCAAGTTCGAATCTTGCCCTTCCCGCCTAATATGCACGGATAGCTCAGCTGGTAGAGCACAGTAATAATTGGGTTTAGACATAAACCTAAACTGCAAATTTACAATGCGTTCGGGTGCCTGGTGCCGTAGGTTCGAATCCTACTCCGTGCAACAAATAATGAGAGGTGGCGAAGTGGTAAACGCAATGGAGCCTTATGTTAGTCTTGATAGAGACTACGCAGCAATGTTCTGGACTGTAAATCCATCGGCATTGTGCCTCGTTGGTTCGAATCCAACCCTCTCAACCATAATTTAAAGACGCACACAGCAATTTTATATAATTCAAAGTGGGATTGAAGTTAAATGCGTCTTGCTTAACAAAGAGATACCTACAGCAATTTTAATAACATTATAGTAAGTGATGAAATTAATTCGCGGTTATGCCAAGCGGAATATACTTGTGTTTTAGGCATTGACTGACAATAGCCAATTTAAACCTAGTTTAAATTAATTACAATTATGGTATCTCGTATGTAAACGATATCTTAAGACACAGACAGCAATCTTAACTGGAATAGACTTTTAATCTATATAACCAAATGTGTCTTGGATTGTTTTATAAAAATTCAATTTTGGAGGACAATCAAATGTTTATGAATGCAATGAAAAATGAACTTAACAACGAAAAGCAGTTGACCGAAAATGGTGCTGTTGGATTTAAAAGCACAGGCAAGAAACTGCTTGATCTTAACTTCTCCGTTGCTTCTCTCAGAGGCGCTTTGGAACAGACGATTATCGATAAGTTTATGGACGCTTATTGGGAAGATCCTATTGTGGCAATCAAGTGGCTCTTTTACACTAGAGACTGCCGTGAGGGTCTTGGCGAAAGAAGACTGTTTAGAATCGTGCTTAAGCACCTTGCTCAGAATAAGCCTGAGGTAATCAAGGCAGTGCTGAAGTTTACATCTGAATATGGTAGATACGACGATATGTGGTGTCTTCTTGATACAGATTTGAAGCAGAACATCATTGCTGGTGTCGCAGAACAGCTTGGTGAAGACAGAATTAACATGGAGAACAATAAATCTATCTCTCTTATTGGAAAGTGGCTTCCTTCAGAGAATGCGTCTTCCAAGGAAACAAAGAGATATGCAACTATCATTCGCAATGGGCTTGGCATGACATCAAAGAACTATCGTAAGATGCTCTCTAAACTCCGTAAGTATATTGACGTGGTTGAATGTAAGATGTCTGCAAGAGAATGGGGTAGAATCAATTATGAGGCCGTTCCTTCTCGTGCAAATCTTATTTACAACAATGCATTCCTTTGCAACGATGAGGAGCGTCGTAGAGCATATCTTGGTGCGCTTGAAAAAGGCGAGGCTAAGATTAATGCTTCTGTTTTGTTTCCTCATGATATTGTGCATAAGTACATGTCTGGTGGTATGTGGAGTCAGTCCGTTAGATTACATGACGCCGCACTTGAGGGTATGTGGAAAGCTCTGCCCGACACAGTGAATGGCAATGGCAATACACTTGTTGTCGCAGACGGTTCCGGCAGCATGACTGTCAATGTTGGTGGTCAGACTAGTGTTACTGCTCTTGATGTTGCCAATGCTCTTGCTATTTATTTTGCTGAAAGAGCTTCTGGTGAGTTTAAGGATAAGTATATCACCTTTAGTGAAAGACCACAGTTTGTTGACTTTAGCAACGCCAAGACTCTTCATGATAAGTTGGGTATTGCTCTGAGACACAATGAGTGTGCAAACACTAATATTGAGGCAGTATTTGATTTGATTCTTCAGACGGCAGTGAATAACCATATGGCCCAGGAGGATATTCCTACTAATATTCTTATCGTGTCTGATATGGAATTTGACTCTTGTGCCACCACAAATTCCACTCGCTCTAGTGGCTGGTATTCATATCGTGAAGCTCCTACGGCAACACTCTTTGAGACGATTGCTAAGAAGTACGAAGCACATGGATACAAGCTCCCTAGACTTGTGTTCTGGAATGTAAATTCTCGCACCGGTACCATTCCTGTCAAAGAAAATGGCCTCGGCGTTGCCCTTGTTAGTGGATTTAGTGTTAACATTGTCAAAATGGTGATGTCTAACAAACTTGATCCTTACGAATGTTTGCTCGATGTGCTTAATGTCGAAAGATATCAAGCTATCGAGGACGCAGTTAAGGACATTGTTTAACAAAACAAAATGATTGAGTAGTGAGTATAAAGCCACATTAAGTATGCAACAAGTACGACCTATCCATAGGAGTCCGTACAACTCTAGGATAGGGTTGCAGAGATTAGTCTAACGATAGCTTAAGGGTAAGAGCGGCGGCACAGGTGTGCAGCGATGGAGTTCGAATCTCCTGAGGGCGACCAAAAAGAAAATCTCTTAAAAATACAAGATGTGAAAAAGCAAGAAAATGGTAAGTGGGGATAGAATTAGTAAAGCCTGTTATTAGGTATGCTAGCCGCCTAATAACGCTTGCTCCCATAGGTGAAAATCCTATGGCTCAATCAACGAATATGCCAGTTATGGCTTAGAGCAGGTTCAAATCCTGTCGCTGGCAACAAGTGAGGTATACACTCACGAGTTTTGTACAAAGTGTTGCAGTTCTTGAAGTAGCTAATTGAGGACTGTAATATGCTCGTATGGCGGAATGGAAGACGCGTATGACTTAGGATCATATGTTAATTCGTGCAGGTTCAAGTCCTGTTACGAGCACCAATATCGGGATGTGGGGCAGTGGTTGCCCACCAGCTTTGGGGACTGGTTTACGCAGGTTCGATCCCTGTCATCCCGACCAACATGCCGGAGTGGTGGAATTGGCAGACACCCGGGACTTAAAATCCCGTGGAACTAAACACTCCGTGACGGTTCGAGCCCGTTCTCCGGCACCAATGCCACAACTAAGTATGGCGAAAGCCATGCTATATTGGCCTTTAGCTCAGTTGGTTAGAGCATCTCGCTCATAACGAGGCGGTCTAGGGTTCAAGTCCCTAAGGGCCAACCACTTTTCATTCTATACCTCCAGAAACAGTTAGCCTTCTGTAAAAAGGCAACATATGCGGGATTAGTGTTAGCGGCTAGCACGACTGCCTTCCAAGCAGTAAGCGCCAGTTCGAATCTGGTATCTCGCTCCATAGTCACCTACAGCAACTTTAATTCTATTGGCTTCATCATTGCCAGTGTAGCTTAGAGGTTAGAGCGTCAGCCGTGAAAAGCTGAAGACGCGGGTTCGAATCCCGTCTTATAAAGGTGGCTAGTTATATAGGAGTGTGGTGCAATGGTAGCACAACAGTCTCCAAAACTGTTGACGATTGTTCGATTTCAATCCACTCCTGCCAAAGAACAAGTATTGTGATAAAAGAACGATCAATAAAATAGTCACATCTGTTTGTTACACCGAAAAGGGTTGAATATTATGGGTCAATCGTGCAGATGTCTCACTTGGAGAATCGGGAGGGTGAGTACTTGTTTATAAAAAACTCGCTTTAATTTGTAGCGAAGGGCATAGTGGGAATATAGAAGCTGGGCATAACGGGCAGCTACAAGCCGCGATTGTTTGGTGTTATTCTCCAGATAGTTTTTGTGAGGGAGCCTATCGTTATGGCACATTAACGAACCCTTTCTCTTGAGGGCGCCAGAACAAGAAAGTTAATTATAGGTGCCACGAAGCCTGGGACGGGCTGTTAACCCGAGTAAACATCCAGGAAATAGGTCGATACTATTATAAAGGTGAGGTCTAGCAGCTGTGGTAAATGGATGTGAGATGAACAGCCTATAAACAACAATACTATCGAAAAGTAGTTGGCCCCCTCGACAGCATGCGTGCTGGGGACGGATTGAATTGAGGGATAAGTGGGAAGCTAATGAACTGCCAGCGGCGGAAGACGAGAACGTGTCGTTGCGATGCTTAGATAGAAATCGTATACCAAAAGATGTAGATACTGGGCACTAAGCATTGTGAGGGACGATGCTGTTGGTGAGGTTGGTTCGAAGCCGGCTTTGTCCATATCGTTACTGTCTTTTGGTTAACCAAATTGTGCCTATCTACTAGCAGTAGAAAAGGTTCCTTCAATCGTTTCGGCGGTTGATGCATTTAGTCCGATAAGGACACACCTTACTCAGGATAACAGAGTAGCCCAGCCGAGGGGCTTCCATGGATAATAGAATACTCGGCTCTTAATATGGAAAGTGAACGCAAGAGGATTGCGGCTCCCCTGCTAAGGGATGCGTACATGTTTAGTGTATTAGTTTCGAATACTACGCTTTCCGCCAAATGCCACATTAATGCGGACGGCTTCGCACTTCGTCTTGAAAACGAAAGGTACTGTGAAAGGTATGGGGATCGACACCTCAATGTGGCGCCATGCTACACAGATAATCGTACACACTCGTGTGCTTTTGTCAACAAAAATCATATCATACGAGCAACCTTGGTATGACTCCAAAGTGGATGAAGGTGATTGCTTGATAGGTTAGCGCTCCTATCGAAGTTAAAAGCGCAATATATTGGGATGTCGCCAAGTGGTAAGGCACAGGACTTTGACTCCTGTATTCGAAGGTTCGATCCCTTCCATCCCAGCCATACTAAAAACAAATAAGGAGAACACAACCAATGAACGAAACAGCAATTAAAGCACGTATTGCACTTTTAAAAACCAGACCGAGCAATAACGACCGTATTATTGCGAAATTGGAGCGCAAACTCAGAGCACTTCACAATGCAAAATGATTGAACTAAACCACATCTTATGATATAATTAAGTTGCGTTAAATAGCCGACGATTTAACACAACAAAATGATTATAGCAAGGATGTGGTTTATCTTATGAACATTATTGAAACAAACCTAAATTGGGCAGGTGCATTAGCTAAAAGAAGCAAGATTGATATGATAGTATTACACCATGCAGCATCAAGTCATTGTAGTATATACAATATTCATAATTGGCATTTGTCTAATCAATGGAGTGGTTGTGGATACCATTACTTCATAAACAAAGAGGGCAGAATATTTAGAGGTAGACAAGATGATGTTATTGGATCTCATGCAAAAGGGTATAATTCAACAAGCATTGGAATATGTTTTGAAGGAGATTTCGAAAAAGAAATGCCAACACAAGTACAAGTCGAATCTGGATTAGAGCTTGTGGAGCACTTGAAAAAGAAATACAATATAAAGAATGTCAAAGGTCATAAAGATTTAATGACAACTAATTGCCCAGGGAGTCTATTTCCACTAGAAAAGTTTACAACCAACGAAGATGAAAATCTTGTATTATCTTTTCAAAGAGCAGCATCAGCAGATGGTTTTAAATTTAACTCATATGGCTTAGATGGCAAATGGGGAAATGAAACCGAAAGCGTTGCGACGAAGTGTATTGTTAAAAGAAGATTATTTTACAAATATAAAAACTCAACAATGCTTGTACAAAGATTGCTTGGAATAAAGCCAGACGGTCTTGCCGGCAAGGAAACAGAAACCGCAATAAAAAATTTTCAACAGAGAAATGGGCTTGTGGTCGATGGATGCTGTGGACTTAATACATGGAAAACACTATTAGGTATTAAATAATTGTAATGGAGAGAGTAATCTCTCCTTTTTTATTAACAAAATGTAAATAAATCAATGTAATTATTGACATTTTAAAAATATATGCTATAATATAAACACAGCAGAATGATTGGAGGAAAAACTTATATGTTTGTATGTCTTGAATGTCAGCATTTATTTGAACATCCAGCACATTATGTAGAAACACATGGTCTTGATACACCACCATATGAAGAATTTGATGGATGTCCAGAGTGTGGTGGTTCTTTTGTTGCAACACACAGATGTGATGACTGTGGTAAATGGATCGTAGACGATTATTTTACAACAGATGGTGGACAACGGTTTTGCCAAAATTGTTGTTATCATGTAACACTCGAAGAGGAGAAGTAGCAGATGGAAAAACAGTTAATTCAACATCAGCCTTATGTTGCAGATGATGGGATTTATGTTCCAGTTTATCGATATCAATATGAAAGTGAAGCCCCATTGTATAAACTGCTTATTTCAAAAGAGATTTTTGTTGAAGCTTATAATCGGTGGATAAAAGAAGGAGGTCACAATGAGACAATTTAATAAAGGCGATTGGGTCACAGTGGCCAATTCTATGCTTAAAACTTATCAAAAAATGGGCTATGTAACAGACTCAACATGTCGTTCAACACGGGTGAAATTTAAAGAATATGATCATGTGTTGACTTATAATAATATGAATTTAAAACATGTTAAGAATAATACAGAACAAAAAGAGGAGAAACAAATGATGATTGGCAAATATGATGTAGCAAAAATTCGCTTTCTGAACGGCAGTAATACAAACAAAACATACTATTACGCTTTGTATGATGATACAATGTGTGCTATTGGAGACATGGTTGTGGTTAAACCGGCACATCATGATATGGCACTTGCAATTCTTGACGATATTATTGCAAGAAATGAAGCTGAACAATATATGCTTGATTCTTGCCACGAAGGTCGTGAAATCGTTTGTAATATTGATATGACAACCTATAATAAGCGTGTAGCAAAAAGAGAACAGGCTGCAAAATTGAAAGCAGAGATGGACAAAAAAGTTAAGGAAATACAAGAACTCACTTTGTTTGAAATGATGGCAACAAAGAGTCCTGAGTTAAAAGAAATGCTTGACACTTATAAAAGTCTTATTAATTAATAATATATAAAGGAGAAACAACAAATGTACAACGCTTACATTACAAGAATCAAAAACCTACACAAACATCCAAATGCAGATCGACTACAGATTGGTGAATGCTTTGGCAATGCCGTAATCGTATCGATGGAGTATCAGGATAATCAGTTAGGAATTTATTTCCCTTCGGACGGTCAGCTTTCCGTAGAATTCGCAGAGGCAAACAACCTGCTTCGCAAGAAGGATGAGAACGGTAATAATATCGGTGGTTATATGGATCCCGACAAGAGAAATGTAACTGCTATTAAGCTTCGGGGTGAGAAATCGGATGGCCTCTTCCTTCCTCTGAAGGCACTTGAATCTTTTGGTGATATTACCACTCTTCGTGAGGGAGCAATTAATAGTTTTAACGGACACGAGATTTGTTGCAAATATGTACCTCGCGCTCAGAATAGAAGAGGACATTATTCTTCTGGTAACAAGACTCGAAAGAAGAAAGTGCCCGTAGCACCTTTGTTTTCAGAACACGCAGATACTGAACAGCTTGCGTACAATCTTGGCGCATTTAAGCCCGGTGATGAGATTGAGATTACACTCAAGATGCATGGCACTTCACAGAGAACTGGCTATCTTCCTGTTCTTGTTGGTTATAAAGATTCTTCTTATCGTAGATTCATCAACAAGCTTATAATGGCAGTCAAGGCAAAAAAGAATTGGGGTTCGGATGGACGTAATGCGCTATATCATAGCCTTAAGCACGGCGAGCCAATTTATGATTGGGGCTACGTATCTGGTACTCGTCGTACCGTACTTGAGAATTTTGAGGGTGGATATTATGGAAGTAATGAATTCCGTGAAGCACATTCAAAGTTCTTTGAGGGCAAGTTGAATAAGGGTGAGGAAATTTTCTACGAAGTAGTGGGATACACTCATACTGGTGCCCCTATTATGGCAAGTGGAGACAATAAGAAACTCAACGATAAAGATTTTGTTAAACAGTATGGACAGACCACAGTGTTCTCTTATGGATGCGAACCTGATGGTCTTCGGTTGGTTGAGACAGAGGATATGATTGAAGGTGTTAATGTTTATAATGAAAAAACGCCTCAGTCAGACATCTATGTATATCGTATGACCATGACCAACGAAGACGGCTTCACTGTTGAGTATAGCCCCGACTTTATGCGTTACCGTTGTGAGCAGATTGGTGTAAAGACTGTCCCTGTTTTTGCAAAAGCAATTTTGAACAACAATGGCTCTATATTGTACTATACCACTCCAGAAGGAGAAGAGCGCTTTGTTGCTAAATATGAGGAAGCTCATATTGGCGAAGCAGTAAAAGATATTGCTGAACAGTTCTACGATGGTCCCGATCCTGTCGGTAAGACGCACATTCGTGAGGGAGTTGTAGTGCGTATTATCAACCGTCCTAAGTTCTGTGCATATAAGCACAAGAACTGGTTCTTTAAGGCGTTGTCCGGAATTGCAGTGGCACAAGTTGAAGAAGGCGGAGTCGATAATGTAAGCGATGACATTCTTTCTGAAATGTAATAAAATATTATGGCTAAAAAATTAAATTTGACAGGGATACAATTTGGCGAACTTATCGCATTGATACCAGCAGAAAAAAGAAATGACAAATATACTAGATGGGTTTGCCAATGTTCTTGTGGAAGAATGACAGAAGTCAGAACCGATTACCTAACTAGTGGGCACACAACTAGCTGTGGACACATTAAAGATCAACATTTTTATAAACTTGATTTGACTGGTCAAAAGTTTGGCAAATTAACTGTAATTGAATCGATTCCACCAATTTATCAAAAATGTATATGTGATTGTGGTAACGAAGTTGTTGTTAAAACATCGAATTTAACAAACAATAACACTCAGTCTTGTGGATGTTATCAAAAACAAAGAGTTAGTGAAGCAACTTTTAAGTCGCTAGTAGGACAACGGTTTGGCAAATTGGTAGTAGTAGAACGAGTTGCAAATAATAGATTTGACCACGTATGTTATCGGTGCAAGTGTGATTGTGGCGGAGGAACAATAGTTGATTCAACCAATTTAAAAAACGGAAATACAACTTCTTGTGGTTGCATTAAATCAAAAGGCGAAATGAAAATTAATCAATGGTTAACAAGCCATAAAATTAATTTTATACCACAGTATTCTCATAACGATATATTTTTATCTAGCGGAAGAAGACCATTTTTTGATTTTGCAATTTTTGAT